AAAGGTGATATCTTAAAAGCCGCTGGATGGCAGGCTCCTGCTCTCAATGCCGCAAGAGGTAATATCTTTGACGATGATTACACTATACAATGGACAGGTCCTCTTTACTTGAACTAAGGTTTGAGTATACGACTGTGACGAGTTTTGAGGGTTGCCCTTGGTTTTTACGTCATTAAATGAATAAAACCCACAGTTCGGGTAGCTTAAACCTAGGCTGGGATACGTAGGGTATCAGGCAATTAAGCAACACTGTAGAGAACGGTGACGGGAGGCCTTTGGCCTCCCTGATCCACTACGGTTCCACCTCCATAATAGAACAAAACTAGAACATCCTGTGGTAGTTTAGTGTTAAACTACCTTTATTATCCTTGTGGAAAAACTTGACAATATAGAGAATCATGCTATTATAATACTATATGATAAAGAAAGAGAGAGAAAATATGACAGTGAAAACACTAGAACAAGCCTTTGCTGATGCGGTAGTTAACCCAGAGAACATTAAGGCTAACGGTAACATCGACTGGAACTATGTTGATGCTGACTGTTATATGGATATGGCAAATGCTAATGATGGTATTACAGTTGATAGTACCAAGTATATGGAACAATTTAATGCGTTGGCTGACGCTTATTTAAGCCAGAAAGTGAGTATATAATGAGTAAAACAGGAGCATGGATCATGGACCTAGAAGAACAATTCTGGGACAAGTGTGTTGACTTTATAAAGAACAATGAAGACGTTTCACTAGCACAAGCAGAAGCGATTGAGTATGCAAAGGATAACCTTTCACACATCGAAGAAGATATCATAGAAGATACTGTTTCCGAAATGTGGAACGACTATTGGGTAAACTATTCATGAGTACGTTTATGGGTGTTGCAGGTTTAGTCTGCTTAGTATTAGGTGTTGGGTGTATCGACGGTGGTTATAACGGTGTCCCGATGAATGATAACTGGATTGGTTTCGGGTTGTTTTCCGTTACTGGTATCCTACTTATGTTTGGTTGTTTAGCTACACAAGAGAGTGATTAATGGGACCGTTCGACTTTAATAAACAATGGGAACGTGCTGATGCACTTAAGCAGTTCATACACCGTCTCCCTAAAGATATAGACCCGAACTATAGGGCTATGTGGGAACAGAAGCTACAGAACATAGCATGGGACCCAAAGACTTATTACGATAGATACAAATTGATATATTATATTAACGACCACAAAGCAACAATACAATGGAGAGAGAATGCATAAAGATATAGGTAAGCAGAAGTTCAGAGTAAAGACCCATTACGTCACATGGGTAGAGTACGATGTCGTAGCTAACTCTAAAGAGGAAGCAGAAGAAGCCGTACTAGAGAACGGTGGCATAGAGAAGGTCCACTATAGAGAAGGGTATCATAAGGATGAACCTGTTGAGGTCTATGCACAAGACTGGAACTCAGACTATAGCGGTAGCTTATATACAACTAACAAGATAGCAGAGTGTATACCCTATGAAGACTCAGACGGTGTAGACTATGACGATTACAATTGGAGTACAGATGAATGGGAATGGAAGAAAGAACACAACGGGACGACTAAAGAAGAAGTCTAAGTTAACAGACGTATGGGAAGCACCTGATGGTACACACGTGTCTATAGCAGACATGGACTATCTACTAGAGTGTAACAAGACTAAGGCTAGTGAATGGTTAGAAGGGTATCGTAAGTGGAAGCGGACACAGGTACAGGACAAACCCTAATTGATAGTGCCACGGGTTTTTCCTGGCAACGGTGGCAAATAAAATAAAAACACAATTCCGGAACTTTTGTATATATAGCGGAAGGTGGCTTGGCCTTAAGGTGGCGTTTGGTCGCAGACCATTTTTTGCTTCTGTTTCTGTATAGGGAACCACTTTTCCACACTGGATACTATCCCAAAAAAATTACAGAATATTTTTATTAAACCCTTTCCCTATAGGGCTCCAAAACTTGACAAGTGAGTGAGAATCATGTATACTATGTATATCTTAATTAAGGAATGTCCCCTATGATTGTCTCTAATATCTCTAGCTATATCTCTACTAAGTCAACCGCTTTTGCTACTACTATGTATGATAACTTCTTATCTAAGCATGATTTAGAACCCGACACTGAATTTGTAAACTTCAAGCATGACTATCTAGTGATTGAACCAGGATTAACTCATTTAGACTTTGCAGATTGCTTAACTGAACATGAGTATCGTGAACACGTTAAGACGTATGAAGATGATGCGTTTATGTGTGTACCCTTTCACCCACATAGTCAGTTAGCTATTCTACATCACAATAATATGATTGCTGATGAGATATATAATAATCCAAAATACTATCAATAAAAACTTGACAAATACCGAATCAATGTTATATTAATTAAGTAATGAGAGAAAGGTTTAACTCAATGAGAATATATGGTATGGCTATAGCATTATATAACTTTCGTATAGCAAGAGAAAAGCGAATTATCGAACTACTAAGGAGTGTAGAATAATGTGGGTATGTGAGAATTTAAGTTCAGTAGTTGATAAGCTAGATGAAAGTATTCCGCTAGAGGGTCAAGTTCATTCAGTTAATAAGAATAAACGACTAGAGCGACTACGTAAAGCAGGGAATGTAGTGCATGATATATTCAATAACGGATTATGTAATAGGGGTCGGGAACTACGTGTTCTAGGCTTACGTAAGGATGATTTACCATTACCTGAATATCGTTATGGGTATTATCATGAAGGTCGATGGGATCGAATTCGTGAGATAGTATCACCGATTATGGAACAGATTATCCTTGATGCGGCTGTAGAACAGAATATCTCACTAGAGTTGATACCAGATAGTTCAACAGGTCGTTTCGAATTGTCGGTGGTTCAATAATGTGGTTCTGGAGTTTGATAGGGTACACAGTGTTATTCGCCGGTGTATGGATGTTAGGAGAGTGGTTAGCACATGTATTCTAAGGTGATTGCCAAATTTATACGTGGGTATGGGTATCTACAATATTGTTGTGGTAGATATAAGATGATGAAATTAGTTAAACGTGAACTACGGAGGACAAGACAACAATAAATTATATATGCAGTTATTACAAGATTTAAAAATTTTCCGAAAGAAAAAGAGTTTCCGCGACGCCTTTTTCGGAGAAGACAAGCGACTTAAACAAACTAACAGAGAGGTAGTAAATGAGTAACTTAAAAATGCAAGACAGGTACGAAAGAAACGAAGAGGACGATTACGGTCCATCATATAAACAAATGAAGATGTTCCTACAGTTTTCTAAGATAGAAGACTCACAAGGGAACCCTAAGCCACTTACGTCAGTTCTAACTGATGATAACAAACGTGTACGTGTAACACTTGAACAAGCACGTAAGATGAAAGCACTAGAGCAAACTATTGAAAAGCCGTTCGACAAGCAACACTTTGCCGATACCATTCAATACGAGAAAGGGCTACGTGCTTGGTTGAAATCTCCTGTACTGGAAATGTTGTAAAACTTGACAGAATAGAGAATCATGTTATACTGTAAGTATAGTTAATTAAAGAGAGGTTAATAAAATGAATAAAGAATTAGAAAATGCAATTATCGCCCTAGGGCGTATTAAGTCTTCTGGTGACTTATCAGTACTAGCAGACCATTTTCGTAGACACCAAACATATCTAGGCAAGCAAAATAGTGCAGGTCTTAAGATTGGTGATACAATCGAATGGGAGTATCGTGGGGTACTCAAGCAAGGCGTTATTACTAAGAACAATCGTTCAACAGTAGATGTATCTAACGCAGGTAATAACCCAATCTTTCGAGGTAATACTCGACTACATAAATCAATGATAACACGAAAGGTAGCTTAGAATGACTAATCTATATATGTTAGACCACGTAGATGGTAACTTTAACGGAGACAATATGTCTGATAACATCATTGTTGACCATCAATTTGGTGACACTGATGGAATGAGTATCAGTACTGTTGACTTCTCAACTGTCAAAGTAATGAATGTAGAAGGCATCGATTGGACTGATGCTCCTAAATTCTGTGATGCTTATATTAGTGAGGCTGAAATCGATGGCGTAGAAGCCACTGATGAACAGTTGGAAGAGATTAATAATAACGGTGAGTTCCTGCTTGATGCAGTGTACGACTATATCTATTAATGGAATCGCTTCAAGTATTTTGGGAAACACTTCAACCCTTAATCATTACCGGGATAACTGTTGGTGTTGTACTAGCAGTTATAGTCGGCTCTATTAAATTCGGTTGGCGATATGCGCCCTGGATTGTTCTATTAGGACTAATAATTTTATTCCTAAACTAAATAGCGAGGTATGAAAATGATAATTCGAAATATATTCGTAGGGATCCTGCTACTTACTGTGTGGGGTTTAATTATATCTGGTACGGTCTCAATGGCTAACGCACAGATGGTAGACAATGCACCTATGGATTTAAACCCAACAGAAAAACCAGATGTAGAGTTAACTCCTGATGGTCCAGACACAGTTGAAGTTAAACTACTTTGTCGTTTTGTGGGTACATTAGAATTTGCAACGGCTATGTACATACTTCCAAAACTTGGACGTGCAAGTATCAAGCCATTAACAGACAAATATTCGGCACTACCTTGGGTACCAGTACATCTACAACCAAGCAATGACGGTACTGAATATCGTTTATGGTTACAGTTAGATGGTGGCTTTATGGTATTTGCAGTTAATAGGCAAACTCTAGCCTATTCAGTTTTACAATCAATCGATATGGGCGGCAGACAACTGTATACAGGCGGTGAATGTCAGATTGTAAAATAAATATAGTATATGAAGATAATATACAATAATCAACTAATAGACGTAGACGAGTTAAGTGGAATAATGACCGAAGATGAACTTATACACTTAATAGAAGTATTTGGATTTCCTGGTTGGGCATCACCGGGTTTCTATCGTTGTGTAGAATTAGGTTTTATTGAAGAAGGTCTTGATGAATGGGATTACATTCATGCTTATATAGAACGTGACCCGGCTACTCTACATTAAAAGTTACGTTGTAAAGTTTTAGCAAACCCACGATTAATCTCAGAACCCCAATGCGGAGCCCAGAACTTTGGGTCTCTTTTTTTATAATTGCTGATATCTCTAGCACAACACTTGTTAATGTAAAACCATTTTGCTTTTTCAGTTAGACTATCAAAGTCTCCTGTAGTAAACCACTTATCGAATTGTGATTTAAAGTCTCCGGGTATTGTAACATTAGCTTTGTCAAATATAGAACCAGTACTTGGATTATACATATCACTCATAGATATCTCAGCAAGAGGTATTTTACGTTCTCTGCATATCAATTTGATTGCAACACGGTATTGATTAATTAAGTAGATGCTATGTGGGTTATCTAAGCATAGACTTTTACTTAACTTAGGATGAACTTCATTTAGTTTACGTGTAAACCATTCGCCCTCATAGTTAAAACTAATCTTATCTTCACTAAGTCTTAAATCATGTCTTAGCCATTTTTCCGCTTCATATGGCTCTCTAGTATCTCCGTAACGCCAGACAGATGTATGTCTAACAGTATTAGGCCACATAATTGCTATACCCTTACAAGTGTCATATGTATTTAAAAAATTTAAGATATTATTATATGTGGTAGTAATAGAACCACCTTCTGCACCATAATTTAAACATGGGAAACCTGTGTATGTCTTTAGAAAATAAGGCACAGTTTCTTCAACATGATTGCCTGCACCGAAAACGTGAGAACAACCAAACACTGCAACTGAACGTGCTACATTTTGTTGGTCAGTATCAATTTCTCTAAACCCTATATCATTATAGTAATACTCTATTGGCTTTTTGGATACATGATAAGTCCAACTTTCACCTATTGCATCAGAACTTTCTAAGTGATTTGACTTTTCATAGTCATTCATATATTGTTTTGTAACTTTAAAATCACCATTTGCCATCCAATCTATTCCTAGATTTTGTATTGTGATAGGATCATCAAAGTTTAAACCTATTTTAATTTCTCTGGGCATATAATTCTAACCATTTTTTTATATAGATTTTATTAGTAACTTCACCCCAATGTCCACCTTGAGGCCCGTTCTTATCTGTATAAGATACTACGTCCCTACATTTGACACGATTTATAATATACAACTGTTCTTTACTAAGAGTACCATCTGGATTATTATAGTCTGACCACTTCTTATCATTACTTTCCATACAACCTAGTACTATATCCTTATATACTTCTGGTACACATTCACTTAAAACAAATGGGTTCTCAGGGTTAACATCCTCAGTCCACATCCAGGCTGGCCAGTCTGCACGTAACTCGTAAACTCTTTCATCGCCCATGATAGCATGAATGGTTTCTTGTGCAAGTGTTCGTCTATAATACATTTCAGGGTTTGGAAGAAAGTCGTGTTGGTGTACTAGTAAATGTTCCCACATTTTATTTGGACCAATATGGTCTCGGTAGTTTTTAGGTGTGCATTGTCCCGGCAACAAATCGGCTCTGTGCCAAACAGAATCAGAATACGAACCCTCTGCATCATATCCTTCTCGTTGATAACCTACGTTCTTTGTAAACCTATAAGGGTAAGTCCATAGAACAAATATACCTTTTGGTTTACCATATTTTCTACATAGATGAACAAAATTATGCATGATAGTATCATTGCCAGTTCCACCTACGGATAAATTAATTACTGGTGCATTTAATTTTACTGATAGATTTTCTCCCATCGTTTCATTCATATACTGACCTATGCCAAATGTATGTGAGCAACCTGTAATGACATAACTATTCTTCCAATCTACATCATCAAAGTCAGTATCACATCTAAATCCTTGTTTGTTAAGACGATATTCAATAGGTACATTATAATATTTCCACTGTTCTCCGATATGCTTTTTCATGTTTTCAGTTTTATCATCTGAATCATGTCCCATGAATCCAGTAGTCCAATAAGGTTTGCCTTTAGAGAAATGTTGCGACCATTTTAAAGGAGTAGCAGGTACTCCTGAATGGGCATCAAATCCTGGATTGCTATTAGTCATGCCCATTGGATCATTCGACTTATTAGGAAATATATATTCAGATGGATGTGTAGTATTAACAGAACTTCTCCACCCTAAATCAAACTGATCCATTGGGGTATCGTTAACACCGTCCCAATTATTAATTCTCATATATTCCCATGGTAGTTTACCCTTCTTTTCGGTCCACTTATCTTTTTCTTTTTCTACTAACTGTTTTCTTTTTTTATAGAATTCTGACATTACTAAATCCTTGACAAATTATACGAATCATACTATAATGTATTTATGTTCGTAGTTAAAAAGGAATCTAAATGACACCGGTACTTTATATACTAATGCGTAATGACTTAGATAGTCTTAACCCTGGAAAAGCAATGGCGCAAGCCTCACATGCTAGTAACCAGTTTGTACATAACTTTGCCCAAGGAACAGATACAGAATTATATAACATGTGGTCTAATGAGACTACACAGGGTTTTGGGACAGTTCTTGTTCTAAGTGTTAATGAAACACAATTACAATCTTCTATTATGATGGCAGAGAAACATCTATCACATTGTGGAATAGTACATGACCCAACTTATCCTATTCAAGACGGAGAAGTAGTACATCACATACCACTTGATACCTGTGGTTATGTATTTGGTGACAAGGAAGATCCAGTTATTAATGCAATCTTAGGTTTGTTTCCATTACATGCATAAACTTGACAACTATGAAAAAGGTGTTATTATAATATTATGATTAATTCAGCAGAGGTATACGATATGGAACATATAGGTGGTAAGCACACGCATTTTGAACGGAACGTACTTTATCACCACAAGTATAATTTCCAGTTAGATAACTCAGGTGTTGACTATAAAGAAATCAAAGAACGTGAAGACATTGGATTTACACGTGAGCAAATTGTTGCGGCGTCTATTGTTGCAGATAGTTTTAATGAAGGTACATATGTAAAAGCACAAGGTGGTGTTTTTGATTTTGCTGAAACAAAAGAAGGTAGTCGATATCTTCAAATGAAAATTCCTAACAAAGATATTCTTATAGGTATTCTACATTTGTATCCACATTTAATTGAAGACAAGCACATTGAAAGTGCTAAAGCAATTATTAAAGAACTAGAAATGGATTTCATGTTTAAGATTATGTCAGAGAACATGAGCGAATTTGAAAGTGGCATTGCAAGTATACTTGCAACTACAGACAAACTACCAAAGCAATATTGGGGTGTAGCCGCTTATCTACCAACTTATGCAGTTAAGAAAGTATGGGAACGGGAAGTTACTGACCGTAGTGAAAACTCAGTACACATAACATCAACACGCAATGATGGTAAAGTGTTTATGGATATTACAGTATTGAAATCGAATGCAAGCCAATCATTCCCTGGTTTCAATGTGTCTGCAATCTCTAGTGAAGGTAATCGTGTTAGTTTCTTTAGTACCAAAGAATATTGGGAAGTAGATAAAGAATTTACTATTACTGCTAAAGTAAAAAGTCACGGTAATGTTTGGAATCAAGAACACATACCAGAGACAAGGTTGAATTACGTAAAGGCTTTATGATTCCATTACTACTTACTCTTTGTTATATAGGAGCCATATATGGGTTCGTATGTTTACTATTATTGATTTGGAATAATGAAGATGTCAAATGAGAATAATCTGTTATAAAGGACCAACCAATTACATCACACACGATTTTCCAAAAGAAGAACTTAATAATATACTAGACATATGCAAAGAACTTGATATCAAGTGGTATGTCTTAGTTTACTAACGAAAGACTAAATACGACTATGGACAAGTTACTAGTACACAAGCACCTGTTAATTCGTGCCGAGGTTAATAAGCCTCTACAAAACAAAAACAAAGCAATTAAGTATTTGCGAAAGATGATTAAAGCCATTGGTATGAAACCAATGTATGGACCCACTGCATCTTATTGTAAGATGGAAGGCAATAGAGGTCTAACTGCTTTTGCAATTATAGAAACATCACATATCGCTATGCATATATGGGACGAAGTAAGTCCTGCATTGTGTCAGTTAGATGTATATACTTGTTCTGAAATGGATCCTAATCAGGTTCTGCCTTTCTTAGAACTTATGGAACCTACTAAAGTAGAATATAAATTCTTAGATAGAGAAAGCAAGTTTGAAGAAATATACTCAAGTAAATAATTCAAACGTATATAAGTTACTCAATCCCAAAAAGATAAGTATTAATATGAAAGAAGTAGTTTTAGTAACAGGTGGATTCGATCCATTACATTCAGGTCATATAGAATACTTCAAGTCTGCTAAAGCATTAGGCAATGAACTAGTGGTAGGCATAAACTCAGATGAATGGTTAACTCGTAAAAAAGGTAGAGCATTTATGAACTTTGCTGAACGCAAAGTAATTATTGAGGCACTAGAAGTAGTTGACAAGGTTATTGACTTTGATGATAGTGACGATACAGCCAGTTACGCATTATACAAGATACAATCTATGTATCCAATTGGTACTAAGTTTATATTCGCAAATGGCGGAGATAGAGGTAATACTACAACACCCGAATACAAACAATATGCAGAAATGCCATGGGTTAGATTTGAATTTGGTGTAGGTGGTACAAACAAAAGAAACTCTAGTAGTTGGATACTTGATGATTGGAAAACACAGAGAACTCATAGAACATGGGGATACTGGCGAGTACTTGATGATAAACAACCTAAGGTTGGGCAGAAGATAAAAGAACTAGTTATCAACCCACGCAAGAGTTTATCAAATCAGAAACATAGATATAGAAACGAATATTGGTATGTCTTAGAAGGAGATATCATGATTGAACTAGAATTTAACAATAAAAAAGAAGCAATCTATCTGCGTCCACATGATACATTCTTAATACCTAAGGAATGTTGGCATAAAACAACGAATATTGGTGATGATCCAGCACATATTATTGAAGTACAATATGGTGAAAGTTGTGAAGAATCAGACATTTTAAGAAAAGAAAACACTCTAAAAACTTGACAATATAGCGAATCGTGTTATAGTATATACATAATCAACAACAGAGAGGTTAATTATGAATACGAAAACACTAATAGCTACAGTATCAATGATTGTAGCACTGGCTACTTCATCGAATGCGATGGATGAAAGTCAATTTAATCAAATGAAAAAGGACGGTATGATTACCACGTTTGGTAATTATATTTCTCCCGATAACAAAGTTGATACTGTGTGGGGTTCACATTATTATTTACCAAGTGATATGTTCGCAAAGAAAATAAAAGGTTCAATGGACGCAATATTTTGGTCAAATAGTCTTGCTTGGGGTAATTTCAATGGTGATGATACACCAGACTTAGTTATGGGTCATGAAATGAAAACTAGGTGTGAAGGTCTTGGTACAAAAGATACTCATACAGGTACTTGGTATTGTGAAGGTGAAACTCCTGATGATGTTTTGTCAATGCTACCATTTAGTATGTTTGAAGTATCTGACTCCATGAGAGAAAACCTAACTGACAATCTTATTGTCACTGAAACAATGACAACTAGAAACTGTATTAGACCTCTAGTAGTAGATTTCAATAGTGATGGTATAGATGATTTGTTTTGTCCTAGTTCTACAGGTGGTAGAGATAAGAATGGTAAAGCATTCTTTGGTGGTGCCGACATGGTATTCATTTCAAATGGCAACGGTCAATGGGTTCAGACTAAAGAAAAAGGTGACATGGTAGGTAAGAACGGTTTCTACATGGGCTTTTCTCACGGTGCAACTGCGGCTGACATTGATAATGATGGTGACATAGATGTTATTACTCCTCATATACAATGGGAAAGCACTAAAGGTGGCGCAAAAATTTACTGTCATATAAATGATGGTAAAGGTAACTTCACTGTTAAGTGGTGTGCTGACCAATTTGCATTCTCAGTTACAACTGGTGATTACAATGGTGACGGTAATGTTGACTTGATGGCGTCAGGTGGTTGGCATCAAAGCCCTGCTTACGCACATAACAATTCTAAAAAGCATCAGCAATCACCTATATTGTTTGGTGACGGTACAGGTAAATTTGGTAAGAATAAGAAATTAAAGTGGAAGTACTTAGAGCCTTCGTATGATATTTATGGTTCTAATTTCTTGTTTACTTCTCTTATAGGTCCAGTATCATGGGACTTTGATAACGACGGTGATGTTGATATTGCCGGTACTTCAATAGGTCCTCTATACGTTGGTGGTACTCATACAGTATGGGCAAACGATGGTAAAGGTAACTTCACTGTTGCAGACCAAGTTCCATTAGAACAATCTCCAAAAGAGTTTTCTTCAAGAAAAGAATTCAAGAAGAAGATAGAAATGGAGACTAACCAATATAACTCGTACTGTGGTAGAAGTGTATTAATAGACTTGAATGAAGATGGACTTATGGATATCTTCTGTGATGGTCCTACACAAGACAAACATAACGGTTGGTTCTTTGTAAACCAAGGTAACTTAGAGTTTAAAAAAGTATCTCCTTACAAAGCATGGCAAGAAGGTTGGACCGATTACTACACTGGTGAATATGGTGGAGTAAACAAAAAGTTCGAAGGTTTCTTTGATGAAGACATGATGGGAGCAGGTGCTGGCTGGTGGAAGTATAAGTCAGACTTTTAATAACTAATTACTCTATATAAACTAAATTAGCCCGGCTCAGTGTCGGGCTTTTTTTATAGATAAATAAGTATGTAGTTAATAGAGAATTATATATGAAAAGAATTATTAAACTAGACCCAGATATTAATCCAATAACAGTTAAAGACGGTAGAGGTATAATCAGTACTTACTATCCTCAAACAACTGATATTAAAGAATGGAGTTATATAGTAACTCTCAAGGGTTCTGTACGTGGACATCACTTACATAAAGAGTTTGACGAATATATTATGTTCGTAGAGGGCAGTGGTGTATATACTGAACTAACTGATGGTAAAGAACTAGTTACTCCTGTAGCAACTGGTGATTGTATCTTCATCCCTAGGTTAACACCTCATACTTTTTATCCAACTTCTGATTCAAAAGCAATCGCTCTTATAACAAAGAAATGGGACGATTGTATTGAACCGCTGACAAGAGTTGACAATGAAGAAAAATAAAAAGATAATTAGAATGATTGACAATGAACGTACTGATTGTAGAGTATGTGGAAGCCCTGTAAAAAAAATAATTGACTTTGGTAGAATACATATCAATGATTTTCCTACAACACCTGATGATACACCTGGCGAAGCACCTATGGTACTAGACCAGTGTGAGAAATGTGAGTTAGTTCAGCTTAGACACACAGTTAATCCAAAAATATTATATGGTGAACACTATTGGTATGAGAGTGGATTAAATTCTAAACTTAAAGATAACTTATTTGATATTGCAAGTTATGTAAATGAACACACTGATAAAGGTGATGTAGTATTAGACATTGGTGCTAATGATGGTACGTTGTTAAGTGCAGTTAACTCAGATAGATATAGAGTCGGGTGTGAACCAGCACCTAATCTAATTAAGAAGTTAGTGAAAAACTGTGAAGCAACTATAAACGATATGTGGCATTATAAACTAATGCAAGGTAAGAAAGCTAAAGTTATTACTGCTATTGGTATGTTTTATGATATGGATAATCCAAATGACTTTATCTACAGTGTCAATGAAGCATTAACAGATGATGGTATTTTTATTGCACAGTTAATGACACTTGCTCCAATGCTTAAAATGAAAGACTTGGGTAATGTATGTCATGAACATTTAGAATATTATAGCTATAAAAGTCTTGTAGAGTTATACGAAAGCAATGGTCTTGAAATTTATAAAGTAGTAGAGAACGATATACAAGGTGGTAGTTATCAACTATGGGCTAGAAAAAAGAATGAAGGCAGTATAGAATATCATGAAGATTTATCTTCTTTAGAAACTTTCTTTAAAGATGTAGAACGAAATGGTGCATTGCTAAGAAGTGTATTACAAGATTCAAAAGTAGCTGGCAAAAAGAATTATGTCTATGGTGCTAGTACAAAAGGAAATACAATGTTACAGTTTTGGAAACTGCATGATTTATTTGAAGGTGCCGCAGAAATTCATCCAGATAAAGTAGGCAGATATACAGTTGGCACAGGAATACCTATTGTACATGAAGATGATGCAAAGAAAGATGCAGACTTGTTCTTTGTTCCTAATTTTGGATTTAAAGATATGTTTGTTGAAAAAGAAAGTGAATGGATTGAACAAGGAGGTAGAATGCTCTTTGCAATGCCAGATGTAAACGTAGTAGAAAAGAAATGGACGAAGTAATAATTTATGTTGATGGCGAAGAAGCCATTTGCATGGGCGAGGATCTAAGCCATCCTAAAGTTTATTACTCTGTTCCTAAAGAAGGATTTGTAGTATGTGGATACTGCGGTATTAAATTTACAAGAAAGAAAGAAGATGGAAGCGAGAGCAGTAAAACAAATTAATCCAGTCGAGTCTCTAAATATACCTGGACTGTGGGACAACACTGTTTGGGTAAACCACGAACATCGTAGATACTTTATACCTATTTGGAGAAATGGTAACACATGTTTTATGTATAATATTGCTGAACAATATAATTATAAACTTGAAAAATTAGATAAAGATGCAGGATACATAGGCTATGTTTATTTAAGAAACCCTGACTTGCGTATAGAAGGACAACTTGAAATGGCTATTGCAAATAGTGAACGAACAAACACAGTAGAAGATTGTTTAATACAAATACAAAAAGATACTGGATATCCTTTTGATATTCACTATAGACCTCAAGTTAGTTTTTTAGAAGGTTATGATATAAAATATTATTTAGATTTAGATAATTTAAAACATGTAGGCGATAATCATATAGACAGTGTAACAGATTCAATGAAGGCGGCGACTCTTGCTCCGGCAGGAATTAACTATAGAAATCCTAAGATAGGAAATCTAACAATAAAGCCTCATCAAAAACAAATTATAAAACAAGTATATGAAAAAGATTATATCTTATTCAAGGAGAAAATAAAATGAGAATTGCAATAACAGGCGGAGCAGGATATGTTGGTTGTAGGCTAAGTGAACAACTATTAAATAATGGACATGAAGTTATTTGTATAGATTGGTTAAAGTATGGAGTACAACCTATATTAAATATCTTAGATAGAAAAGGATTTCATCTATACAAAATGGATATATGTGATCCAGCAGTCGAACCTATTCTAAAAAATTCTGATGCAGTAATTCATCTAGCAGGTATCGTAGGCTATCCTTCATGTGAGCGTGAACCTGATTTAGCATACAGAATTAATGTAGAAGGAACTAATAGAGTTATTGATGCTTCTATTGATAAGCCGTTCGTATATGCAAGTACGGGAAGTGTATATGGTGAACTGGGAAAAACATGTGACGAAACATGTGAGACTAACCCCATTAGTACGTATAGTGTATATAAACTTGATGGTGAAAAGAAATTAAAAGGAACTGATGCAGTTATTCTAAGACCAGCAACTGCATTTGGTGTGAGTAATAGATTGAGGCAAGACTTACTTGTTAATGACTTTACTTATAAAGCAATAGCTGAAAAGAAATTGGTCTTATTTGAAAAGCACTTCAAACGTACTTTCTTAAGCATTAACGACTTGGCACGTTCATTTAGATGGGCGTTAGAGAAATACGATATTATGAAAGGCGAAATATGGAATGTCGGTGATGAAAAATTAAATCATACCAAGCTAGACATTGCACAAATTATTAAAAAGAAAGTCGATTATGAATTAATCATTAATGATGAATTATCTCACGATAAAGATGGCAGAGACTATTTTGTTGACTATACAAAAATTAGAAACATCGGATTTACTGCTACCGAAACTCTTGAAGATGGTATTGATAGTTTAGTTAAGTTATATCACGCCGCGTGATTTTTAATGACACTTGCAATTTTCTTTACGTCTTCTTCACGTAAATCAAACTGACCAGGCAAATGTAAGCCTCTAGTTGCTAGTTCGTCTGCTATTGGTGTAGGTGTTTTCCACTTACGATGAAAAGGTTGATTACAAAGACTATCATATACTGCACGACAACCTATACCTTCTGTACGTAGTTCTTCAACAAGTTTATCTCTCTTGCTTACTAGTATCTCTGGATACGTAGGTGTTGCATATTCTAAATCTGTAGGAATAAAATCTACTACTCCCTTTAAGTGTGTACGATACCATTTAAATAACTGTTTCTTATGTTGTACTATGAATGGTAACTTCTTCATTTGAGGTACACCGAATGATGCTTGTAAGTCTGTGAACTTAAAATTTAATCCCATTACATTATAAACTTCGCCTACTTTAACTGTTCTGCCAAAGTTTTTAATAGCATGAATTTGTTTACTAATATTTTCATCGTTAGTAACGATACAACCACCTTGTCCTGTAGTAATAATCTTTGGTGCACCAAAACTAAACACACCCATATCACCCATAGTACCACAGTGTATATCGTTGATTGTTTTGCTTCCCAATGCTTGTGCAGAGTCTTCAATAACGACTCTACCATTTTCTCTTAAAGATTTGATTCGTTCATGAACATCTTTAGGGTATCTACCATTAATTGCTGATACAAATATAACTCTACAATCTGCTGGTATCTTATCAAAGTTTATACAATAATTAAATGGGTCAACATCAACTATTACAGGAACACCGCCCATTAATATTGCACCATTACATGTAGCCGCTTGAGTATATGCACTTACGGCAAACTTCTCTCCTGGCTTGATTTTAGCTACCATAGAAGCACACAGGAGACCCGTAGTAGCACTTGTTACCATGTGTGCATACTTGGCGCCTGTATAGTCACATATAAGTGATTCTAATTCTTTAGTTTTTGTGTGTTCCATAATCCACCCACTAGAATTTACGTAGTCATATACGCTATCAATTTCTTCTTTCCCGTATACGGGATTCATGTGACTATTCTTTGTAAGCATTTGGAACCTTCTCTGTCTTATGTGTTACATGTGTATTTATCTATTCTACACCTGTTCATAATACCATTCATACGTTTTAGCGAATGCTTCTTCCATTGAAAATTTAGGAACCCAACCTAACTCTTTTAAACGTGTATTGTCAATCGCTCTATTCTTAATTCCTTCAGGTCTATCAGTATTAAACCATAAGTTACCTTTGTATCCACTAACTTTAATTAGTAATTCAGCAATCTCTCTAATAGATATCTCATACCCACTTGCTACGTTGACTGTATCGTATTTGTCATTATTTAAAATTATATCCATTCCTGAAACTGCATCTTCAATATAAAGTATATCTCTGCTTTGATTTCCAGAACCCCATATCTCAATGCTATCTGTATTATTCTTACATGCATCTACAAACTTCTGCATCAACGCACCGATTACATGAGCATGTTCGCCTGTTCTGTCATGTGGTCCAAACATGTTTGTGTTTATCGCTGTACGCCAATTGGTATCATACTTTTCATTACTTGCTCTACACTGATACATTCCCATTAGCTTAGGCAAAGCAGTTGGGAAATATGTAGCATAAGGTTCACCTTGAAGTAGTTGTGTTTCTTTATAAGGTTGATTTCCTATCTCAGGATAACTACACGTGCTTCCTTGTAATAATACTCTATCTGTTTTTGCAACATGACATGCTTCAAATATATTATTTTGAATTGTTAGGTTCTTAATCATTAATTCAAAACTCTTATCTAGGTCTTCTTGCAGTCCACCGACAGTAGCGGCATTTATAACGACATGTGTATGTTTCAATTTGATATCTTGCTTAGTTGAGATATTAGATGTGAAGTCTACATTCTGTGTATTGCCTCCTTCTGCATCTGGTATTAATTTCTTATACCATGTGCCTACAAGTCCTCTATCTCCTGCTATATAATATTTCATTATTCTTTATCCTTATGTATTATAAAGTAATCATTCAATTCTGGAGTGGGACAATGTTTAGTTGACTTTGGTGTTTCGTGTCCTCTATGTGAATTTTGCCAATGTGAGATATGTCCTACTTCTCCATCAAATCCTTCGAATGAAGAATACGCATATGGAAATGGTTGTATGACTGCGGAGCCACCTGGTTTTAATTGTGTTAATATACAATCTACAAAGTGTTGTATGTCACTGCTTTCGAAAGGAGCAAAGAAAGTATTTCTATCTTTATTCTCATCAGTAATTTGCCAAGCCTGTGATATATTACCATTTACTAATCTAACAATCTTATCTGTTTTCCAAAATACATTTGACATATTCATAAGTATTATATCATATTTTTCATTAGGATCAAAGTCTTTTCCGTATGTGTGTTCTATATTATTAAGTAAATCAAAGTCTTTGCGTGGTTGTATATGTACATCTGCTGGTCTTACTATACCTAATGTATTCCAGACAAATTTAAGTTCATCTAACGAGTCGCCCGCTTCTTTATATGAGTTAGTAGAATATACATTAGTAAATCCTTCCTCTTTTAAAAAGTGTGGCATAAAACCAAAATGTGTTCCTATATCTAAAATCTTAATATCTTTAGGTGCATAGTTTAAACCCAAGTTATCAAGTATCATAGAATGATTAACCCAATATGCAGACTCTAAAGATGATTGCAAGTACTTAGAATGTTGAACAAGTTTTCTATTTAAAGATTTAAATTTTTTCTTATGTGTATCTTTAAATGTATCAAAGTAATTTTCAAACCTATAACCAATTCTACCAGTACTATATGGTTTTCTAAAACGCCAAGAACCAAATTCATTATAGTTTATAATATCCCAATGATAGTTATCATTAACCCAATCTTTTTCTTCTTGAGTTAATTTACGTGGAGTATCAACTTTTTCTTCCTTTAATATTCTAGCAATATGTCTTGACGAATCTCTATGCCCAAACGTTCGGTGCCAATCCTTGCCTCGTTCATGATATCCTGTATTATGTATATCATCCATGTCTATCGTCCAAGCTACATTTAATCCATGTTGACTCGCACTTTGTTGTTGAAGTTCTTTCAAATCTTCTGGTTTATTAAAATCTTCACCCAGTATTTTACCTGTTGTCTCTAAAAATGATGCAAATCTTTTATGTGGATCTCTTGTAATTGCTATAGCAGGTATATCTTTTATGTTATCAAGATTTTTTTTATTAACTAATCTATAACCTAAATGAGGTGCTACTTTTTTAGCAACAGCTTTATCTAGTAATCCAACTGTAGGTATTATGATTGTGTTAGTATTCTCACTATACCAAACGTAGTTGTATATAGAATTGTGTGTCACATCGTCAAATTTGGCGTCCTCAAGCTGTGCTTTGTAGTCACCATTACTTAAAGATTCAAATGCACGTTTATATACTAATGGAGCATAAATATTTTTGTAATGATAGTAATTAAAATCAAGTACTTCTAGTAATGATTTATCATACTTCCATTCAGTACCATCTCTACGTAATTCAGTATAATCTACAATATTTTTAATTACTTTTGCTATCGCCTCTATACGTTCAGCATAAGGCAATTCATCATATGATTCATCCCAATAGCCATCAAATGTTTTGAAGCCTAGATTTCTTAAGTTCTTAAGATAACCTTTATCGCCTACAATAACGAATGGCTTTTTAGATAATATTGCTTGTGAAAGTTTTTCACTTATAGAAACATGCTCGTCACTAGATGTAAACTCTGTTATTAGTTCTAGGTATGACCTTCTCCTATAAGGTAACATTTCTTCTAATCTATTTAAGGAAGACCCTGCTAACCATTCGTCCCGTGCATGTTGCATACTAAATGGTAATTCTTTTTTATAATACTCTCTAATAATTTCATCAGCTATGTCTTTGTTATATGAATAGCCGATACGTCCTTCAATAGACTGTATATCACTATCATATAACGGATCGCCTATACCGTAGTTATCTGTTCCTAAAAAACTATAGTAAGCATTATCTTTTATATTTGTATGATTTTCAATTAGCTTTGCTAATATATCAAGTCTATGGTTTCTAATTCTTTTATTAAGAAATAAGATATGTTTCTTAGAAATGTTAGCGATATCAAAGTTCCATTTTTCGTCATACTTATTTTCTATCTTGCCCTGTTCATAGTCTGCAAAACGTAAGGTACTTGTTGATACAGTTAAGAATTCAACATCGCCTTCTACTTTTGTATCTTCAAACATTGTCCAGTATTTTACATTTTTAACATTTTTCTTTTTAGAATAGAACTTGTTTATTTTTTCATAATAAGATATTGGTATAAGTTCTGCACCCATATCAAATATAATACATGCTTTTCCTTCTTCTAATTCTTTATTAATAGTTTTGTCTTTAATAGTTTTATCAATTAATTTATCAGTCAATGTAAGATAATCATATCCATCAAATTCGTCTTCACCAAAATGTTCCCATGCAATTAATGGAGATATAAAATAATACTTTTCAAATCTAACATCATCATGTATTTCGTCTATAAAGTTTTGATACATATCATAATGCTGAGGTTCTGCGTGTATCGTTTGTATTCTAGGCGAACGGTTAATCATCCATTTATTATAAAACATTCGGGGCATTATCTTTTCGGTCTTTCTCATACTTTGCATAGTAGCATTAAATTCTGTATTAGTTTCTTTTCCACAAAAGATTGAACATGTACGCAATCTTTTATTGTTAACGTTATTGTCTTTCCAATTATCAGGCCAGTGTTTCTGAAACATTGGGCCATTAATTATGTCTTCTAATTTAGTGTGTTCTAAACTTATTTTATCTCTACCAAAATCATTAATAAATTCTTGTAGCTGAGTTGTTTCTTCATCAGGGAAAGCGTATAGTTTACTTGCAGTCATACAACACGGAAATACTAATCCTTCACTAGTAACAAAAATACTTTTTGGTTTAATAACTATGCAATCAATTTTAGTTTTACCCATCTTGACTTCGTGCGGAGTAAGTGGTCTATCTTTATCCCATTCATATTTATGGGTATAGGCTTCTTTACCAGAAGTTTTTGATTTAGTAAAATGTATTTCTTGTAAAATCTTTTCAGGATTGTCAGTATCATCTCCTTCAACTTTTTTAAAAGATGAGTTTGCAATATAAGTATTAATCAATTCATTAGTATTACCATCAGACGGTGGATGTATATCGTAATCTTTTAATCCACGTTCATTAAATACTGCTAGTGTCGGTTGTGCTTTTCCTTCGTCATTATTAACAAATCCTAATGCTTTTTTAGAATAGAACTCATGTATACCAATTTCTTTCGCTAACTGCTTTGCTTCTTCTACTTGGTGTTGATTATGTTTGAATACTAAGAACTCCCATCTGGCATGTCCACCACCTTTGATATAATTTTTCATAGCAGACATAATCTTAGACCAGTGTGTTCCTCGTCTATAAATCCAATTAGTATTTTCTAGTCCGTCTACACTAAAAGTCATATGACCATTGGTGCCTATTATCTTGCCTAGTTCTTGCCAAAACTTTGGATTACGGCCACTGGCATTTGAATTCATAGTAATTTTAATATTTGGATTTATAGATTTTAGATATTTTAGAATATCAATAAGTTCTGGGTTAGTCATAGCATCACCATAATTTCCACACAGTGACATTCCAAATAATTGTGCTAAAAATTTCTTATCGAAATACTTTTTGAATTGCTCTAACTTTACATAAGTTTCTTTGTATCTTGGATTCTTTCGACCGCCCTGTTCTCTGCGATTACATACAGGACATAATGCATTACAAAGACTACTACTTTCGAAATCTAAATGTAATATCTCATCATGAGTGTACATTAAAAGTGTCCTTCGAATTCAGGTAAAAAGTCTAGTATGTTTTGTTTTCTAATCTCATCAAGATTTCTAGTATATTCTTTTGCTTTTTCCCATTTTTCTTTTCGGTCTGGCCCACCAAACATTTTTTTAAATTCTTGCATCTTCCATTCATCAAATACATTAGAAAACTTATTATGTATTGCATCACGCATTGCTTTAGGTAATACTGCCGGAGATAATATATCAGGATCATATACGTAATTGTGGTGTACCCAAACACCATGTTCTCTATGGAAGTAATTATAAAAATCACCTAGTGTACTATAATTCATCCAAGACACAGTTTGTGTTACATCAATCTCAAACCCTTCATTCTTTAATCTTAAGAAATTCTTTTCAACATCATTCCACTTTGTAGGATATCGAATATAATGATTCCTATCACCTAAGTCATCAATACTACAACTTACTTTGACATGGTCAAACTTTCTCCATAAGTCTATAACTTTATCGTTCATATTAGTCATGTTGATATTATACCAGAGTTTTATATCTGTTTTTCCTAAGTCAACAAGTCTCTCTAAGAATTTAAAATGTTCTTTAATTAATGTAGGTTCTCCGCCGTTGATGTAAAATGTTTTTACTTTATCACAGTGTTGTAGCAAGTCATCCCAAAATCCCTCACGCTCAGGCCATCTAAAGCCTTCCATGGTATCATATGTTGTAAGTTTAAATGTAGTTTTCTTCTGTAGTGCATCATAATCATTACGCCATTTACTTGAACTTGCTGGATTGCAAGTACGACATGCAACATTACAAACATTACCTAATCTTAATTCAACAAACTCTAGTTGAACGTCTTTCATAAAGCCATCGCTATCAGTGGCGTCCCTAGCGACTTCTACAGTGTACTCAGGATAGTTTTTAATTTCTTCTGTTCTTTTAGAAGCCATGCCTTTTGCTTCTTCTGAATAGCAACGCATACATGCTATAGGCTTTTTGCCGTCTAATACTTCTAGTCTTGCTTTTTTATAGCTTTCACTATTCATAGTATCAAACACAGTGTCACGATTAAGATTATAAAATCTATCACCATCACGTGAACTACTCAATGAATTGCGGTGGTCTGCAACACAACAATGTGTTACACCTCCATGCGGATGCGTGGCAAGATGTTGAAATAATAATGGGCAAAAAGTTTCGCTCACGATAACCATCCTAGTTCTTTTAATTTTGTTTTTAGTATTTTGTTTGTGAATGCATAATACCCTGCTTGTGTACTATGACCATCTGGTGCTACGCCGTGTCCGCTGTTAACTGAATAATCTAGTATGCCTGTATCTATGTAATCAATATTAACTTTACTCAACGCTTGTTTTAATTTTGGTAATACTGATGGGTCAAAATTAAATGCATCTTCCCAACCAAATAATATTAGTAATTTATTATTAAAAGACTTGATTGCAGATAGTGTAGACAATATTACATGAAGTCTATATGGATCTGGTTCTGCGCCTTTGCCATGAAGTGAATATATATTTCTTGTTTGTGATAATGTTTTCTTACTTATATCGAACATGCCTGTACACGAAGGGTCAAACCCGTATATTTTCTTTTCAGTGAAGTGTTCATCTTCGATAACTTGAAAACATCCCCAATCTTTAACCTCATCTTTTTTATATGCACGTGCAAGTTCATTACCATAGAAATGAGAAGATTGTTGATTTATAGGTATAGTAACCCTACCAGGGTTTGTTATCTGAAAAATTACTAAATCATCAGCATCAATCTTATCAGTTAGCATCAAGTTAGACCAAATAGCTATTTGAGAATCAAGCCCTGCTCCACTCATCGCATAGCTTTCCATATGTATATCATCAGAAGACCACTCGCATGGATTAAAATTATTGACTGCATTAATTCCTATTTCTTTTGCAAGTCTCCAATCATCTTCTAAATCATTACGAAATGAAGTTTCTTCGCATTGGTCATTTAGCCAAAGCCAATGATGTTGTGCAGTGTGACTACAACCAAATGCTCTAATTTTTATTTTGTCTTGTCCACCACTCATATAATTCTGGATCCCTTTTATAGATATCTTCTAATCTAAATTGTTCTTGTCTGATTCGGTCTAATTCTTCTTGATAGTTTCTACCATTAAAAAATTGTTCTTCATGTGTCTCAGGCCATTGTTCTTCAAACGTTTGTCTATCCTTCATACCCTTCAACGTATTTACTAGAGTTTGTTGCTTATGAGTAGCCTTTGGCTCAATATAAGCTAATAATTCATCTAAGTGTCTAGTTAATATATGCTTGGGCCATGCAAACGGACTAAACACAATATCAGCATGAAAGGCAAACATAATCTTTGTTTCTATTCTTACATCTAATTCTAAACTCAAATCAAATAAATCTTTAATACTAAACATACCAGGACCAGTGATAGTCAAGTCAAATAACATTTTGTCTTTACCACCTGGTGCCGCTAGTCCTTTCTTAAAATTAGCTAACCACTCATCCCATACAATGCCTTTACGAATAAACTCTACAATGTCACCTGTACCATCGATACTTGCACACATTAACCAGTCTTTAAACTGAGGTAGATAATCAAATAACTCCATGCCTTTAAACGTTGTACGAGATAAATTAGAGTTGTATCTTAAGTGACAATTCTTTGCAGAACCATTAGCGACCATTTCTTTTAATGCCCACCAATGTATATCGTACATAAGTGGCTCTCCACCTACCCAATATATTTCTTCTACTATACCATCACTAATTGCTTTCTTGAATTCTGGTTCAACAACTGTACGCTGAAACTTTACCATCTTTTGTTTTACAGTTGGTTGCATAAATGGTTGATGTTCAATCGACCACATGTTGTGCTTTTTCTTTTCTGCTTCCCATGAACTTGATAATTGTTCACCACACATACGACACTTGAAGTTACATAGATTAGAATAACGATAGTCAAATGATATTGTAGGCATTGATGTATGCCCATCATCATCTGTCTTATCAAATGCTTCTTGTATCTTGTCTCTAAATAAAACTCCTGTAAACCATTTACGATATGAACTTAACGAGAGAATGTCATCATTACAAACATCACATTGTGGTATACGTTCTCCTGACATTAGTTTCTTTCTAATATCTTTCATGTAAGGAGAGTTCCAATGTTCTGTTAATGATGAAGGGTTAAAGTCATCTGCATCTGTTTTAGAATCTGTTACTTCGCCATATCTTTCATCGTTAGATGCATCAATATATTGTTTCTGAAATGAATGTTCTTCACGTGATGCACAACAAAGTCTACGCTCGCCTTGAGGAGATATATAGGTATGCGACCATGGCGCCATACAGAAAGTTTTGTTTTCACTTTCTTCTGCACAACTTCCGTCGCTTTTCCAAATAGGTATTATCTTTTTAGTTGTCATCTAGTACTAAGACTCCGGTTTTACTATCGTACTGACGTTTACACAGTATAGATTCTTTAATTCTATCCTCGACTTCTGAGTAGTTTGTTATCAGATTTATTTTTTCTTCTTTTGATAATTGTTTTATAAGTCCTCTAGGATCATTATCGATATCAATAAGTTCATGTAATGTTTCATAAGGATAAAAATGACAGTCATACTTAGACTTCATTTCTTCAACTGTTCTTGTATATGCTTGATATGATAAATCAAATATTTTAATAAGATGATTTACATGTTCTTTGGTCGCAGTAAAAGGTTCATATGATGCTTTTTCACGATTAGCAACAACCCAATTACCTGATTTCTGTGCGATAAGGAAGCTACATACTGTATCTAATATATCATTTCTAAAACTAAAATGTAAATCAGTTACTTGCAGTCCTTGAAAAAATCTATGCACTTCCATAAAATTAAACTTATATAATCTTTCTGGATTATTTTCTTTACTAGTTAATTTCATATTCTGTCGTAATCCACACATGATATGATATTTCATACACCATTCTTGTTCAGGATGTGTTACATTAATGTGTCTTAATTTTTTAAAATACATCATATATTCATCGTCATGTATTTCTGTCGATGGCAAGTCATGTTCATAAAATTCAAATGGCGGAGTGCATACGTTTGCCGCTATATGATTACTGACAATCGTACTTCCGCTTCTTGCATTGTAGACTACTAAATGTCTCCTCATTCAACTTTTACTCCTCCTAGTGCATCATTTTCAGTGTCCCAACCACCAACTTTTTCGTGAGCATCGTCACCTCCTTCATAGTCTTTTGTAGTGGCTGGGTCACCTGCTCTGTCGCTTATTTTGAATACTAATTCTTTATTCAAGATTTGTTCTTTGCTTGGTGATTCTGCTTCTAATGTATCGTACCAATCTGCAATAGGTCCCTTGAATACTTCTCTGAAATTGTGTCCTCTTCGAACATCAAACTGAGAAAAGAATGCTTTAAAATCATTATATAGCTTTGGAGTTTCTGCTGTATTTTTATGAGGTGTTTTGACAATATCAAGATAGTCAATCAATCTTTGTATACTTGCTTTTTCGCCTTCAGATAACTTTTCTTGTGGACGTTTTGTTTTGAACCATGTGTCAAGTTTATCTTTATAGAAGTTCTTTACATCTATTGGTAAGATTGCCGCACTTTGAAAAGAAGGGAAACGTAAAATGTTTAACGTCATAGTAGGCGCCCGTTGTCCGTATTCTTCACGTAGGTCTAACATTTCATCCATAAAATCTGTGATAGTAACAAGACACAATGAATTGATAGTCATCATCATATGTAGTTTTGCTACGTTTGATTCTTTTAATACACGATGTATATTATTCTTCCATAAGTCGTAATCTAATCCATCACGTATATATTCTGCTTGGTTTTTAGTTGCTTCCATTGAAGTGTATATTTCAAAGTTCGGAACATGCCAAGACTTTTGAATTAGTTTGTCTAATACTTTTGGTTTCTCAGGAGACAAGTTAGAGTTGATAGCAAAACGCATATTACGTCCTCTATCTGGATTCTGTTCAAACCAATCAAACAATCTCCATGTACCTCTATGCATAATAGGTTCACCACCAGTGATACGAATTTCTTCTAAACAATCTGCTAAGTCACTTTCCCACCATTTGTGAAATGCTTGAATATATGGGTTGTCTTCTTCTTTCTTTGTTTTAGGTGCCGCCCAAGGAGCAGTATCAAGGAAGTGTCCTCTACCATCTGATTGTATATTTTGATATCCACCATATGTATTGATATCTTTAACCCATGCGGTTGAGAATGCAGGATTACAATATGAACACTTAAGATTACATGCCCTATCAAATGAGATTTCAAGTGTACGTAAGTTTACGTTATCGTCCCATGGCATTTCCATGCTCTTGTCAATATCTTCATCTTTAAATATTTCAGTTTTGAATACACGGTCAGATATATGATCCTTGCCCATGTCTTCAACTTTCCAACAGTATTCACATTCGGCTGGTCGTTTGCCTTCTTGCATATGTTTACGCATAAGTTTCTTATGCTTTGTATTATGAATTGCTGAAGGATTGTCTTTGATTTCTTCAAGTGGGATCCAATGTCCTGGTGGGTGGTGACAACTAGCCGTCTGGCCATGTCCTAACCAGATAGTAGCATTATACCATTTAGACGCACAATAACTAGCACTCTTGCTATCTATCATACGTTCTTTATATTGATGGAGAGTTTCGCCCTCCCAGTGTTTACGACCCATATTTGCTCTCGTATTCTTCCTTAGCTTCGTTCCAGAAAGCAGTCATTTCAGGAAATGTTTCTAAAAAGTTTAATCCCCTACGTTTATCATATTGTGAAAAATATTCATGAAACCGTATTAATTGACTACTTAATTCATCATCACTCATATTTAGCCCTTCTTTGGCCCATGCCAAATCACGCTCAAGTTTTAATACTTCGTAATTCTTAAATCCTGTATACTTTCTGCCATATAAATCATTCTCTAATACATTGGCTTTCATAAAATCAATGTTATCTTGTATCATGTCTAGTAATTCTTGGTCTGCTAGTTGTATTGTCATCCAATCAGGATATCTTAAATACGGAATATCAAACCAAACTCTTTGACGTTTCTTTCTTACAAATGGTGGGTGTTTAAAACCATGATGGTCAGGCGGTTGAATTATTTTATCTTCTTGATTTTCATATCCAAATTCTTCACGTAAGTCTAATATCATTTGCAAGAACCCACGTAGATTTGTGATACTTAATAACTGAAATGTATTGATAAAAGAAATTTCTGTACCATCAGTTTCACTTAACACTCTACGACAATTCTCATATAGTGTATCAAAGTTTAAACCGTCACGCATATATTCTGCTTGTTTACCTACACCATCAACACTTACATACAAACTAAAGTGTTTACATGCTGGTGCAACATACCAGTGATTACCGCTATCAGGATTGAAACGTTTTGGATCTTCCCATACACGAATTTTTTCTAATGCTTGTATCTTTTCAATAAACTTATCCATTAACTTAGGACTTGGAGGTGACATGTTTGACGTAATACTTAAATCAAGAAAAGGATTAGGGTTCTCGTTAACATAGTCAAATACTTTGAATGTATTATTATCCATAAGAGGCTCACCGCCTGTCATACGAAATACTTTCAAGTCTCTGTATATCTGTGGAAACCATTCCCAAAATGCTTCAATGTAAGGATTGTCTTTACGTGCTACTTCAAGTGGCATAAGACCTGTCTTACGTAAGTAATCAATGTTGTTATGACCAGTGCCGTTAGAGAACTTAAAGTCACCATGCTTCTTAATATCATCTTCCCACGCTGTACTCAAGTGAGGTGAGCAATAGCTACACTTTAGATTACATGCTTGATTGAAGTTTACTTCTACATAGCGTGGAGTGATATTATGGTCAAAGTCATTGTTTACAACTTCGTCCCAAGCATCTTTAACCCACCATTCACTTGAACGATAATGTCTGTCACTAAGTCTGCCGCCTTCGGGGGCATCAGGAGCGTCTTCGACATTCCAGCAATACTGGCAACCTTCAGGACGGGTGCCGCATTTCATTTGCTTTCTTTCTTCTAGTTTGAATGTGGTGTTGTGTAATGCATTAACATCTTTCTTAAGTTCTTCTAAAGGAATAGGATGTGTCGGTGGATGATAACAACTATGAGTACGCCCTTGAGGCAGATGCAAACTTACTTGCAACCATTTAGCCATACACATAGATGGCGAAAGAGAATTTAACTTTTCTTTAGTTGCTTGTGCATCATCATCATAGTTTGCCATTAGAGTTTATTTGTCCCAACCGGTTTGCTTCTCTGTTGCTAGTGGATTATTAACTCTTGGTGGATTAGTATATACTCGTTTGAAAAATGAGGCTACTTCTGGAGTTGGATCACATAGTTCCATATCCATCTTATCTACTAAGATATCACCGGTTTCTAAACATGCATCAAATAGTTTTTCATAATTCCATTCTAGTTTTGTTTTTTCACACTTCATATCTCCGCCTTGAAATTTAGGAAATACTGTATTATCAAAGTACTCTTTAAACCAGTCAAAGCTAGAAATGTTTGCTAAGACAAAATCAGGGTTAAGATTTGTATCATAACAACCTAATCTTGCACCATAACATGCCCATATACCATTCTCTACGTTTGCCCCAATATTCATCCAAGTAATCAGACGTTCATAATTTTTAGGCCATATACGTTTTTTAAATTCATCTACTGGTACTTTCTTGCCTTCATCAAGTGACATTTTAGAACCTTCACGATAACCTGCACGAAAGGCTTGAAATGGGGATCCGGCATTATGTACTGTAGAATAAATATTATTCATCTGAATATAATTTAAGTCCCAACAAAAATCTACTTTCTTTGTTTCGTCTACTGCGTTTTCATGTGTCTTCATATCTAATACAAGTTGTACTGGCCAGCATTTAATGCCTCCATTACCATATACTAGACCGTTAACTACGTTCTTTGCAGACCAACTAATAACTGAATTAACTAAATCAGTTCCATCTGGGAATGTTAATTCGATATCAAAAAACTTTTCATCTACGATATTATCACCATCAATAGTAATAAATCTGTCTGTATCACTCTGTCTTGCACACTCTTTGTGTGCATTATCAAATCCTTTTACACCATCTACTCTTTTTGCAAATGGAAATTTGCTTATAATATCTGCCCAATGTTCTTCTTTGTTAGGCTCATCGTAACTTAGATAAAATACATCTAACTCACCGATTTCTAGTTTGCTCATCATGTCCTCCTGAATGAATATGTTTCTAAATACTTCTGTGTATATAAACTTATACTGTATTTATTATATTCGAATTTAACCTTAGTCTCAGTACTCAATAGTTGTCCGAACGGAATAGATACTGTTTGTATGATAAAATCTGGTCTATTTTCATATGTTATAAAAAAAGGGTGATGAGTTTTGCCTGCAACTGTAACATTTTGATGTTTGTCTACATTTGCATTCTTTCTAACCTTTTTACTAGGAGAGAAGCATAGTTCTGAACCATCCCATGTTACTTCTATATCACAATATTTTGTATCTGATAGTTTATATAACTGAGAATCTTTACTTCTTTGTTTGATATCTACTTTAGACTTTATGATTTCATAAACAAAGATATCATCTGTGCTTACTACCTTATAGTCTGAAAATTTATAATCGCCTGTTAAAAAAGGCAGAATAGCCTCTATTGTGAACCAAGTACTCTTAAGTAGTGGGTTTGAGTCTTCTGAATGCCTAGATGCAATACTATGTATATCGCCTGCATCATTGAAGAATACTACTCTTGAATTCTTAGTTTCATGTGTGAACCCGGTGCTTAATATTTTCATATATCTAGTGCCTTTTCATACATATTAATTTTTTCTTGTGTTAGCCAGTTCTTTTCAACGTAATGAAAAGGAAGTGACTGTTCGTAGTTTGCTACACGAATTTTTAAATCATCTGACATGCTACTTGGTATACTATCTGTCCAAATGCCAGATATTTTATTATTAGGAATATTTTGAATGTAACTTTTCATGTGTACAAATGTTGGTACATCTTTAATATCATTATCAATAACTTCTTCTTCTAAATCTAATAAACGTATAGCTAATGCATATGCCAAGTCTGCACTCATCCAGGTCTGTCCTGTTCCTTTAAGAAATTTATCATAATACACATTCCAATGAACCATAATCAATTCAATCATTTTAAACAATTCAAAACTTGTATCAGATTCTTTAAAATAAGTCATGTTACTATATACATTAGGTAATTCTAATTGTGTAAATTTTTTACGATAGTAATCGTCTTCTACTAATTCGTTTCTAAATGTCTTAACATGTGTACAAGCCCATACATCTTTTTTAGATAAATGATCCCACCAATGGTCAACAGGATGTGTAAATAAAACATCAGTATCAAGAATGATAGTTTCTTTAAATGGTGTCATGTGTGGATACTTCCACTTATTATGAATTTTCCATTCATCTGCACCTGCATCATCATTCCATGGGATATCAACGATATGGTCAAACACTTCTTTGTGTTTTCCAGTGAGTTGTGTTTTAGTATATTCGTCAACGCATACACAAATCGCATTTTCTTTCTGTGTAGCTTTAAGCGACAATGCCAAAGCATAAGCCTGATTAAGATAATCATACTTACTATTCTGGGCTATAGCAATGTATCCCCTACTCATAGAGTATCTCCTTGCGCCAATAGTGTATCTATATTGCGTTCTATTGCAGATTTATTCATAATGTGTATATCTGTATTTGTAAATCTAGCTAACACATGTTCTATTGTTTTATCAGGTTTAGCACAATACATTATAATATCATTACTGCTATTAACTCTAAAAATATCATCTAAATCAAAACTATTGTTTAGATAATCAATAGGCAACGATGGTACTTCGCATGCCACTTGCCCATTTAAAATATGAACAGCCATTGAAAATGCAAAATCGTTCCTAAATAATGTACCTGAACAATTATACAAATAGTAATAGTACTTATAATTTTCTTTTATATGACTAACTAACGTAAATAAATTTTCAGTGTATTCAGATTTTTTAAAATAGAAAACTGTTGCCCAATACATCGGTATGGAGAAATCATCAATATAGGATATGTTACCGCCATGTCTACCAGCAACATCCCTATATTGACAATTAATCATGAAGTCGTTTTCACTACCCCATACTTGGTCAAGTGTGTTACTCATTACAAAGTAATCACAATCGATAACCAAACTTTCTTCGTAAGGTGAGAGGTCATATACGTCACTACGAGACATATTGACAAAAGGAGCATACTGCGATTGTCCAGCAGTATCCTTGAATAGTCTTATATTACTATCCTGTTTTGATGCGGAAATAATAGTTCTATCGAAATACTTGTTTACTAATTCTTCGTTATCTAATAAAGATTCGTTATTAGTAACTAAAGCAATTTCATCAAAGCCTGATAGATTCTTTCTGACATAACCTGCACACGTACATGCAATTTTTATGTAATCTAGTAACCCATTATTTGTTGCAAAGATTATAATTCCTTTGCTCATTAGATTTCCAGAACCTTCTCAATCTTACGTGAACTACGTAACTTTTGATAATCATTATAGTATTCATTGATAACTTCGAAATACAAACTAGAAATATCTTCTAAGAATTTCGTAGTATCTTCAAGTTTAATTGGAATGTCGTTCTTATCAAGCAGGATGACTTCTGTTTTGCCTGCATCAACAATAGTACTCATAAATCCAATTAATTCTTGTGACACTTTAAATGTACCACCATTACTACTATAGTTCAGTAAATTTTGTGTTTTAACTTTTAAGTTGTTTTTATTAAGATTGAAAGTCTGCATAGTGTTTGAAAACTCTAATGCTCTTTCTAGCCGTTCAAGTTCGGTACTTGAAGGCGTAATATTTTCTTTTGACATGGTTATACTCCTTGTATTCTTTATATAATACAAGAAAATAGGCTGTTTGTCAAGCCTTAAAGTTCAGAAATGTGTGAAAATGTTGGAGATCCTACTACAACGCCTAAACCAGATACATCTTGGTCATCTGCACGTAGTATATCTACCTGAATTGCTAGAGTTCCTGCTACATAATCTGTAATATTGAACTCACTTGTAGTATATGCATCGTAGAATTCTAGTTTAATATCTATAGCATTGCTACCATTTAATCTAGCATGTACTTCAAATTTGTTATTTGTATAGTAACCGGAACTGCCATCACCGCCTGTCTTTTCATATATCTTTGCATATGATGAAGTTAGTGATGTAAATCCTCCAGCTGGAGTGCCTACACCACCTGTAGATTCTATTACATTATGACTGAGTTTCAATATACCAACGTTTGTGAACATTGTTGCCCAATCTGTGCTTTGTTTATGCGAAACGTCAACGCCAGTTAGTGAGGTATCTAGTCTTATATCTCCGCCAGAGTTAAAGAAATGTCTTCGGTCATCTGAGTTTGCAAATATAGTTGAAAATTCATAGAATACATTTCCTGACCAAGTATGAACTGCGCCAGCACCCGGAACGTCATATGTCTTAGATGATGAAATCTTATTTGATTCCGCAGTCATTTGAGCGATATCGAAATTTAGTTTGTTAGAACGTACAGTCGAAATATCTACTTCTAAGTCTGGAATGATTTCTATTAGTTGACCTGCAGTTGGGAAATCAGGGTCACTGCTATCTAACGGTGAGTTAATAGTAGTGCCCTGATGTCTGCCTGCGTATTTAAGAGCAGTTAGGAGTAACTGCATGTGAGAAGCATTAACTATAGTCCCACTTGTTACGTGAGGGATTACGAGTTGGTCTTGGCCATAACCAGAGTCGCCCGCTCCAATTCCAACAATTTCGTTTATATCATCTGCGAAACCGTTATAATCGGATGCTCGTATCTTTCCTCCTAAGTAGTAACTTTGTGGTGCCATCTTATTAACCTATCTCTTTTCATGTTAGAAAACCTATGATAGGTTATCTGTAACTGTAAATGTTGGATTTGTTATACTAACAGAACCTGATGTATTACTGTTTTTTAATGAGTTTATTGTTACTGTAGACGTACCAACTGCCTGGTCAGCTCCACTCCAAGACCATGCTCCACCATAACCTGAACCTGAGCCAGAACGTGCCGCGTGTGCATCTGCTAAAATAGTTTTAACATATATATCGGCGCCACTTTTGTAAGCCTCGATAGCGATATAGTTTGAACTATAATCACCATCATCTGCGTATTCTTTCTTAACTTCTACATAAGAAGTAGTTAGGTCAGAATACTTTTTACGTGTCGAGGAATCAACGTTAGTTGAGTCTGTCGGACGTACTGAAAATCTGTAAGTTCCCATTTCTGCTGTTAATTGTTCCCATGATGTTCCTTGTTGATTAGAACTTGTATCATTGTGTGATGCTGAAACTCTAATTTCACCACCTGCTGAGAACCATGCATTCATTGTATCCACATCAGAAAATGAAACTCTTACGATTTGTTCTTTCGTACCGTTCCAATTGCTAACTGTTTGTGATGTTTCTTGTACAACTGACATGTCCCAACCACTTGAATAAGTCCAAGGGTTATCAAAATGGTCACTGATGGTTGTTGTGAAAGAAGATGCATCATTATAAAATTGCTCATCTTGGATCACATCGCCAGCATCAACTGCCGTAAATGGGTTAGTTATATTATAAAAATTTGCAACTTTCGCCGCCGCTGAGTAGATAGAATCTTGATATACATCATCGATTGTATCACCTGCCGCAGGGTTGGCCGCTACCGTGTGACTTTGGTTATAGCCACCGTGAACACCTGTTCCGTTTAGTATCGAATTCAAGGTGTCTCTTAGTGTACTTAAGTCACTATTTGATATCACCGCCATGTTTTTACTCCTAAATTTGACTAGTCATTAAATTCTTAATCAAGAGATATTTCCGGATTTCTCTTTAACTAAGTTGAATAGTTACCGTATAGTCTATAACGATAGTTCTATTCGCTGATAATAACACAGGATGAAAAGTTACATGTGTTAGCATCAGGGTCTTCGTTTCATCTAATATGCCAGCGTTGGTAACGCCAGATAGTAGACCAATTTCATCAAAAGTAAATGCCGGCACACCAATCGGGTCTGTAGAACTATCTGTCTCCGGAAGATTTGCATTCGGATCTGATAGCTGTACGAAACTTTCATAGTCATTGTGTGACAATTCTACTTTGAAGTTAATCTTTGATGTATTTTCTGGAATAAGTGTTCCATTAACATCTTCACCAGGAAAGTAAACCGTATTAACTGTTCCCTGCTGATAAGTTTTAGTGTATAACTTTGAATTACTCGCTGTCATACTTAATTCATCATATGTTGTGAAAACTCTTGGAGAACGGTAAGATAGCGTAGAAGTAGAATTACTTCCGCCATTACCGAATGCCATCCAATTGATATATGGTGCAGACCCAGTCCCATTGATACTTGTTGGCTTACCAGCAAGTCCAGAGGCTAGAACATATGCCATATTTCCTGGATGAATAGCATTTTTCTTATTAACGAGTATTTGGCCTGTCTCTTTATCTGAGATTTTTAACATTCCAACTACTTGTGCTTGTATATTATCTTTAAACATTTTTATCTCTCTTAGTAATCTTAACTATTTATCAAAATACTGTCTGTATGGTTTTAAACCCAATCCTCTTTCACTTTCCCATGTAGAACTATCTCTAACGGTGTATCCAATGCGTACACTTTGCTAGTATTCCCAAGTTCTGTGAGTAGACCTGTATACAGACCTCTTTCTTCAATAGTAAGGTTTTGTGATGCTTTCTTGTTATAAGTCATAAACTCTATGATACCTGTTGTTTCATTTTCGAAAGCAATCAATTTCTTATTCTTTTTAGATGCTGTTTTGAAAGATGCCGGAGTATCTACTACAACTGTCGTACCATCAAATGATGCCGCAGTCGATTCAGCTTTAACTCCTATCTTCCATCCACGACCAAATATGTCATACACAAACATGAACGTCTTATCATGTGTTGTTCTTGTCGCATCTGTATATTGTTTTATCATTACTGTGGAAGCATCAAGTATTGTAGGAAGTATCAGACCAGTGTCAAAGCCACCTGGTAAATCTGTGTACTGTTGTCTTGTTCGTAATAGTCTTCCTTGTTCCCAAGTTCCATCTGCAATGGTAGTGTAATTGTCTGCATCAATGATTTTCTCATCGCCGCCGTCTAATACATCTGCATCAATATAACGTGAATGGTTACCAAAGTCAAGTGTAATATTCATTTTTTCTTCAATGTTTACATTTGAATTAATAATTTCTTCTTTGCCGTAAATTCTTTCTTTTGTTCTTATCTTCGTATGATAAGGTTTTGCCTCAGTGATATACTCAATAATATCTTCTTCACTATCACGTTGATAGATAGCGTACTGTCTCAAGTCTCTATGAAACATTTTGATATCAATATAACTTGATTTAAATATCCAGTCTGGATAACTTTTCTCTGTATACAAATAGTTAATCATACCAAATAAAATATTATTAAGAACATTTCGTTTAGGATACCCCATTAATAATGAAGATAGTTCATGTATCTGAACTCCTAATGCATTTTCGTAATACTGTTTAGATGCTTCATCGTTTTCTGGTTTAACCATATCTACATAAGACAATGATAATGCATTCTTTGAACTATTAACTAAACGTAATGCACCTTCATGTTCAACATAATATTCATCATGTGTAGGCAATTCTAGTTTAAATGAAGTTATACCTTCTCTATATAATTTTAACATATCAAAGTTTCTTGTCTTAGATAGATATCCGTATCTTTTGACTTCTTTATATTCGTCAGTTAGATACCAATCGTTTAGAGACATTGCTAACTCATCTGGGAAAATAAATTCTTTGTAGAATGGGAAGTTACCAGTTAGATGTTTGTTAGATAATTCTTTATTAACAAGTGATGCAAAGTTTTCTCTAGCACCTTGTAAATCTGTGAACCAAGTATTAGTGAAATCTTCCTTCATTCTAAATACTCTGACTACATCACCTACTACAATATCAACTGATTTTGCAATTAATAATTTTGCCTGTGAAAAATTAGTAGGATCAATGTCAAATCCTATATCTTTGGCATCCACTATTTTAGAGTTTAATGTAACAACAGTATCATTGATAGTCGCATCGGTTTGTCCTATTATCAGTCCAGAAAGAATTTGGAATTGTATAATAGTATGATTAGGATCACCCAACATTGACTGTTCAACTTTTGTTTGGTCAGCCGAATAATATTCTATATTAGAAATATTATTAATAAGTTCTTTCCATAATTTGCTATCAACTACACTGTTATCAAATTTTCCACCCTCTTTAATAAATTTGAAATCAGTATGCTTTGATGAAACATCAGGAGTCATTCTATATTCTAATGTCACATCTACTGTTTCATTTTCGAATACAAATGCATTGTTGCTTATAGCTATTTTATTATTAGATATTGGTATAAATTTATTATTAATATCACCACTCTGTAATAGCATTTTAATTTCTTCAATGCTTAACGTCTTTCCAGAAACTGGTTCACTTCCTATCTCACTCCAATAATAATATTCAGTAATAGATTTATTCTTAATTGTATCAAAATAAACTTTGGTAGTAAATGTTGTTATGCCTTCTGGTAGTGCTTCGCTTTTAGACCACTGCTTAATATTAATTTCTGAACCAGGAACTAACTTGCCCCAATATTTTGATGCAAATGATTCTACTAAAATTCTGTTTGCATCGCCATAGTCATTGTATCTATAGTAACGTGCAAGAGTAGTGTCCCACCAAATCTTTCCTAAGTTTTCATCAAGCCATAATTCTTTGCTGGTAGCATTATCATATCCGGCTGGATCTTCCCATGTAATATAATCAATATCTCTTGTTGCTGAACCTGGGAATTTTAAGTTAAGTGGGTCATATAATTGATAGTTAAAGAAGTTATCACCATCTTGTATGATAACACGTTTCATGTAATCTACTTCAAGTGTAGTTGCTTCTCTGTTTCTTATTATTAATGAACCTGTGCTATTTCTATTTAGAACTGCCCAGCCCTCACTTGCATATGAATCTGCCCAAATTAATGCTTCTGCATTTAATCCTAAGTCTGCATAAAACTCATCAAACGTTTCAAATAAGAAGAACGGAGTAAATCGCATAGACTTCCAACGCATTGCTTTGAAGTTTGCATTACTAGTAACACTCGTATAGTCTCTATATAGCCCTACTTTATTTAATATTCCATCTGATGTTCCACTGAATGACAAACTAACATTAGCACTTGTGAAGACCATTCTGCCATCACTTGTAATGTTAACCGAAATTGTACTTGATTGTGTATTAATAAAATCTTTAAATTCTGATGCACTACTACTTACTGATGTACTATTAGAGTAAGTTCCTGCATTAATACCCAAATCATTTAATGGATTACCAGTAGTATTCGACAATGCAATACTAGACTGCGAACTTGTAATTAGTAACTGTCTACCTGATGTACTCTTAGATAATGTAACACCAGTTGTACCTGATAGTGCCTGATTTTGTATGTCTTCAATAATATTCGTTAATGCATCTACTGTAACTGTTGTAGTTGCAAATCCTAATCTAGTCATTGCACCAGCTGTAACTTCTGTAATAGTTAACTGTGCATTTGAACTTGTAATAGTTACTGCATTCCCTGATGCTGATGCTGACACACCTGTAATTGATAATGCATTAATCTGATTAACTACTGATTGTGCATTTGGATCACTTGTTGCATTGTATGTACCAGAGGTCATACCTAATGCTGATAATGATGTACCGCCTAATACCATTGTATTATTCGAACTTGCGATAGTCAAAAGACCACCGACTGATACTGTCGCTGTTATACCAGCGATTGTAGATAATTCTGTAGCAATGTTTTCGAATTTACTTGCTTTGTAAGATGATGTAGTCGATATACCTAAGTCAGTTAATGCTGAACCAGATACTTCTAATACACCTGCACTTGTTGTTAATACAATTTCATCATTTGCTGTTTTACTTGCAACAACATCAAGACTGTTTGTATTAATGTTTGATATAACAGCGTCAACATCATCTCCTGAAGTTAAAGATAATAATGTACCATTAACCTGAAGAGGTTTATTCTGTGGTATAGTCGGTGCCTGTACTGTTCCTGTAACTGTTAAGTCTGCAAAAGATTTTGATACACTGTCAACTTCAATAGTTTGTCCAGATGCAATAGCTGTAGTTTCTGTTGCTGTGGATGTTTCACTAATACTAGAAACACCACTATAGTCTACAGTTAATGTTGTACCATCGATTGTAACCTCATCATCTTTAGAAGAAGTTAAACTAGAAGAGGCTATTGCAGTTGTGCCTCTAAATGTAACAACAGTGTTTGCATTTATGATTGTTCCAGTAGACCCATATATAACCATCTGCATTTTTTCACCCACAGAAACTACAGGATCAACTGTTGCTCCTTGGATAGTAATACCAGTTGATACTGAACCACTGCCTGGAGTGTATGTAAAACTTTCACCATCAACTACGATTGCATCACCAGATGAAAACACTGGATTACTTACTGAACCAATTGCTTCAACACCTTGCTGTGATGAAGTTGGAACAAATAAACTATTTGTAGTCGAACTATCAATCTCTACAATAAGAGGTTCATAGTTTAATTCAAATACTAAGTATTCATAAATTGCGATACCACTAACTTGTCTTGTTCCATTGCTTACCAGATAATAATAATCTGCTACTTCTGGATCAATCGTTTCATTTTTAATTTTTAGATATACACTATCGATTGTTTCAATTTCATTTGTCAATCCAATATACAATTGGTTGTCATCTGTTTCACCTATGTATGAAATTTCTGCAACTTCGCTTAGACGTTTTACATCCCATTCTCTTTGTGGATCAAACTGTACCCAAGCTGTGTCGCCTTCATATAGTGTTTCATTGTTTAAATTCGTTAAATCATATTCTGTTTTTACTTTATAATTTACATCATCACCATCTACATATCCTGTTGTTTTAACTGGATATTGTTTTGCAATATCTCTATAAACAAATGGTTGCTGTAAAGTATCATATGTAATTGTGTGTGGATCACTTAATATATCAATAGTGTTAATAGTTTTAGTTACACTAAATCCATTGTTAACTTTTCCGTAATCGTCTACTTTAATTGCCCAAACATCTTGGTGTGTGATATCTTTAAAGTTACTATTGTTATTAATAATTCTATTAATAGAAGATTCTGTACCTTTGTGAGATAGAAAACCTTTGTAAAATTCTAGTGAACTTTCTCTTTCTAATCCGTGATTAGATAAGTATGCTCTTTTATTATAACCAATCTGCGAACCCTTAAGTCCGTTGATTGACTCTAAACTTTGGTCAACTAATGTATCTCTGTAGTATTTTGATTCTTCTGCAATAGTCTCAAAGTTTGGTATTAATTTGTCGCCATATGTTAAGTAACCGTCTACTGTTAGCGTTCCGTCCCAATCAGTATTTCTATTACAATCAATTTGCATACGTAGATTTCTATTGTGATTAAGTGGATCATAAATTATGTCACCATAACTATCTACTCTATCTACAACAAATGCATGTTCAACATCTTGAATATCAATCTTCATTCCATAAATAGGAACATCACTTCTAAAGTTCAGTGTCTTGCCATCTGTAGTAAAGTTAATTGAAGTATTTGGTATTAATCTTCCTGATGCATCAACTACACGATAAAAGTTTTTATGTGTTTCTTTTCTAACTGAGGCTACTCCATATGGTGCTGTGAAATTTCCTGACAACAACATAGGAGATAATGTAATAAAATCTCCAGGCTCATGTGTCTCTGAACTCCATTCTAAGAATTTTAACAAAAGCTGTTTAAAGTCAATGGCGTTACCGTCTTCATCTATATCTGTAAGTCCCCAACCTATCAGTCCTAAATATTCCTGATACCCCAACATTAAATGTGCAACATCATCTATTGAAGTTAATATATCTCCGTAGTTAAAAGTTTTTATTGCATCGTTTTGAAATTCTTTCCAACCGTAAGCAGTAATAACATTTGTTGTTGGCCATTCTATTAATTGTTTCCAATCTTCAATATTATCATCAAGTAATGTAGTTGAAGTATGTGTTCTTAAACAAACATAAGGTTGACCATTATATTTCATGTAGCTATCTTGTCTGTAGAATGCACCTTCTTGCCATTCATTAAGATTCATTCTATCGCCTTTAGTACTGAACGCTTTTTCTCCAGACGTTCTGTCCCAATCCATAGCAAAGAACGTAGGATTTATTTCATCATATCCTTGAACTCTGTAACCAAAACTTCTTATCTTGGGTTGTGATATCATGACCCAAGCCGCATAATCAAATTGTATTGTGTTTGATTGTTCTATTGTTGTCTGCCCAGAAACTTTTCTTCTATAATATTTGTTATCTGATGGGTTAAGAACTACGTCACCAATTTCATATGTAGGAGTACTTCCTAATTGATATACCGGATGTGATGAATCCATTGAAACTTTTTCAATAACAATAGCACTAAAGAATTCACTTCTGTTTGGTTCTCCAGAATGTATTATTAAGTCATAATTATCTTTAGGTATCTCTGTATACTTGCTATTAGACATAGAAGTGTTTTCTGCTAATAGTTTAAAGTTGTTTACAAACCCACCTAATTTATTACCTAATTTAAATTCGTATTGTTGCTTCTCTGCAAGAACTTGTGAAGTGTTTATGCCTTCTCTGCTATTATGAATTGATATAGTTTGGTCTATTTCATCTTTGTATGTGTGAAGTATTTTAAAAGGTTTAGTAAGCATCATTAAGATAAACTCAATAAATGGATACTCACTTGAACGTCTCCATGCCATTTCTCTTGGAGAGCCGTCACCGAATTCCCAGTCTTCTGTCATTCTTGAAATTTCACTTACGCCCAACGAACCATTAAAGAATAAACTATTTACATCAAGTAGTGCGCCATTGGCATCTACTGGAATAGGTAAATCTGTAATGTTGTTAGCTGTATATAAGTTATTCCAAAAAGCAGGGTCACCAAAGTTTGTGCCATATGTAGTTCTAAAGTTTTCAGGCTCTTGAGAAAGTCCTATTACTTTCCAAGGTTCTTCTTTTGGATTATCTGTATTGTACGCAAAGTGGAATATACCACGCCAATGTCCCGGAGTATTTGCATCTATATTTCTATAGTTCCATGTTCTCCAGTCATCGCTTTTGTAATCTGTATTTTGTAAGTCATCAATATTATTTCTAATCATCCATTTCTTAAAGAAAGGATACATTGTATATTTCTTCTCAGAATTTTGCCAGTCTGTTGAGGCTGTTCTATATACGCCGTAGTTAATTGAATCTATATTTGTTCTTGTTATATTGTCATCTAAATTATTCCAAATAAAAGTTTCAAACAACATCATAATGTCATCTGTTCTATCATTCCATAATTTCATCATAGACCCATCGTGTCCTCTTAGGAAACTCATACTTGGGTAACCATTTGGATTATTAGAATAGTTCGCATCGTCTACTATTTCTGGTCTAAATGCAGGATTAATTTTTAAGTAAGTTGCACTTGGTGGAATAAATGTTTCTTTAATGCTATCATATCTTCTAAGATATACTGTGCTAGTACTTTGTACTGGTACAACAAATGTTAGTTCGTCACCTGTTTGAGAAACAGTATAATCTACATTAAGTCTTTGCAGTATACCATCTTTAAATACTGACACTGTTTTATCAAAAGCTATGGTTCCTATTTCTGCTGGTATAATTTGTTCTTGTGAACCATCAGTAATTTCTATCTCTGCTTGTTGATAATTAGAATATAATTCGCCGTGATTAATCATATCAAGTTTATCAAATATACTAATACTATCCCTTTTTGACAATGCAATCGTATTCAATGCTTCCTCAAGTAATAAAATATCATCTTTAGATTCACTTCCTGGATCATTTAATATTTCTCTTATTGTAGTTACTAGTTTATTTTTATAACCTTGATACGTTGTTGATAGAAATTCAACAGCTTTAATTGGATCATAGTCATCTCTAGTTAAGGCAAAAAACGCATCTCTAACGTCAACTGAATTTGTAACTAATACACTTCCTCTATTGTTAAATGTAGTTGTAGTGCCTGTTGATGTTAGATTTCTAAAATTATTAAATCCATTCGCTTCACCTGTAAGTCCAGGTGCAGTTTCTAATATTCGTAAGAAATGTTCATATACTAACGAATAAGATAACTCTATATTATTATAACTCTTATTATCAATGTTAAATTCTAGTGAATGATGAAGTCTTTGAAATCCATTATCACCGTCGTTTACTACGGCATTTAGTGTACAATAATCAACATATACAAATCCTTCTGGTTCATCAGTTAGTGTTACTGTATTGTTAGGAGCGTCAACTGTGTAGTTTGCAATTTGCTTTATACCTTCTACGTATACGTCTACCGCATTTACATTTTTAGGTCTTTGCGATAATGTCAGTGTCTTACCTGCTTCTCTTCCAAATTCTTGTCTAAAGTTTCTATAATCAAATATAGTATCAATGTATATAGATTCTAATGCGCCATTGATATCGAAATGTGCTTCATTTGGAATATCAACTATGAAACAATACTCACTTAAGTAGTCACCTGCTTTTAAAACTGGAGTGAAACCTAACTCTAGGTCTGCATTATATAAACTAGAATCACCTTCTACGTATGTAAAAATTCTTGCATCATCTAAGTTTGATCCATCTTTAGCATAAATTTTGAAAAGAGGAAACTCCCAATCAGTAGTTGTATCTTTTAATAAACTACTATTGTTAAGTTCTAGTCTGCTATCAAATTCTATAATAGGACGTTTAGCTTGTTCTATCTTGTCCATATTAGAAGTTGTTATGAAATTTTTAATATCATCATAATGATACCATTTGTTTTCATTTGACCACCAGTTATCTACTGCAAATAAATTTAATTCGTCTCTACCAATAGTAACGTAATGCTTCTTATCACTACCAGGTGTTAGATTAGAATCAAACCCTGGTCTTACCCAATAGTACATTTCATAGTTTATAAACTTATCTAAGTTTATTGGGATATTAATTGTTTTCTTTGATGTATCGAATAATCTTCTATGGTCATTTGTTAATGCACCTTTATTGAATAATGCATTAAGCATATCTTCATAAAATACTTTATCATATGAACTAGCATAGACTGGTTCTAATCCGTAATTTTCACGATTGAATGCATGAGGAGGGTACGAAAGATAGATATCTTCTTCTTTGTTTATTCCCTTTTCTTTTCTTCCTACAAATGCTTTTGTCTTTTCAACTGAGCCTTTAGAAAACGCTCTTTCAAGTGTTCCTTCAAAGATAGTCTGTAATTCACTATTCTTTAAATGTCCCGGAAGAAAGTCATAAATTTTATTCTTAGCCATTGCTTACTACATCCTCGCCTTGAAGTTCTGATGATGAAATTGCTGAAATGATTTTCACATTTTCTGATGTTGTTACACTTAAGAAAATTTCATTTGGTTCACTAGTGATACTTAGCAAGTCTGTAAACCCGCTAGTAGAATATTTAGGTGTTATAATAACACTTGCAATATAATCTCCAAGTTGCTGATGTAAGTATGATGCTAATTCTGAGAAATAGAATGTGTCGCCAAACTCCCAATTATCTAGTGCAAAGTATTCATTAACTTTTGCTGACACTTCTGTTTTAATTTCACTGTCAGTATATACAGTTCCTGATTTCTTAACAACTTTAAATGTTGCTTGATTTTCAGGAGTTGCAAAAGCACCAAATAAGTATTTAAACTTAACTGGTATGTATGAGATATGGTCTGCTATTGCTGACTTAGGTTCTATACCACTCATTAGAGATTTTAGTTCGAAATTATTTGGAGAAGTTGGTATCTCTGTTTTGAAACCACCTGCTATCCATTGGTTGACTCGTCTTACGTAATCACTTGTAAGAACATACATGTCAACGATGTTACTTGTGCTAGGATCAATTCTTTTATCTACGTCTGCATAATGATCCCATCTGTAACTCATAAATTTATCTTCAACAAAACTTTTACCATCGACTACATCATATTGTGTATCACCAAAGTATATTCGGCTATTTGCACCTGGAGTAACTTCATTGAATACAAATGACGTTGACCAAACACCTGCTTGATATAGAAACCATTCGTTAGTGTCTGTGTTAAACCATAATCTAAATTCAGGCTGATTGCCTGTAGGTATAGGATTAGATACTGTGCCGGCATTGCTTGCCGCAGTTGCAGTCTTAGATGCTCTATGTAAAACAATGTTGTTATTAGTTGTATCTGTATATGACTCTAATATAAATTTTTGAACGTCTGTATTGCCTTGGTCATCTTTAAGATTGAAAACATTTATTACACCGTATGGGTTTCCAGAAGTATCAAGTGATAATAATTTAACTCTTGTTGGATCAACATACCCTGTATTTGTTCTATAATCATCATATACATAAGCACTTGTAGTGACATATGAAGATGTTTGTACTTCAACTTGTTTTGCAACAACTACGTCTGCTACAACTTTAACCCCAAAATTATCTAGTGTAGTAGTCGCACTACCGTCACCGATATACACATCAAGTGTACTTCCTTGACCTGGATCTATAGTCCAAAAGTAAATTGTATAATTATTACCTGAACCAGAAACTAGTTCACAATGTACAGAAGGAATAATTGTTCCTCCATTATCTTTAATAATCATATTGCTTTCTGTGATTGACTCTGATGTTGCAAAGTTTATTTCACCATAAGCAGTTTGTTTAAATCTAACATCGTTTTCTATATTGTCTGCACTTGTAATAGCACCCCACGTTTTAGAAGGATATGTAAATTTGTATATGTTTGTATTTGTATCATACTGTGTGATAAAATCTTTCTGAACACCTGTCATACCAAAAGTTGCTGTTGCAGATGTTTCGCCAGCTGGTAATTCGCTTATATCAAGCCATAAAAAGTTTTCTGTTACTGGTGCAGAACCAAAGTAATTAGATGATGCTTCACCTTTAAATCCGTATAAATTTTCTAAGTTAGTTGATGACACTGAACTAAATGATGCCGCGGCATTGGCTATGTTTGCTGAATCTGTATCCGATGTAATTGGAATAGCATCTGTTGAAACATAAATCTCACTTGACGGTGATACTGTTTCCCCAAGTGCAACATCCGTTAAGTCAGAAACATACTGTGATATATCTGCGACTTCAAGGCTAAGTGTGTATTGTGGAGTTGACCCTATAATATCGTTGGGTGTAGCTGGTGCAGTTATAGTACTAGATGGCAAATCATAAGTTATACCTGCTGGTGACACTAGTTGATGTTTGTATGTAACTGATGAAACAGTTGCATTGTTTTCAACATAGTCGTATGTTACATCTGCGCCTGTATGCTGATAGTCTGCTTCAAATGTTGCACCGCCTGTGCCGTTAGATGCATAATTGCTAACTGGTGTATAACCTACAGTAATTTCGTCTGTTATATTTGCATCACTAGATGATACAGTTTTTGCACCATCGTAATAGTTAATTAATAATTTATCTCTTTCTGCAAGACTTGTCTCATTGTCAACAACAACATCTTCATTGCCATAATAAAATTTTATTTGGTCATAGCTTTCAAATACAATCTTCTTACCAGCAATCTTGGCAACATAACTTGCTTCGTTTGTTCTTATTCCTGGCTTGTACTCATATTCGATACTGACTTTGCCACTTAAATCGACAACGCCATCCCATATTTTCCATTCCCATTTATCAGTTTGATTTGCTTCAATGTCCCAATATAAAGTAAATGATGTAACATTTAAGTCATCAATCTTTTGTGTCTTGATTGCAGAAATTTCTGCTTCTGTAAATTTAGTTCTAAATGCTCTAGTTACAGATTTAAGAGTTCCATTTTTTTCTGTAATAACTTTATTTAAAACAATTTGACCTGGGTCAGTAGATACTACTTTGACAACTTTTGCATAATATTCTGTACTTGACTCTCCGACTATTCTTACACAGTCACCTTGTTCTACGTTCCAAGGAGCAGTACCATCTATTTGTAAATTGTTTAGAGGGTTTTTTGTGTATGCCTCATCAACTGTAATATTTGCACCTGCATTATCTTTATAATTATAATAAAACTTATTATATAATGAAGGGTGTCCTAACGCTCTTGACAAATCATTTCTAATGAAATCGTCTGCATCTCCGTTACTTCTGTCGAAATACAAATTCATGTTTATAAAATCATCTTCAACGAAAACAGAACCATCTGTTCCTGTAATACTTAAGTTTGAATGATGACCAGTAACATCATCCATTTCAAAGTAACGAGAGTTACCTGCAAAAGTTGTGTTAACTGATTTTAATTTTTTTACAATGTTGTTACCTAATGTAAGTGGATATACATTATAGTCTTGTGCGTTTACCATTCTATCTTGTGAATAGTAAGCCTTTTGTGCAATTCTTCTTACACTTGTAAATGTTTCGCCTGCAAAGTTTTCACCAAAGTCTTTAGTACTTGCCATAGTAACAGACAATCTATATGTCTTATCATCTGCACCTGTATATGGAATAGAGATAGTAACATTTGATATATCGCCTGACTGTACTGAGAAGTTTTCGTTAGCACAAGTTCTAAACCATGTTCTATAATCACCGAATGCCGCATTGCCAAATATTCCATCTGGATATCTTAATTCTATTGAGTTGCTAGAGTTTGTAGAAATATTTACAAGGTCGCCGTTGCCTGTTCTTAATGAATTATATATTGCAGTTTCACGTGTATCGTTATCTACTTTAGTAACTGATGATTTGTATGACAAATCTGAATTTAGTTTATGAACCCAAACATCTGTGTTCGACACATTTTCATTTGTGATTGTCTCTACTCTGTTAGACATTTTCACACTATAAGAAAAGTTTTCAAACTGCAATGTTCCTGCTTTTGCTAAAACAAAGAAACCTGTTCTGTCTGATGCTGGTCCTAAGTTATCATTTCTATTAATGATTGTAAAGTTCTTATCATTTAGCGGAGCACCTTCAATAATTTTATCATTTTCGAAACTTGCTCTGACCGCCTCAAATCTTCTGTTGGCGCCTGATACATTTGATGTAAATGCATATGCAATAGATTTAGAATCTTGTTTCTCATTTATTTCGTACAAGTAATTTTCAACATTACCTACGTTTAAACTTGCACTTGGATCTTGAATTTTTGTATTTTTATTGAAAGAAGAATTTAATACTGTAATGAATTTTTCATACCAGTCAACATCATTAGAGTCGTTCCAGTTGATAACGCTACCGGCAAGAGAGGAGCCTTCGTTATCTGCAACATCTTCTGTAGTTGATATACTTGTGATTTTCATCATACCACTGGCATTGATTGGTCGTGTCTTTGTATAACCAAGTGTTCTTGCCATACGTAAAATACTTTCACGGCGCTCTGCGGTATCCATGAAGTTTTCACGTGTGTTCATGTCATTTCTAAATGCTAGTGAATGACCTAAGTATGCTACAAGGTCTAAAATCGCAATGAATTCAGAACTTGCTATAAAATCATTAAATTTTTCTGGGTATGTCTTATTGATGTACGCAAGTAAACTTTCACGTATTGTATCGAAATCATAAGACTTCAAACTTACGTTACTAAACGCAGTGTATACACTGGTCCAACTTTCACTTGCAAATAAGCTATCTATTCTTTCTTGACTCATTGTTCTATTCTCTCTTTAAATCTATCGTAAGTGTGATAGGCTCTTTTTCTGGTAAAATCGCTACACGGATAGATGCTGTGACTGTATGTTCACCTTCAGTTAAGTTGATGGACTCTAAAGTTACTCTAGGTTCATCGCTGATGATGTTTGTTAAATCTTCTTCAATAAGTGTTCTTGTGTTAGGAGTCAATGGTTCGAATATCATATCATGTACAATAGACCCATAAGTAGGCATCATCACTCTTTCCCCTTTTCGGGTCATGATATTATTCATCAAATCTTCCACAACTAGTTCTTTGCCAGTCAATGTGTGATTGATTGCACTTTTGTTCTTTGTACTGAAACCTATAAATCTTGCCATTATGTACTCTCTTTACTTATTAAGAGTATTTATCATCGTATAAACTTCGAACTTTTTGTATTGACTTTTTATTTAATTTAATGTACAATCGTTATTAATCATATAAAAATGGAGAATAAATAAAAGTATGCCAAATTTAGTACCAATGGTCATAGACCAAACTGCAAATGGAGAACGTAGCTTTGATATATTCTCTCGTTTGCTCAAAGAAAGAGTTATATTCTTAACAGGTGAAGTAAATGACTATCAATCTGACTTAATCTGTGCCCAATTTCTGTTCTTAGAAGCAGAAAACCCAAAAAAAGATATACATTTTTATATCAATTCACCAGGCGGAGCAGTAACAGCCGGAATGGCAATCTATGATACTATGCAATTCATTCAACCAGATGTTTCAACAATGGTTTTAGGACAAGCATGTAGTATGGGTTCATTGTTGGCAACTGCGGGAGCTCCCGGCAAAAGATTTATGTTACCTCATGCAAGACACATGATACATCAACCAAGTGGCGGCGCCGGTGGACAGGCAACAGATATGGAAATTCAAGTAAAAGAAATTCTAAAAGTTAAAGAAAGTCTTACGAATATCTATGTTAAACATAACTCAAAAGGCAAAACATTTAATGATTTACATGCTGATATGGAGCGAGATAAATTTATGGGTCCGGAAGAGTCATTAGAATATGGCTTAATCGACAAGGTTATTAACGAGAGACTCGACACTCCACAGTAGTCCAAAACTTGACAAACTAGCGATTCGTGTTATAGTAATATCTTAATAAGGATATTACCATGATAAAAAAGTTAGTAATCGCTAGTTTGTTCTTATCTTCGTCTGCATTCGCAGATAGCTATGGGTATAGTTACAAAAATCTTACAAATATAATGGATAATAAAACTGCAAATATGATGCAGTTTTCAGATAACTCCAAGCATATGCCACGTGAACGATTAAAGTTTGGAAACTTTTATGGACGTGATGCATTAGAAATTACATTAAAACAATCTGATACCGGTAGTATCGGTGATGCTGGTCGTGATATGGGTTGGGGCAATGCCCAACGTATTCAAATACGTGAGAAAGAATATAATCGTGAAATGCGAGACGGAAAAGAATATTGGTATAAGTTATCAGTATTCATGCCTAAGAATTTAGGAAGTAACAAACACACACTTAGCTTGTTTGATTTAAAATTAAGAAAAAACAAACAAGAAGGTACTCAAGTATTCTCATGGAATATCACTAATGGTGAATTAAATTTTCAACTTGAAACTGGTGATTGGTTATGTTGGACACGTAAAATAAAAGGTGGGGCAAATCGTAAACAATGCTCTTTTAACGATAATTTTATCTCAATGCCAAAAAGTCAAAATGCATATCGAAACAAATGGGTTGATGTTGTCATGCAAATCAACATGATTAAAGGAAAAGAAATGTTTCGTGTATGGGCAAACAATGAATTAATATTGTCATTTGCTGATGATATCAATCCTTTTGGTCGTGAATTGGGATTTAAGTTTGGATTATATAGGCATCACATGACTACTAAACTAAAAGACGATGTTGCATATTATTCTGATATCAAACGAGGTAATTCTTGTTTTGATTTGGGTGTAAACTGTGGTAAATTTATGGATGATTATACTGGTTTTGGTGCATTTAATATGAAGAAAGTGCTACATGTAGAGAAATATGTAGAGAATAATGGACCTAAACTAAGATTTAATGATATTTGTTACAAAAAAGGGTGTGAAAACTTGACAAAATAGCGAATCGTAGTATAATATACTTATGTTGAATGAAAGAGAGGACTTAACTATGACTACATACCAAGAAATTGCTAACGAGGCAAAAACACAGGCTGTACAAGCCGTTGACACATTTTTCAATAACGTTCTAAAAGGTGAAGACCAATACTCATGTGGTTTTGCATGGGTTACAGTTTATCCTGAAAATAAGGGTAATACTAAACTCGGTAAACAAGAACGTAGAAGTTTAGAATCTATTGGATTTAAAAAAGACTGGACAGGCAAAGCATGGCAGTTGTGGAATCCAGGTGATTACGCAGGTCAAAATATTGATTGTAAAGAAGAAGGTGCTCAGGCTTATGCTAAAGTAATGAAATCACATGGCTTCAAAGCATATGCAGGTTCGAGGTTAGACTAACTAAAAAACTTGACAAACTAGCGAATCGTGTTATTATAATTACATAATCAGAGAGAGGGAACTATGAAATTTAAACTATATCAAATTCATCTTACAGACGCAGAGATTGACCTTATTAACGAAAAAGGTCATGATGCAGTTCACAAACAATCACTAAAATTAGACATGGGTCTTGGCAAAAACGATACAGGTCGAGTTGCCGGTGATGCGTTCAATCGAGGTTATTATACTCATGTGAGTAATATAACTGCCGAAGGTCTTGAAGATGTATTTCAAATAGGTAACATTGGTCCAGAAGAAAACATTGAGCGATTGGCTCCTATGTATTCTGTTAGTGTTGGTGACATAGTAGAAGATGTAGATGGCAACAAATCTGTTGTTGCAAATATGGGTTATAAGGAGGTTGTATAATGGCAGTAGTTAAAAAAAGTGAAGTGCGTGAGTACGTAATTGATTTGGATAGTTCGGCTGGTAATGCTTTCTATCTACTTGCAACGTCAAATAAATTAGCAAAGCAATGTGGATTAAATCCATTTAAGCTAATGAATGAAATGAAGTCTGGTGATTATATCGAATTGCTAAAAGTAATGGATAAACACTTTGGTCACTTCATTAAGTTCGAAACAAGTAATGAAGAATACTTAAAGGCTTTTAACTAAAGCCAGGAACAAAACTCCACATCTTAGAAGTTTTTATTTTCATAGCGGCTAGCTTTTCATCGAACTGGCCGTTATTCTTTTTTATATTAGTTTGAATTTCATCTGTGATATCATACCATTTTTCATTATTAGTTAATGCAATGATAGGATGACGTTCAATTTTATCAACGCCTTCATTAAAGAAATAATATAACAATGCATCAAATTGTGGTTGTGATAATTCTTTCTTAACAAACTTTTCTAAAACATTTCCTATATTACGTAATTGCTTTTCCAATATAAAGTTTGCCATTGGTTTTGTAATCTTGCCTGTGCTAATATTAATTCTTTGTGATGCAACTGTAATATATCCATAACGTAATTCTGTATTTGTTACTTGATATCCATAACCTAATATATTGTCTTTCATTTCTAATGATGGTGTATGTGTATCTATGATTGCATTCTTACTCATTTCACTGAACACTAAATCAACAATAGGAAACACAGTTAATCTAATATGCGATAAAATATAATTAGGTTCGCCGGTTTCTTTATATCCTGTACCCAAATAAGTGCCATTAGGAGTTACAACATTCAACGGAAGTTGAATGTAATTTAATAATGAACCTTTTTTCTTATCAAATAACATTAATTACTATCCTGTTTTACACAATCAAATTGAATTTTATAGTATTCATTTTCTTCCCAACTTTTCCAATTGGCTTTGTCAATTAACATTTCACATTGACCTAATGATAATGGATTTTTGTTTACATATTGATTGCCCACATAAACCCATTCGGTACCGTTAAAGCCCCATATTGTTATTATAAATAGAAATTCTTTCATCATGCTAACCTCACATTGGTTGTTCCTGTTACGGAAGAGTTATCTGCGACTTTGTATCCACGTGTTAATATATATGCACCACGTTCTGCACTTGCGGCTGAGAAGTGCATTGGATCCCATGGAGCACTCCAGTTACCACCCCAACCTAAACCATGTCTAGCGGCTATCTCACCAATATTGAGTGGGAAGTCACAACCTTTGTCTGCACCTCTAGTTACACCTGGATTCCAACCTGATGGTCTAGTTTTTGCATATCCATTTGGTGCATATGCATTAATATCTATAGCGGCTCCCATTGCATGGAAGCTAGGTCTTGAACCACCTCTTTGATTTCTATTACAGTATCCACCTAATGTTCTTACCACATATCCTGTTGCTTCTAAATCATCAATCAGTCCTTGGAAGTTAGATTGGAATATTTCGGCAACTTCGCATCCAACACCATTACTTGCACGTATTGATGCAAGACCTTCTCCTGGTGGTAGCCCAGGAACATCTTCGGTTTCTTGGTCTCCCTGATTAGCGGCGTCAAATTGTCCGTCTGCACTTGTTGGGTCTTTTGATATTTCGTTACCTGCTTTTTGTGAATCAGTAGTTGCTTCTGGTGTAGACCCATCGGCCGCCTTTTGTACTGTTTCTGTTCCACGTAAAAACGGTTCGTGTGTTGGTATCTTAGGTATGATACTTTCGTCTATTTGTGTATTTTCTAAATTCTGTATATCTGGTTGTGCGGCTAATGGTATATCAAAAGCGATAGAAGCCATAGGACCATTAAGATGCATTTTGCCGTTTACTGTACTAACGTACATATTTGTTTCTACTTTTTGATGCAGTGCTCCACCACTTTCTAAAAACACAGAGCCTTTAGTTTTTGTGTGATATTGATTACCTACATTTAAGTTATAATTGTCACCAGTACGTACATTAATCTTTTCACCTGCTTCAAAGTTTATATTTTTATCTGCACGTAGATTAAAATCTTTTTCAGTACGAATAGACATATTACCTTCAGCATAAACCATAACTTCACCATCTGCACCTATTTCTACCCAACCAGAACCCGAACTATTAATTGCATATACAAAATCATTTGTACCGTCAACAATAACTTGTGCTCCTGAACCAGTAGAAATTCTTATCTGATTAGGATGAATAGTGCCATCGTCTCCGACAGACCCATCGTCCATTGTAATACCATTGCCGCCCGGTGTTGTCCAGCCATATACTTTTGATGATTGTGTTGTATTATAATTTGCATCACGCAATGGACTTGAAGTAGATTGACCTCGTTTGCTATCTGAGAATATACCTTGACTTGCAGTATTAACATTTCTGTTTGAATTTGCTTGGTCTTTTTCGTCTGTATTTTGTAAGTCTTCTAATTTAGTTGGTGTTACTTTAGCAACTTTGACATCTTTTGCAATGCCTTCTCCCATACCTGAACCATCTGGATTGGCTACACCTGCTGAACCTCCTGATACTGTTCCTGGAATTTCTTGTGCTACTGCAAACCAATAACCTTCATTTAATACCCCATTGTCTGCAAAGAAAACTAATATAGTAACCCCACCATCAGGCGGAACAGAGAACATTCCATATGACCCTTGCTTATTAGAACCACCAAAAGGACTTGCATACATAAAGTACATTGGTTCTTCTGGATCTCCACCAAGTTTAGGTACATAGGCCGCAATACGTCCTCTACCTTCAGGGTCAGGCTTATCTGCTATAGTGATAGCTTTATATATACCACTTTTGATATTCTGTAAAATAGGGTTTTCTTGTGACTTTCGATTACTCAAAATCGACTTAGCAAGACTGTTTCCTATCATAGATTCATTAGCCATTGTTTATCCTCTTGTATGCGTCCCAAATTAGATTAGATACTTTTTTCATTGATTTGTCTGACCAATGACCACAATCTAGTGTATCTAGTAAAAAGGTTGCTGGTACTATTTCTATTTTTCTATTTGCCCTATTCATATCTTTTAGATATTTATGTACAATTTCCCAATCACCTGGTTGGTTATTTGATTGTTCCCAAAACTGTATGTCTATGAATATAATATTCCATTTCTTTGCTAGTGTCAACCAATTTAATCTTCTTATAATTACTTCTACGTTTTTTATAAATGAATTTGCAGGTCCACTAAGATGTAAGTTTGACATTACCCATGCCTCTGTCATTGCATTTGTTGCCTTCTTAGAATACTTGCCAAAGTTTGAGTGCAAATCTTGTAACTCAGGATATTCTGCGATACCATCGGAATCATTAAGTGGAGAGATTCCCATCTTCGGTTGAAGTCCTATATGAAAATCCCAACCAACTAAACACTCATTATATAATTCTCTTGATGGTTTACTTAATCCAGGTGATAATACATTCATATAAAAACTTTGTCGTAACATAGAAGAAAGTCCAACTACAATAGTTTTTGTTTGGTCTGACTTTTCTTCATTTGTCCACTGCTCCATTCTTCTCATTATTGCTTCATTTGATGAACCTGGTTTTGCAAGATTTAGAAAAAAGGCGTTGCCGTTGTTATCACTCTTTCTATTAAGGAATTGAGATAAGCAATATTTTTTTGGTAATCCATCACCGAATAAAAAACTATCACCGAATATAGCAATAATGTCTTCTTTGTGTTCGTCAAATTTAGATAAATTAGTTCTTGTTGGCCATTCATTCTCCCAAGTTTCTCTTTCTTCGCCATATCTTTTATCTACTGCATAAGGAGAAAGACGATTGGGTTTCCAGGCTTTATCATTTTTTAGCTTACTAAAGCATGACCATTCTGTATTAAATTCTTTCATTTCGTATCCTATGGCGTTGGCGGGTTAACGATTACAAAATCGCCTGCGTTAAAATTAATATCAAGTTGTAATGGTCCATTACCATCAGTGTCTACGTCGGTTGCAACTCCGCCAGTACTTGATACTGCTAGGTCTGGATATTCATTTGATATTGTATTTTTTACAGTTGAAGTGTTTATTCCTGGTTTATAATATTCAAATGAACCAGGTGTTGCTGTACTGTTTACTAAACCAAAATGTGTTGCAGGGTCTTGTATTGTTACCTGTTGTCCACTTGCATCGTTGTAAGTTATAGGACCGATAGCACTAAAGTCCAATACTTCCTCAGTCATAGTTACTCCTCCAACTGTTTCAGTTATTGTTGCTCTCGGTGCCGCCTCAGCTTTATCTAATAATTCATTGTATACAGAAGTAGCATTTTTATATTGATTAACTTGTGATTGTGATACTTGTCCATTTGTTATTGCATCATCAACATTGGTAATAGAAGTTCCACTAGTATCATTTAGAGTTTCTACTATTGGTATAGCCGCAGTCCCATTTGGTTCTTTAATAGGTTTTGTGATTTTTTCATATGATATATCACCATTACTATCTTGTACTGCAATTATGCCTGTTGTTACACCATCTTTTGTGTCAAGACTTCCTCTTAAATTATTTACTTCTACTTGTAATTCTTCTGCTTTTGCTCTATCTTTATTTCTTCCATAGTTTCCTGTAAAGTAGAAACCATCAATATCATCTTCAAGTTCAGCTAACTCTGCCTCTTTAGCAGTTAATGTCTCTAATGTTTGAGCATCTTTGACACCTTTAATTGCATCTGCTCTTACTCCTGTTGTTGCACTTGTATTAATATCAGATATTGTACTTTCAATATTTTTAACTTCTTCATATTCTCTATCTGTTAAATCGTGTAGCCCTCGACCATCGATTATATCTTGTGCTTCTTGGTTCAATGCAGAAACTTTATCAGCCTCATTGGCAGTTAGTGTTCCACTTTCAACATTAACATTATAACTTCTAGGGTATAGACCAGTTGCGTATGCTTCATGGCTTGAAGAAAATCCTAAGTTGTTGAGTTGAACATCTCCGTCAATTATTGCATTTGGTCCTTCAACACTTTCTGCTTTTACTTGGTCTGATACTTCAAAATCATAAGGATCAACAACATCTAAATTATCCATAATTGATAATGGTTCTTTTTTAATATCATCGTTGCCTTTGATATATCTTTCTGCTTCAATTCTGTTTGCTTCATTAATATCATTTAGTTCAGTTTGGTCAATGCCAGTAACGTTTGTTCCTACTGTTGCGTTTCCTGATGCCTCAAGAGCATGGTCTATTTCTGCCATAGTCTGTGGAGTAACAATATACCCATTGTCTATAGCTTCATTATATGCATTACGAGTTGACTCTGATACTGAATTGTTTCCTGTTTGATAATCTTCTTCTAGTCTTCTTGCAATATCATTTGCAGATTGTTGTACTGCAATACAAGATTGTTGGTGACCCAATGCACATAGTCCCTCAGCCTGTTGTCTAGCAAGTGCTAATTGTTTTGCAACTGATTCGTTTGGAACTGCATAGTCATTTTGAAAAGATGGATCAAGAAAGTTTCTTGTTGCATTTTGTAATTGTAATACTGCATGTGGTCCTGTAGCATCTACATCAACTACATATCTATCACCGTTTTCTGTAACTCCTGTGCCTGCTCCTACTGGTGCAACTATATCTTCTGCCCTTGCTTTTGCAGAAGTGTCTTCTGCCGCATTTGGGTTTTCTAATCCTGAACTTGTGTCATTAACACCTAATAGTGGATCAACAGTATATTGATATACACTGTCATTCATTAATTCTGGGTCTGGAGCATCTAATAATGCATTTGCTTTTTGAAATTCTTCTGCGGCTGGTAATTTAACTAAGCCTAATGTTTGTGTAAATAATCCACCACTAAATGAACTAATAACAGATTGTACAGAATATACACTTGTCATTAATCTTGTCTTTTTAATACCATCATAATTATTTGAGTCTTGTCCAACACGCTCTGGGTCATCTAAAAATACATCCTCTGCTTTATCAGATACTAATATAAGATAGTTGGCGCCATTAATTTTAGAAAGATGCATCTTGTAATCTTCAAGTGAATTCTTATTACCAAACTTTGCCTTCTCCATAGAGGGAGATAAAATACTATCAACCCAATATGGGTCACCTTTGATTGTCATTTGAATGTTCAACATACTTAAATTATTATTTCTACCTTCGTAATATTTTGCCATTGCGACTTCAATATTTTCTTGGTCTGCTGATTTAATAACATTTAAGTTAGTAGGATTTGATAATAATGATTTTGTAATACGTGAAAAGTTAACTGGATTTTCTACTAATGCTTTTAGTAAACTAGAAAATTGGTCTTTACTTAACTTATTAATCATTTCCTTATCTAGGTCTTCGGTTAGTATAAGTTCTTGTCCTTCACTGCCCGGATACAATCCAAGGTCATTCCAGTTATTGGCTATCATACTTGTACTTTCAACAATTTTAGTTGAGTACAAATGTCCTAATGCTTCACGCATAACTTCATTTTGTGTTAGTTCATTTTCTTTTTGACCTGTTAATGTTGTATTGAGGCTTCCCTTTATTTCTTGAATTTTATTGTGTAATTTATTATAATTTTCACGTGTTTCGCCTTTTAAAATCTCTTGCAAGATTTCGTATTCTTCTGTGTCAGTATCAAACATAGATGCCATTTGATTAGCATCTGCCCCATTAACTGAATTCATTATATCTAAGACATCTGTTGCATTATCGGGTCCAGTTATTCTTCTGCTAACTCTTTCTTTAAATTCGTTTCTTATAGCATCGTTCATTGCCTCAAATTTTTTCTCATATTGGCCTCTTGCTGTTTCCAACATTCCTATGCCGTCTTTTAATCCAGTTGCTTGACTTTCTAATTCTGTTAGTTTTTGTTTTGCTCTTTCATCAATCTCATTTCGCCAATCACCCACTGTTTCTAAAAAGCTATTTGCCATATAAGCATCACTTGGTAATACATATGCTTTTTGTAATTGATTTGCTAGACTGATAGATAAATCTAAGATATGTTCATTTCTTCCAGTATACTGATAGTAATATCTTTTATTACAATGTCCCTCTAATAATACTGAACTTAGTACTTTTGCTGTTTCTTCTGTTAGTTTTGCATTATGTAATTGGTTTTGTACTATTAATGCTTTCTGTACTGTAAGAAAATATGTTACTTCATATGTTTGCTTACTTGTTAAAACATTATATCCTCTTAGTTTTGGTCTTGCATGTGGCAAGATTCTAAATAGATTAGACATCCTAGGCGTATCATCTGTTAGTGCTTCTCTTATTTCTTTAGAGTTTAAACATATACTTTCTATTGCATTGTATATAGAGGAACCAGGAGTTATAACACCTGTCTGTTGTCCAATTTTTACAGAACTCTTTTTTGATGTTTCGTTATTACCAGAAGATTTATTTGATTCATCTGGTGAAGTCATTTGACCTTGTGCAAACATTTGTTTGAAGGTATCATCCATTTCAAACTTAAAATCATTTATAAATTCTGAGTCTCCTACCACTGCCCTTTCTACTAGTTTTTCATTTAACTTTTTAAAGAAGTTTTCTAATGTTTCTTGTAGTGTATCAGCAACATCAAACTCAAAGTTATAATCCATTTGTGATAATTCTGTATCTGCAACGACTTTATCATTTACGATTGTGCCATCAATAACAAGATTAGTACCTTTAGATTCTGTTGCCGACTGTAATTCATTATATTTTGTAATTACGAATGGGAATATTTTTGTTGCTGGTAAGTTTTTAACTAAATTACCCTCAGTATCATATCCTCTAAACCGAACTTTCATAAAGAATGTTGCATTTTGTAAATCAGGATATCCGCATACTAATATACTATTGTTTAACATATCAGGAAGTGATGTACCACCAACTTGTGAAATTGTAAATGATAGATTAGTTGCTGTGCCTGCCATCTTTGATGCAGAAGATGTACCTTGACCAACACTAGTTACTGTTAAGTCTGTGATGTTTAATTCTGTTGTTATTCCTGTTCTTGCGATTGTAACAACGTTCATGTCATTTGTAGGCCATGCGTCATTAACAATGTCATCCATCATTTGTGGTGTTTGTTCAAATGCAAGAAATTTGTTTGCTTCTTGTTGATTGACAATAAACAAATCTAAGTTATAAGTATAATTCTCAAAAGCATCTAATTCGTTTTCCCAGAACAATCGTTGTTGTTCCATATTTTGAAGTAATTCAGCTAGACTATTAGATGAGCGTATTGCAGTTCGTTTTTTGTCTTCAATATCTTGTATACCTTGTTGTTCTGGTTCTTGAATTACTTCACCATTTGATATTAAATCTCTTTGAGCATCATCATCAATAACTGGAACACCATCGGGTTGTGTACCATATGCCATACCCAATCCGCCTTCAATGCTATCTCCAAAATAACTTAATGCTTCTTGTCCACCTTCTTTTTGAATCATCGCAGACACCATTTTTTCTGCTAGTTCTGGATTGGCAGATAAATCAATAGGAGCATTTTTATCTATTCCCATTTTGTTTGCAACGAAGTCTACATACCCAGGAGTATTGTTTTCGTTAGGTGGAGCCCAACGTTGAATCATTCCTTCAACTGTGTTTAGTCCGTGTTTGTCTTGGTAAGTTTCTAAGGTTCTACCTAATGCTCTAACACCATGTTCAGGTGTGGCAAAAGAAACAAATGCTCCATCGTCACCTGTTTTGCCTTTCCAAGCAGTAGAGTTTGTTCTAATATTGCCTGGGTTATTGTTTCTTACGCTTCTTACTGCCATTATACACTACTTCATATTATCTAATTGGATCTTGCTAGGTATTTTTATTTTAGTACCTGCCGTAAAATCATTTATCGGGTCCTGTATAATATCAGGATTTCTTTTAGCAAAAATCCACCAGTATTTTGAAGTACCATATAATTCATAACTGCACAAGTCAGGTCTAATATTATAATTCTGTGGTATTGTGTAAGTTTCATCTAATGGACTTTTTTGTAAAAATACAGGATTTTGTATATCCAATACTTTATCTTTTAGTACAGTAGTTTTCTTCCACGGAGATGTAGGATCATATGCCATTATACGTACCCCTTATTGGCTAAATTTCCACTCAAATAGTCATTCATACTAAAGTTTTTTCTAACATTCTTTGGAGAATATGTAGTTGTCAATGACATAACAAACATATTCTGTACCGGAACTCTTGCACCTGACGATGTTTCAACATAGTCAATGTCTGAGTCTAAGTTCCATGTAAAATCTCTTATTAAAACAGGAACATTAGTATAGATACCATGTGCATCTAATCTCAATATTGGTGGGGGAAGACCGGCATTATCTGATTGCATACCAAAGTCCATCTTTAATGCACCTCTCATAAAGTTAGCCATTTGTAATACAGTTTGTGCTTCTGCTTCATCACGCACAATAACAGGAGCTGTCATGTTAAATTCAGTATTTGAAGACATATCAAATGCTCTTTGTTGAAAATTAGTATGAGATAAATCATAGGAACTATACCCGGTACTCGTTAACACTGTGATTGTTGGTGTATACGGGAACTGAATACTGTTCAATCCAGAAGCACTTAGACGCCCACTAGGGTCTCTCAGTGTCACTGGTTGGTCTTGTACATACATATTGTTCATGTTTAACTCCTTCTTTCTTGTATTTATCGTTACTTAAACTACGAAGTTTAAAAATAAGCATTTTAGCACTTGACATTGGGTATCAGATGTATTATAATTAATAATATTAATAGGAGCAATACCATGGCACGTAGAGGTCAAAATTATTTAAATAATAAAGATATGCTAAAAGAAATTCATATCTCCAAATCAAACTTTTGTTGGTTTGATAATAGAGATTTGCATCATCAATTTGATATTATATTAGACGATATAAGTGAAATTCATAAAGCAGAAGAACAGGCAAGAACCAATCGGTCAAATAGATTACAAAAAGCCGCTTGGGACTTAAACGAAGATAAAAAGAAAAAACAAATAGACTTTGCAGTAGATCCAGCATCTTTTGAAAAAGAATCGTTGGTTTTCAGAGTTATGACTTTCGACCACATCCCAGATGAACCAGGTCGTAAAGCGAACCCAAAGACTATTGCAGACCATAAAGTCAAACTTCACTTCCCACCATTCAAACATTATGTGATTGAAGGCAAAGGTGCAAGAGAAGTAGCATGGTCACATCATAACAAAGACAAAGAATTTGATTTACGAGGCGGTAAAATTACGGCAACGTTAGCCAACATGTACATCAAATTAGTTGAGCGTTATTCTCAGAGAAGTAACTGGAGAGGCTATACGTATATTGATGAAATGCGTGGACAGGCATTATTACAACTTGCACAGATTGGATTACAATTCAATGAAGCAAAAAGTGATAACCCATTCGCATATTATACGGCGGCTGTAAACAATTCATTTACACGTGTTCTAAACACTGAAAAGAAAAATCAAGGTATTCGTGACGACCTACTAGAGAAATCAGGTCAGATGCCAAGTTGGACTAGACAATTAGAACATGAAATGAAGTCTCAGGAAAGATGGCAAAAAGTAATTAAAACAAGAATTACTGATGAACAGATTCCAACAGAAACTATCAAAGAGATTTACGCAGACAATGACTAATCTATTCAAAAAAGCGGCTTGGTTTACTGATATTCATTATGGTATGCGTAACAACGCACGCCAACACAATGTTGATTGTGATGAATTCATAGACTGGTTTATTCAAGAAGCCAAAGCTAAAGGTTGCGAAACTTGTATCTTTGGTGGTGACTGGCATCATAATCGTGCTAGTTTAAATATTTCAACTATGAAGTATAGCCTTGCTGGTTTACGTAAACTTAATAATTCATTCGAAAAGGTTTACTTTATTTTAGGTAATCATGATTTGTTTTATCGTGAAACCCGTGATACAAACTCAGTAGAGTTTGCAAAAGAGTTACCTAATGTAGTGCTTATCGATGATAAACTAGTTGAAGGCGATGTAGCATTGACTAGTTGGTTAGTTGGCGATGAATGGAAAGAAGTACCAAAAATAAACACAAAATATATGTTCGGACACTTTGAACTTCCGACATTTAAATTAAATGCAATGGTAGAAATGCCTGACCATGGTGGTCTAAAAAGTGAAATGTTTAAACATCAAGATTTTGTTTTCTCAGGACACTTTCATCATCGTCAAGTGAAAGGCAACGTGATATACACCGGCAATGCATTCCCACACAACTTCTCCGATGCAGGAGATGATGACCGTGGTTGGATGTTCTTAGAATGGGACAAGGAACCGGAATTCTTTGCATGGCCAAATGCTCCTAAATATAAAAATATCATGTTGTCTGCATTGCTTGAAGACCCATCAAAGTACTTGTTACCTAAAACAAGTGCAAGAATAACACTTGATATAGACATTACGTATGAAGAAGCAACATTTATAAAAGATACGTTTGTTGAAGCATATGATTTACGAGACATTGCATTACAGCCAATGAAAAACAGTGAACATGAAAGTGACACTGGCGCTGAAATACATTTTGAAACAATCGATGAAATTGTGATTTCACAATTAAACTCTATTGATGATAATGGTAGCTTTAATAAAAAAGTTCTTGTTGAACTATATCAAAATCTATAATACATGAAAAAGGTTTTAATTACAGGAAATAGAAACTATGGGCTTTGCAAAAGTATTTGCAATCTGTTTGATACTGTGGATGATATTAGCTATACTACTATCAGTCGGAGCAATGGTTGGAATCTGGATGTAGGTCCAGAACAAAAGCGACTAGCCGATTATTTTGTAGATGAAAAGTTTGATATTTTTATCAACAATTCTGCTATATGGAAGTTTCATCAAATTATGATTGCCGAACAAGTTTATGCAAAATGTGTTGAAGAAAAACATTCTGCACATTTTATACATATGGGTTCTACTGCTGATACAGGTGTAAAAGGAAGAACGTGGAGATACCCAACTGAAAAGAAAGCATTAAGAGATTACAATCGTGACTTAACGTACATGACAATGGGTGGGTCTAATGTAAAGACCACATGCTTGTCACCTGGTAGTTTAACTACACCAAGTGTGATGAAAAAACACCCTGATAGAAAGTTTTTAGATACAGAGTACGTAGCTGATTTGATTTTATGGTTGATTAATCAACCAGATTATGTTAATATTAATGAAATTTCTGTAGATCCAATACAAGCAGGAATATACGCAAGAGAGGTAGACGTTTGCTAAAGATTAAGAATATAACGGTCCGTAACTTTATGAGTGTTGGTAACGTAACACAGGCAGTAGACCTGGAACGTGACGCATTAACACTTGTATTAGGTAACAACCTAGACTTGGGCGGTGATGGTTCTCGTAATGGTACGGGCAAGACCACACTTATCAATGCGTTATCATATGGTATATATGGAAATGCACTTACCAATATTAGAAAAGATAATCTAATCAATAAGACAAATGGTAAGAACATGATTGTTACTATTGACTTTGAATTTAACGGAAGTCAATACAGGATTGAACGTGGACGTAGACCTAATGTATTTCGTTTTGTCAGAGACGGCATCGATTTAAATGACGGTGGTGATGAAGCACAAGGTGAAATGAGACAAACTCAAGTAGAAGTTGATTCTATTATTGGTATTTCTCATGCAATGTTTAAACACATAGTTGCACTTAATACATACACAGAACCGTTCTTAAGTTTAAGAGCGAATGACCAGCGTGAACTAATTGAAGAATTACTAGGTATTACTGAATTGTCTCGCAAAGCAGAGGCACTTAAAGAAGTAGTCAAAGAAACAAAAGACCAGATGAAAGACGAAGAATACAGTCTTAAAGCAAAAGAAGATGCTAATACTCGTATTCTAAAAAGCATTTCAGACATTGAACGTAGACAACGTATCTGGAAAGACAAGCACGAAAAAGAATTAAAAGAATTAGAGTCAGCCTTAGACGCATTATCTCACGTAGATATCAAACAAGAGATTGCTAATCATCAACTATTAAATGATTATATAGAAAAGAAATCTAAGTTAGATGAAGCGAATAGATGGGTTGACAGTATCACTGTTGATAATCAAAAATTTTCCGATTTAGAAACAAGAGTAATCAGTGATATAGAAAAGATTAAAGACCATAAATGTTTTGCATGTGGACAAGAAGTGCATGATGATAAACAAGAAGAAATATTAAAAGACAAAGAAGAATTATTAGGTGAAACTAAATCACACTTAATGGAAAATTCAAGTAAGTTAGATACACATACAAAAGTAATCAATGATGTAGGTGAACTTGGTGTTAGACCTAGTGTGTTTTACGATGATTTGAATGATGCATACGAACATCAAAACTCAGTTAGTATGTTGAAAGAACAAATCGAAACTAAAAAGAAACAAGAAGATCCTTATACTGAACAAATTAAAGAAATGCGTGAAGGTAGTTTAGAAGAACTAAACTATAATACAATGAATGCACTTGTTTCTTATCGTGAACACCAAGATTTCTTAATGAAACTATTAACTAATAAAGATAGTTTTATTCGTAAAAAGATTATTGACCAGAACTTATCTTATCTAAACACACGTTTAGAAAAGTATCTTGATAGACTAGGTTTACCTCATGAAGTTAAATTTATGAGTGACTTATCTGTAGAAATTACAGAATTAGGTCGTGAACTAGACTTTGACAATCTATCAAGAGGTGAGCGTAATAGACTTATATTAGGTCTTTCATGGGCATTCCGTGATATATACGAGTCACTTTATAGTACTATTAATGTTCTATTTGTAGATGAACTTATTGATAGTGGAATGGATACGAACGGTGTAGAATCATCACTTGCAGTACTTAAAAAAATGCAACGTGATAGAAATCGTTCTATCTTCTTAGTATCACACAGGGATGAATTATATGGTCGTGTGACCAATGTTCTTAATGTGATTAAAGAAAACGGCTTTACTACATTCTCACAAGAGGATTTCTCACAAGAGGATGCAGTAGATATGGAAACTGCGAAAGCACAAGAAGGAGTACCTAATGTCTGATTTTAAAATGGTCAAAAAGCCTCATAAAATGTTAGATTGGATTGAAGGCGAATGTACTGAATGGGCGCATAATATTATTAAAGAACATTTTAGTATAGAAGATACTGATGAACTTTCCAAAGAGCAAATAGAAGAAGTTATTGCTGAATGGGAAAAACTAACAGAAGCCGAAATGGGTTATGATTGGTTAGCAATCGGTTTCAGAAACATAATTAGTTCGTGGGAAAATGAACACGATGATTATTTAATTTAAAAGGAGTATACAATGAGTACACATGAAAAAATCGTAGAACAATACGAAAACTATTTAAACGAACATGCCGCATGGGAAGACAAAGGTGTCAAAGCCGCGGCCGCTAGAGCAAGAAAGGCTCTTGGTGAAATTGGAAAACTTACAAAAGAAAGACGTAAAGAAATCCAAGAAAAGAAAAATAATATGTAAAAAGGTGTTGACAAGGCTTTCTGATAATGTTATTATAGAGTCATAATAAAGATGCAAAGTGTCTCCTCTCAACCTCTCTCATCTAACTGAGCATCTTTTTTATTCTCACACAGAGAGCAACATCAAGCCCGGCACCCTGTGTCGGGCTTTTTTATTTAGAAAGAGCGTAACATGATTAATCCAATCGATAGAAAAAAAATTAAAGAAGAAGAAAAAGAGAAACTAAATAAACAAGTAAAAGAATATTTGCACAAAGGTGGAGAGATTTCCATCATGCCCGAAGGCGCAATCACTGATGAAGGTCAAATGAATTATAAATTCAGACGTGGAAAGAAAAAGAAGCCAGACAATGAAAGCAAACAAAAACTTTGAACTAACAGTAAGAGATATAGAAATTATCGAACAGGCATTACGTGCCAAAGCAGGTAGACGAGGTCTATCAATCGCACAAGGCGAAACATCAGAACAACTTCACAATGAAATGATAGAGATCCAAAACTTATTAGGTAGGATCCATTCACAAAAAGTATTTTATAGACCCAGAAATAAAACTTATGTAGGAGGTTAATGTGACACCCGAATTTCGTAAAGAAGCGTATCGTAGATTTTGGTTGGTCAAAGGACACTTAGCATGTCATACATGGGCAGATGAGGAAATAATTTCTATGTATGATAGTTACTTCAACCGATTATGGGTTGCTGGTTGCAATGGCGCTCCACTAAGTGAATACGAAGAAGGTTTCGAAGAGGCATATAACGAATTGACTTAACAACGATGTTAAGTTGGCAATCTTTTTCCATAAATATTCATATGAAAGTGATTATGATTATAGTCTTTATACTTGCCTCTGGTGAACAAATAACACCCAAAGGTTGGGAACCAAGACAAATGAATTCAGTTGAAGAATGTCAACGTATAAAAAGTGCCGCAGTTGAGTTTATCGAATATGGTATATCTCAAGGCCAAATACCTGATTATTATGTTGGGTATAAAGTTAGTTGCGTTGTACAAGATATAGAGATACTATCTCCGGAGAAATAACATGTTTAAGTGGCATAAAAAACAAACAGAATATTGGCAAAAGAAATTTAATATAGATTCATATGCTATGATGTGGTTAGCCTGGTTTAAAGGCTTAATCATGGGCTTACTTATCGCTTGGTTTATTTAATACCTTCGATGCAGTGATGCTCAAATGTGCTAGAATTATACTTCCAAAATTCTTCTGCACTAGTTATAATCCAACAACCATTCTTCTCGGACTTATAAGTTACACTAATCGGTGAACGCCATCCGATTCCATTCATATGCTCTTGATATGCGACATAAGTTCCTATACGATTAAACTTCATAAAGATAATATTAACATCTTTGTCTTCTGCAATATCCATAGTCTGTACAATCCAGTCCTCTAAAAGAGGAATTTTTTTATCGTGTAATAGATGGTGCCATGGGAATTCTTTATAAAACTTACACTCACAGTTAAAGTATTTCCAGTTATCAGGAGGTATAATATCTCCTTTAAAACCTCTTACTTGTCCTTCGCTTAAGTTAGATGCTCTATGGAAATTACTACCACCTATAAATGCTCCAGAATTAGGAACACGTACAAAACTACCATTATACTTTTCACTTAGGAATTTTGCTTGTTCTCTTTCATATCCAGAACCCTTAGATTTACTTTTACTTGGCATATATTTAATCTCTTTTCATTATAAAAGGTCTAAAGACCTAATCCCAATTAATATTCATTCGTTAGCACTCATTCATATTAATCGGTATTTCTATTTCTTTATTATACAATACTAATTGGTATAAGTCAAATCATAATATGATTTACACATCATATTACATATATATGATTTACAAATCATATTATAATGAGTCTCTGTCCCGTGAAGAAGCCATAATTGCCCTGTTGCCAGGACAATCAAAAAATGGCTGTACAGAAAATATTGTCTTATCTGTCCCTTGCTCATCGCCTCTATGTCTAAGTTAGTCGCTAGTAACGACGGAGTCGGTTGACGATCCCTCCTTAACTTAGTATTGCGCCTTTCGGCTCAACGGCACTTTTTATAATCCACATAGATAGAAACTATAAAAAGCAGATAGTGTTATATAACCTATCATCGGTAGTAAAAATACTAGTCAACCATGTTCTTTAGGAACCATGGTTGTTTTATAATTATGAATACTCTTTTGTGGTTTACGAGAAGAATGTCAGAATTCATCCTGACTAGTCTGACGGCAAACACTACATTTGCAATCTCAATCCCGAATCGGCAACCCGATTAACAGTTCCACTATGTATGCTGAGGTATTAGTCATTATCTTTTCCCTTTGCAAATTGTATTAGTTATGTAAATGTATTAGCTATATTAGTCTTTATAATATCGGTGTGCCTGCTTTTTTACTCATTTCAAAATTCTGGTCGATAATATCATTCAGATGTTTGATATGGTTTACTGGCATTTCATGAAGTTCGGAGATAGAAACCCCACCTCTCATGTACCAAGATAATTGTAACAGATTTCTATGTACTTTGTCAAGTTCTTTTTCAAAGTTTTTTTGTTTTTTTGCAATTTCTTCACCGCTGGCGGTTGCTAGCCAGCTTAAGAAAAATTTGCAGGGTTAACTTCTATCTGAACAGTCTCTTTAGATTCGCATTCTGGGCAAACAAATTCAAAATTGTTTAACGATTCTGGCTTTTTAGCAATACCTTTAACTCTTTCATCCATACTAGTAACTATTTTAGTAGGAACATTAGCAAGAAATTCTATAATTTGTTTCTTATCACTAACTTCACCTTCTGGTGTTTCTATCCTATCGATAGTTTCTGAGATTAAATCAACATTATATTCAGCTACACGTTTGAAACTTTTGTAAAACTTTTTTGCAAGTTCCAACTCATCCCTATCATTAGCTATGTCATTTTTGACATTATTCATGATTCGCTGTTCTTCAAGCTGGATAAGAGCAACCCGTGTAACACTCTCAAGTGTTGGTGGTCTCATATGGATTGTTAAATTTTCGTATATTATAGGTTCAACCTGATTAATTTCAGGGAACTTGTTTAACACAAAATCGATATCAATATTGAAATCATTCTTATTTTCACACTTTTTGCATGTATGTGTGTATGTAAGACTACTGCCGTTTGTAGCATATTGAATAGCCAAATAAAGTGCCTCTGCATCAATATTGCATAATTTTCTTGCATTTTTGATACTAGGTACACAACTTTCTATTAAAGAAATCATTGCTTCACCATTAAGAAGTGCATCTGGATTACGCATTGTAATCTCATCGATAGCAGTCATAGGCATAACGCCTACTTCTTCTAGTAAAGTTTGGTCAAATTCTGGGTTAAATTTACCTTTAGTTGGTAAACTAACATATAATGCTGGCTTTCTAAAGTATTTAGTTAGCGGGTTATCGGTCATCATTAATTCCTTGGATTGATAAATACACTTATAATAAACTTTAAGTGGTTATATACGTATATTTAGACATATTATAAACTACGAAGTTTAATTTGTCAAGAGGTAATTTAGATGGCTGAAGGAAATGTTTATATTGAAGGTATTGATCCTTCGATCCCTGGTTGGGCGACCGAGACTACGATGGCTCAAATACGAACCATATTGGCTGGAATGACTTCAAATCAAAACGCCACTAACAAAGCATTAGATAAAATATATACAGGTGAAGGCGGAGATGCCGCAAAAGCATATAAAATTTTGCATGATACTTTGGGAGAAGTAAGAACTCAAGGACAAAAAGCGGCACAAGAAGCCGGAAGAGATAGAACAGAACGCACAAGAACCGCAACCCAAAATAATAAAGTAGTAGGATATTTTGAACAACTCATAAGGCAAGGTGAGATTTCAAATGAGATTGCTAAATCTGCCGCGGAAAGAAATAGGGACGCATACATAAAGAAAACAACTACTGGTACTGATGTAACAGAAGAAATGGCAGGTAAAAAATTTGATGAAGAACAGATTTCAAAAACATTTTCAGAAGCAACAGCGGCAATAGGAAAAACTGCGGTCGGCATCCTAGCTACATCAAAAATGATTAATAGCTTTATGGGGCAACAGACAGAAGATAGATTTAATATGGCTCAAGAGATTAGACAGTCTGGGCTAATGGCAGGATTTAGTAATGTTGAGGCAGGTCTTTCTAGTATGTCTGAAATGATTAATGATAATAACTTTACTTTAGGTGAAGCCGCTGAGTTTACAAAAAGATTTTCAAGGTCTGTTGGTATGGTCGGAGTAGAAGCATCATTAAAGTTTGCTAATTCACTTACAAAGAGTACAGATTCTGGCGGACTTGATTTAATGGGAAGATTTGGTCTTGAATTTGGCGAAGTAACGTCAATGGCAGGAGAATACCTAGACTCATTAAGAAATATGGGCGTACTTGATAGAATGAGCCAACAACAATTACGTGATGGCATGGATGATTTTATGTCAGGCGTTTCATCAACTGCAAATGTTTTAAAAATAAATTTAGAAGATGCGGCTAAGATGATTTCGCAAACTCTACAACGTGACGATGTAACATCAAGATTAGTTACTATGGCACCAGATAGAGCGGATGCTATTAGAGAAACTATTGGCTCAGCAGGAATGTTAGAAGGTACATTAGGTCAAGCAGTTATCGAAAGAATGGCGGCAGGAAGCCAAGGCGCATTTGTTCGTGAACAATCGTTCCAACAGCTAAGTGGTACCGGTATTGGTAAAGAATTACTTCCAATAGTAGAACGACTTGCATTAGCAGGCGAACAAGGACCAGAAGCATTTCAAACTGCTATTGCTGATTTATCTCCTGACATTGAGTCTATCATTGCAAGTGCAAGTACAGAAGGCAATCGTGCAGTTTTACAAACAGACCAATTTTTACAGTCAATGGTTGCAGACTTGTCTCGTCTTAGAGCAACAGTGGAAGATGCGGACGCAGGTCCAGTTGGCCCATCACAAGCAGATAAGGCAGTATTAGAAGGTGTAGAAAATAGAAGAACGGCAGTTGTTGCATTAGAAGATGTATTCAATACACAAGTTGAAGGGTTTACAGATATATTAGGAAAAATGAATACTGCTAATACAGCCTCTATTGAGTCATTCAGAACGCTTGGAAAAGAAATTGGACCATTTGCAACAGTAGTGACTAATTTATCAGGTGAGTTAGATGTAATAACAACTAAATTTACAACAAAAATTACAAACTTAACAAGTGAAATCGTAAAATTTGGCACCGAAATCTTTGGCGCCAGGGACGAAACCCTAGACAAAGAGATTGAAACAAACAATAATACAACCAAAGAAACGATAAAGACGTTAGAAACAAACAGAGAAACACTAGACAAAGACGCTGGTACGAATTTCTTTGGAAATGATGCGTCAAATATGTTTGATGACATTGAAAAAATATTGGGAGCCAAAGGGTCAGATAGAGTTTTAGATATTGAAGATTACACAAAAGATTTAGTTAAACAATTAGGAATGTTCGATAATAGTGAAACATTTGATGCAACAAAAATGGCAGATTTGGCAAAAGTACTGGAAGCTGTTAATAATACTGATGCGGCAAGTACTACCGAAGGACAAGAAAATCTGAGACTAATGTATGAAGCATTGACTAGAATGGACACTAATATGGCGTCTATATTCAAACATAAGTCTGTGGATGAACGAAATACTAACAATAATGTAAACGAACAAGAGGCTATTTTAGCTGAATTAAGAAGGTTAGTAACCGCATTAAATAACAATTAAGGAAAGAGTATTGACAAAGGTATCAAATTATGATAGTATTAACTCTAAGGAATAAAAAATGAGCTGGAAAAAATATTTTAAGACATACGACGGAATGCCGGAGAAAATGCCTCGTTCAACAGGTACTGGTTATGCCGGAGATGCAGACACAAAACGATATAGTAGTTGGTTACCTGAGGTTTATCAGGGACAGCCTAATCGTGTTCAACGATACGGTCAATACGACCAAATGGATTTGGATAGTGAAGTAAACACTGCACTAGATACTATTGCAGAATTTTCTACACTAAAAAACGAACAGACTAAACTTCCATTTCATATTGAATATCATGAGGACTCAACTGAGACTGAAAACGATATCATTCAAAAATCACTAAGACAGTGGTGTGCAGTAAATAAAATTACTAAAAGAATGTTTCGTATTTTCAGAAATACAGTAAAATACGGAGACCAAATGTTTATTCGTGATCCTGAAACATACAAACTTTTTTGGGTAGATCCAGCTAAAATCGAAAAAGTTATTGTGAATGAAGGCAAGGGAAAAAAGATTGAAGCGTACTATATTAAAGATTTAGATATTAATTTACAAACTCTTAATATTACAGCGGATACAACTAAACTATTACAAACACAAACAGGGTTAACAGGCGCACCTAATATCAATGCTAATACAACACAAGGCTTTGGTGGCGGAGCGGCAGGCGGAACACGTTTTGTTTCAGACCAAACGTCAACACCTGTAGATGCTAAACATGTTGTACATGTTTCTTTGAATGAAGGTATCGATGGCTTCTGGCCTTTTGGTAACTCAATTCTTGAACCAGTGTTTAAAGTTTACAAACAAAAAGAATTATTAGAAGATGCTATTCTCATTTATCGTGTTCAAAGAGCACCAGAGCGTAGAGTATTCTACATTGATGTTGGTAACATGCCAACACACAAAGCAAGAGCCCACTTAGAACGTATTAAAAGTGAAATTCATCAAAGACGTATTCCAAGTAAAACAGGCGGTGGACAAAACATCGTTGATAGTGCATACAATCCACTATCTATTATGGAAGATTACTTCTTTGCTCAAACGGCTGAAGGTCGTGGTTCTAAAGTTGAGACACTACCAGGTGGTGAGAACTTAGGACAGATTGACGATTTAAAATATTTTAATGATAAGATGATGCGTGGACTTAGAGTTCCGCCAAGCTATCTAGGTAGTATGGACAGTGATGGTAACGGCTATAATGATGGTCGTGTAGGTACTGCATTTATTCAAGAATTTAGGTTTACTAAATTCTGTGAACGTCTACAAGCATTAGTATGTGAAGACTTAGATAGAGAATTTAAGATGTTCATGAAGCACAGAGGTGTGATAATTGAAAGTTCTTTATTCGATTTGAAGTTTAATACTCCACAAAACTTTGGTAAGTATCGTCAAGCAGAAGTTGACCAAGTTATGATGAATGTATTCACTGCAATCGAAGGCGCAGACTACATCAGTAAACGATTTGCAATGAAACGTTTCTTAGGACTAACTGATGAAGAAATCATGCAAAACGAGAAGTTGTGGAATGAAGAAAAAGGTACTGGTGACCCACAAGATGCAGACGACCTCAAATCAGTAGGAGCAAGTGTTCCTGGTGGTGATTTTGAAGGTGGTGGCGATGTAGACTTTGATGAGACTGACCAAGATGATAATGAAGAAGGTTCAGTAATCGATGGTTCAGAAAATTCCGAAGAAGGCGAAGAAACGCCTATAAACGTATAAATAGATATAGTTAACGGAGTCTTTAAATGAAGTACAGTGATATTAATGAAAACTATTCTCCCGATAGGGATGAACATAATAGTATAGAAATAGATGATACAAGAAAAAATCGTCTAACACTTACTCACCTTAATGACTTACGTAAAATGCGTGAGTATAGAAAAGTACAGAATTCACAAGAAAAAGTAAAGCTAAAAGCACAATATGCCGGTAGTTCTGAAGGATCTTCTGAGCCTGAACTTTAATACTTAAGAGTCAAATAATTGCTTCAAAAAGCAGTTATATATGTATATAAGTTGTATATAACCTTTGTTAAATAACTTATATCTGAAAGACGGCTTAAAAAACAGCCGTTTTGTACTATTTCCATAATAAACCTCAAAAACCTCTATAAATACATGTGAAACAAATAGAAGTGTTTCTACAACCTTGCCACATCAAGCGACTTTGCAAACGTGGCGATTATAGAAGATAAGGAGACATATTATGTCAGACAGAAGTACATTAGAACAAGTACTAGAACTTCTAATCAACGAGGAAAAAGACGCCGCAGAAAATATGCTACATGACTTTATAGTAGCAGAGGCTCGTAGGATCCACGAAGAACTTCTTAACGATAGTGACGAAGTTGTAGAAGAAGACCTCGAGGATATAGACGAATCTGAGGCCGAAACTGACCAAGTTGAGGACAAAGAAGAAGTACAAGAAGTAGCATCAATCGAAGATAGCCAAGCTATTGAAGACGATACTGCTGAAATCGAAAACGAAGAATTCTATGATGCAGACGAATCTGATGAAGACGAAGCTGTTGCAGACCTAGAAATGGGTGATGCAGAAGCGGAAGCTCCAGCAGAAGATATGGAAGCACGTGTAGACGACCTAGAGTCAAATCTAGCGGATCTTGAAGCGGAATTCGAAAAAATTATGTCAGGTGAAGGCGATGACATGGAAGACGAAGCAGACGAAGAAGAAATGGATGCGGAAGACGACATGGAAGAAGCAACTGAAATTGAAGCTGTTGAAGAAGTATCAGCGGATGAATCAGATGAACTAGAACTTGATTTAGACGAATCAGAAGACGAAGCAGAAGCAGACGAAGATGAAAAGTTGGAAGAATATGTAACTCCAGCATCAGCTTCAACAGGCGATGACGGCGATAAAGCGGCATCACCAGTTAATGCAAATGCAAAGCGTCCTGGTGACGACTCAAATGCAAAACCAGTAGGCCAAAGCGATGGTAACACCGCAGGCGGAAAAGGTGATGCACCAAAAGATATGTCAACAGGTAACGTTAACGTTTCTGGAAACAGTAAAGCACCTGCAATGAGCCCAAAATCGGCTTCTGAAGGTGATGGCGGCGCTAACACTAAGTCAGTTAGTAGCTAATAAAACTTTGGAGAAAACCAATGACCGTTCTTATTGAAAGACTATCCCACAAACAAGCGAATGTGAAATCACGTATCGTTGAAGGTGATGACGGTGGAAAAAACATGTTCATGGAAGGCATTTTCGTTCAAGGTAACGTAAAAAATGCTAACCAAAGGGTTTACCCTGTATCTGAAATTACTAGGGCTGTTGAATCAGTTCAAGCTAAAATCAGTGACGGATTCCCGGTTTTAGGTGAATGTGACCATCCGCCGGAGTTAACAGTCAATGTTGACCGTGTTTCGCATATTATTGAAAGTATGTGGATGGATGGACCGAACGGATATGGTAAACTTAAAATTGTTCCTACACCCATGGGTAACATTATCAGAACACTAATCGAATCAGGTGCCACGCTAGGTGTCTCATCTCGTGGTTCTGGTGAAGTTGGCAACAGTGGGAATGTTAGCAATTTTGAGATTGTCACAGTGGACATCGTAGCACAACCAAGTGCTCCGGAGGCATATCCGAAGGCAATCTACGAAGGTTTAATGAACATGCGTGGAGGTTACCAAACTTGGCAACTTGCACAAAATGTACAAACAGACAAGGTCGCTCAAAAATACTTGTCAGAACAAATCGTTAAGTTCATTAATGAACTTAAACTATAAACAGGAGAAGCAACAATGGCAAACGAAATCCTTGCTAATCTTTTAGAGTCAGGAGCACTTTCCGAAGAGGCAGGCGCTCAAATTAAAGAGGCTTTAGAAGCAAAATTGAATGAAGCAAGAGAGGAGATTACAGCCGAGTTGCGTGAGGAGTTCGCACAGAAGTTTGAACATGACAAATCAGTAATAGTTGAAGCTATGGATAACATGCTTAATACAACAATTAAAGCTGAAATGACAGAGTTTAAAACAGACCGTGAACAACTTATCGCAGAAAGGGTAGCATACAAGAAAGCAATTTCTGAACATGCTAAACTCCTTGAAAGATTCATTGCATCTCGTTTAGCGACCGAAGTTAAAGAACTCAGAGCAGATAGGGCAAAAGTTAACGAAAATCTACAGGAAACTAAGAAATTCGTTGTTAAACAACTTAGCCGTGAACTAGCTGAGTTCCACAACGATAAACGTGAATTAGTTAATACTAAAGTACGTTTAGTAGCAGAAGGAAAAAATATTCTTAACAAGACCAAAGAATCGTTTATTAAACGTTCAGCGGAACTTGTTGAAAATACAATTAAGAATTCTTTACGTTCAGAAATGAAAACGCTTAAAGAAGATATCGTACAAGCTAAAGAAAACGAGTTTGGACGTAAAGTCTTTGAAGCATTTTCAGGCGAATTTATGGCTTCACAATTAAATGAAGGCACAGAAGTAGCTAAAGTGAACAAGAAACTTAGTGAGTCTGCTAACAAGGTTGCAGAACTTGAAAAAGTGATAACTGATAAAAATACAGATATTGAAGGCGCTAAGAAGGCCCAACGTATACTAGAAGACAAGATGAACCGTAAAGAGGTTATGTCAGGTCTACTATCACCGTTAGGCAAAGAAAAAGCAAACGTAATGTCTGACTTATTAGAGTCAGTAAAAACTTCAAATCTACAAACAGCATTCAAGAAATATCTACCAGCTGTTTTAGATGAAAAGAACGTTTCAACGAAAGACGAAACAAAAACATTAACAGAAGGCAAAGTAACTGAAATAACTGGTGACCGTGAGGTAGCAACACACGTGGAATCACAGTCAACAGGAAGCGATGCCCAAATTATCCAGCTTAAGAAACTTGCTGGATTAACCAGATAAATCAGGAGAATAAAAGATGGAAAATCTTTTTGAAGGAAATAACTGGGACGGTACACGTGATGCACTACTAGAAGGTCTAGAAGGCACAAAACGTGACACAATGTCCGCAGTTTTAGAAAACACTAAAGTAGCACTTAATGAAAGTGCAACTGCTGGTGCAACGCAGGCTGGTAATATCGCTACTCTAAATAAAGTGATTCTACCAGTTATCCGTCGTGTAATGCCAACAGTTATCGCAAACGAAATCATCGGCGTACAGCCAATGACAGGTCCAGTAGGCCAAATTCACACACTAAGAGTACGTTACGCAGAAGCAAAAGCTGGCGTGGCGGCAGGTGATGAAGCACTAAGTCCATTTGAAATTGCTAACGCATATTCAGGTGACGCGGCAGGGGCTCCGGCTTCTACAGCATCACTAGAAGGTGAAGCAGGTTCAAAAATGTCAATTCAAGTACTAAAGCAAACAGTTGAAGCGAAAACTCGTAAACTGTCTGCACGTTGGACATTTGAAGCGGCTCAGGACGCTAACTCAATGCACGGTTTAGATATCGAAGCTGAAATCATGGCGGCATTAGCAATGGAAATCACTGCTGAAATCGACCAAGAAATCTTAGGTTCACTATCAAGCCTAGCAACTACTGGCGCTACATATGACATGTCAGCATCTTTCACAGGTACACCAACATTTATCGGTGACAGACATGCCGTTCTTGCGACATTAATTAACCAACAAGCTAACCTAGTAGCACAGCGTACAAGACGTGGCGCGGCTAACTGGGCAGTTATCTCACCATCAGCACTAACAGTTCTACAATCTGCAACTACATCAGCATTTGCACGTACAACTGAAGGTACTTTTGAAGCACCAACTAATACTAAGTTCGTAGGTACTCTAAACAGTACTATGAGAGTATATGTAAACACATATGCATCATCAGATGACGTATTATTGGGTTACAAAGGTCAAGGCGAAATCGATGCGGCGGCGTTCTATTGCCCATACGTACCGTTAATGTCTTCAGGCGTTGTGGTAGATCCAAGTTCATTCGAACCAGTAGTGTCATTTATGACTCGTTACGGTTATGTTGAACTAACAAACACTGCATCATCACTAGGTAATGCGGCAGACTACGTTTCTAAAATCGCAGTCTCAAATCTATCTTTCGTATAATTCGTTATACACAGATTACAAGAAAGCCGGGATTTATTCCCGGCTTTTTTTATGGCTAAAAAACCATGAAATCTGATAAATACAATTAGATAAGAAATATAACCCGTTTGAGAGAGAAACCACATGGCAGAGCAAATTAAATTCGGAGACAGATTATTTCTAAAAGGCGAAAAGCTAATTTTAGATTCTGTCGCTAACGCAGTAATTAAACCTAAAAATGGAACACTAGAAATTGATGGTGACTTACATGTATTGGGTGCAACTACTACAGTTAACTCAGAAACAGTTTCAATCGCAGATCCATTTATATTATTAAATGGTGATTTAACAGGATCAGCTACAGAAGATGTTGGTATCGAAATCAATCGTGGAACAGACGATAATAAGAAATTAGGTTGGGACGAATCAGACGAAAAGTTTTCAACTTTTGGTAGCGAGTTTGTAACAACGGCTATTGAAGCAAATAGTATTGAACTTACAGGCGCCCTAGTAGGTGATGTAAATTCAGAAAACGGTGATGTAATAATTGATGTTACTGGTAATGGCACAGTTGATATTAACTCAGGTAATATTGACGGAACTGTTATTGGTGCAACTGTACCAGCACAAGCGACATTTACTACTATAACTGGTGATGGTACTGCAATAACAAACGTATTAACAAATTATACTACAGATGATTTAACTGAAGGCACTGCATTATATTATACAGATGCACGTGCTAGAGCGTCTATTAGTATGTCAGCCAATAGTGAGTTAACATATGATCCAGCAACTGGTGTTATATCATTCTCAGGAAATTATTATCAAGATTCAGATGCTAGAGCGGCAATCTCAGTTGATGGTAATGAAATAGGTTATGACTCAGTAACTGGTATTATAAGTTATGATGCTCCTACAGACTTTGGTCTTTTAACAGATGCAAATGTTATTTCAGGAAGTACTGGAGGATCAACAGGTTCTAGTTTACCAACTAATGTTGGTTCTTTCTTTAATGATGCAGGGTATGTTACACAGAGTTATCAAGGCTTCACCGCAGATTGGCAAGCAGATGATGTAACTAATTTAAATGCGGCAAAGGCTTACACTGACCAACAAATTAATTCGGTTGTTGACGTTGCTCCGTTACAATTAAACACATTAAAAAAATTAGCGGCGGCAGTAAATAACGATGCCAATTATAGTACATCAATACAAAATCAAATTAATGCTATGGCAATAGCCAATAATTTAGCAACTGTGGCTACATCAGGTAGCTTTAATGATTTACTAGACCAACCAATTATTCCTACAAATGTAAGTGACTTACCAAATGACAGTGGTTACTTAACTTCTGGTGATTTACCAACTAATAATATGATTAACAATGGTAATAATACAGTAGCAGGAAGCATAACACCATTAAACGATGCATCTTTCAGCTTGGGTTCTCCAACAAAAAGATGGGAATATGTATATGGTGAAACCATTGAGGCAACATATGCCGACTTGGCTGAAAGATACGAGGCAGATGCTGTTTATGAAACTGGCACTGTACTTATATTCGGCGGCGATAAAGAAGTTACTAGAACAGACGTACACACTGACTATAGAGTAGCAGGTGTAGTAAGTACTAACCCAGCTTATAAAATGAATTCAGATGCCGGCACAGATGATACACATCCTTACATTGCATTACGTGGTAGAGTTCCATGTCAAGTAATGGGACCAGTATCAAAAGGTGATTTAATGGTAACATCTAGTGTCAAAGGACACGCAAAAAGTGTTAAAGGAAATGACGTTGGTAATGCAGTTTTCGCCAAATCTTTGACAAATGACCCCTCAGAGGGCTCTAAAATTATAGAAGTAGTAATACTTTAATAATTAAATACATATAGTCATATATTAACATCCTAAGATAAATAAGTGTAGATTACACTTAACCCAATTCAGTGTAGTTTATAATAAATCGATTTTTTATAGACGGGAGAAACAATATGGCGGCATATGCAATACAGTTCCGTCGTGGGACAACGACACAACACTCATCATTTACTGGCCTAGTAGGTGAAGTTACTGTCGATACTGACAAGAAAACTCTTGTAGTCCACGATGGCGCAACAACCGGCGGTTATCCACTTATGAGAGAAGGCGGTACTTCGTCTTCAACAACAGGAGCGTTCTCAAGTAACGTAACTATTGGTGGAACCATAGCGGTAACAAATACAGCTACATTCTCGGCAGGCGTAAATGTAACAGGTGATTCAGAATACACCGGTCACATAATTCCTGGTACGGATGACACATTTGACTTAGGCTCAACAACAAAAAGATGGCGTGACTTATACTTAGGCCCTGGCTCACTTTATGTTAACAACAAGAAAATTCTTGAAGATGACAGTGGTACCATTACTATCAAAACTGATACTGATGAAAACCTAAAATTAGTGACTACAGGTACTGGTACGATGCAAATCGAATCAAGCAACGGAATTCAGTTCACAGGCGAACTTAAAACTTCATCTGGTGATATTCAGGTCGGTGACCACATTGACATGAACTCAAATATCATCAAAGAAGTTGGCGCTCCAACAACTGGCTCTGATGCGGCCAACAAAACATACGTAGACAGTGCAGTTAGTACAGGTATCGGTTCAGGCGCCAATGCTGTTTCAGGTACAACTGGTGCGTTTACAAGTGATGTAACTATTGGTGGTGACTTAACTATTAATGGTACAACTACTACAATTAACACATCACAAATTAACTTAGCAGACAACATTCTATTACTAAACTCAGATGCAACTGGCTCAGCCACAGCATCAGGTGGTATTGAAGTAGAACGTGGTGATGACTTAAACGTTCAGTTCTTATGGGACGAAACTAATGACCGTTGGTCAATTGGTGCAGAAGACCTATATTCATCAGGTGACTTTATCGGTAATTTAACTGGTAATGTAACTGGTAATGTAACTGGTAACGTAACAGGTACAACAAGTGATATTTCAAATCATGACACAGATGACCTAGCAGAAGGTACAAACAAGTTATACTTCACAGATGCAAGAGCAAGGTCGGCTATATCAGTTTCAGGTGACTTAACATATAATTCAACAACTGGTGTAATTTCGACTCAAGGCTTAGCTTCAAGTGATACTGATGACCTAGCTGAAGGTTCAACAAATCTTTACTACACAAATGCACGTTTTGATACAAGACTAGCGGCAAAAGATACAGATGATGTATCAGAAGGCTCAACTAACTTGTACTATACAGATGCACGTTGGGACTCAAGAATATCAACTAAGAATACAGATGATTTAGCTGAAGGTTCAAACAATGTGTATTATACAGATTCAAGAGCAGATGCAAGAGTGGCATTGGCAACAGGCGCAAACTTAAATCTAACTAATCAAGACACTGATGACCTTTCAGAAGGTTCAACAAATCTTTATTATACAGATGCAAGAGCGAACTCAGCCTTTGATACAAGATTGGCACTTAAAGATACAGATGATGTATCAGAAGGTACTACTAACTTGTTTTACACTGATGCACGTGTAGGTTCTTATCTAAACACTAACTCATACGCAACTGAGGCATTCGTAACAAGTGCAGTTCAAGGCGTTGATAACTCAGACGAAATTACTGAGGGTTCAAGCAACTTGTTCTTTACTAACGAAAGAGCCCAAGATGCGGTTATGTCAAATGTTTCTGCAGGAACAGGTATCTCTGTATCATATGATGATGCGGCAGGTTCTTTAACTGTAACAAACACACAGACAGAACTTAATGATTATCTTGATAGTGCTTCATTCTCAGGCGGTACTCTAACTCTAGGAGTTAGTACTCAATCAGATGTAACAGTATCTTTAGATGGTCGTTATGTACAGTTAGGTAACACTTCTAAAAAACACACACATGCTTATGAGACAACTGCACAAGACGAAACAGATAACACTGGTTCTACTCATGCAATCACATGGGCAACATTAACTTCTGGTAAAATTTCTCTAGGCTCAGATGCCGTAGATTTTGCATCAGAAATAAATGACTCACCATATGCTGTTGTTTATATCAACAGAATGGTAGCACGACCAAATGAAGTAACGATTACTTCAACAGGTATTACTTTTGCGGCAGATGTTATTGCAGAAGACGATGAAGTTGAAATAGTCTACATGGACGAGCAATAAAAATTAAACTTAACAAAGTAGGGGAGTAATCCCCTACAGTTCAATATTGAACATGAGGTCAGCTAAAGACCTTTCGATTTAAGGAGATAATGATGGGAAGAAAATTTAGACACAATGGTTCTACGAATACAAAAATTGGTCGTGGAACTTCATTCAAGTACGACAGTGATGGTAATCTATCACAGATTACAGGCACAGTAGATACAACTACTGATGATATTATTTTTACTGGTACAAAATCAAACCTAAGACGTATAGCAGATTTAGAGCGTAACGTATCTATTCTTGCATCACAAGATAGAGGTGACGGTGGTTCATCTACTGGTAAACTATTCGGTGGTAAAGTCAAATTCAAAAATCAAATTGAAGTTGATGGAACTTTAAAAGCGGATGGTGATGTTGACGTTGCAGGTACACTAGATGTACAAGCAGGTCTAACTCTTGGTTCAACTGCACAAGAAGTTGTACAAGACTTAATCGGTGGTATGGCTAACACAGGCCTATCATACGATGATGCAAACAATCAAATTAATGTTGATACGTCAACAATAGCGACAAAATCTTATGCAGATACGGCGGCAACAGATGCCGCGAATGCAGTAGTGGCGGCGGCACCTGGTTCATTAGATACACTAAACGAACTAGCGGCGGCTCTTGGTGATGATGCCAACTTTGCTACAACTACAGCTACAAACATTGCTACAAAGGCGGCCCACGCAAGAACTATTACTGCGGGCAACGGTCTTTCAGGCGGTGGTGACTTAAGTGCAGATAGAACAATCGCAATGGACGGTTCATATACTGGTGACTTTACAGTATCAGGTGATATCACTGCTAACGGTGGTGACATGACAGCAACACGTTTCAACGGTGAAGCAACAACGGCAAAATATGCCGACCTTGCAGAACGTTATGAAGCAGATGCAGAATACGATGAAGGCACAGTAATGATGTTTGGTGGAGAAAAAGAAGTAACAGCGGCAGAAGGTCACGGTTGTGACAGACTAGCAGGTGTTGTTTCAATGAAACCAGCTTATCTAATGAACGGCGAAGCAGGTGATGATGCGTCACACCCAGCTATCGCACTTCAAGGTCGTGTTCCAGTTAAAACTATGGGTGCAGTCAAAAAAGGCGACATCATGGTAGCGGCTGATAACAAAGGTCATGCTATAGCATGGAAAGAAGACCACGATCCTAAAATGACGGCATATATCGGTATCGCAATCAAAGATAAAATCGAAGAAGGCGAAGGTATGGTCGAAGTTAAAGTAGGTAAGTAAGTAACTTAATAATTTACAATATAGAGAAGGTCGGCATTATAGTCGGCCTTCTTTTTTTAAGGAGGAGAAAGTTATGAAAAAACTAATGAAAAATAAGAAAGTATGGATTGCAGTAGCAGTTGTTATAATTGTTGCATGGTACATGTTCGGTGGTCAAGCACCAGTCGAAGCAGTGTAACACAATTCAATAATAAGATATTGAAGGGCGCTACGGCGCCCTTTTTATTAGTCTTCTCCGCAGAAGAAATTCTTAAGTGTTTGGTATAATCCCCCACCTTGAGTATTAGTGTTTTCTTCAACCCAATCAGGAAACTTTTTAAATAGTCTTTTCCATTGTAGCATTTCATTATGTAAATCTATAATTTGTTTATAGTATTCACTTTTATTTGCAAATCCAAGTTCTTCTCTTATTTGCAAAATTCTTTCTCTACATTCTTTTAAGTCTAGTATATCTCTATCAACTGCAACAATAATATCATCAAATGCTTTTTCGTCAGAAAACTTATCTATCAAAAACTTATGATGTTTATTTTTCGGTTTACCATTATAAAGAAACATAATCTCTTGTAAGTCATAATATATTGCTTTTACAGGATTTATAGTTTCTCTATATCGTTCGGTTACCTCTTTAATCTCAAATCTTATATCATCTGTAGATAATTTTTCTAATGTTGCTAATGCAATTATATTAATCTTTTGTCTACTGCCTGTGATTTTCTTTTGTGATGATAATCTTATCTTTTTGATTACAGTATCTATTACTATTGTAGTATCTTTATCGATATCTTTCTTGATGTATTCTATATATTCTGGAGTGGCACTGTTGACGATGGCTCGTAATTCAGCCTCGGCATTCCCGGTCTTTAGGTACTCAATACAGTCCCTAATGAATTTTTGTTTTTTGAAATCTATTATTCCAGTTTCCACTCTGTTCTCCCTTACAGTATTTAATAGAATCCTAAAAAGTTATAGTGACGATATAATTTCTCTTATAACCTTTAATTTATTCTTTTTAAATAATGTTCTGCGAGTACCAGGGTGAAGTGGTTTTGGTAAGTAGTCATGCTCTATCCAAGCATAGCCTCCACTTTCATGATTTAGTTTAGGCATAAATTCTTTTTTTACTACTATTACAAAAGAATAATAACTAAAATCTTTATTTCGGGAATGGTATTGGTCAAGTGGATAAATCTTATTCACATCTTTTTTAATATTGATGTTTAATTCTTCACATACTTCTCTAAGTAATGCTTGAGAAATATTCTCATTGTCTTCAACTTTTCCGCCCCAAAATCCCCAATTTCTTGGATGAGATCCGTACTTGTCCCTTTGTTGAAGAATAATTCTTTTTGTATCTTTAGCAACTATACATGCACCTGCGGCTTTTAACATTTAACGATTTCCTACTGTAATAATTCTAATCGCCAGTATCCTGCATCATAGATTCCTTGGAATGTATCATTCCATTCACCGTCTTCAAATTTAAATTGCTGACCAGTAAAAGTATTAGAAACATATGCTCTTAAATTATAGCTATCTGCATCAAATGATTTAACCCATCCACTGCCATTATATTCAATAATATCATTTTTAGATGCATCTATTCCCCATGGTCCACTACCAGAAACATCAGTTAATGATAGATATCTTTGTCCAATTGCTGGACTTGGTATATTGTTGAAACCTGGTTTTGCGGTTGTGGCATCTATTACTCTATCTACTGCCGTAATAGTATTTGTAGGTAATGTATCTTTATCTACTGCAAATTCTAATAATTCAGGATTACCAGTTGAACTCATTGAACCTATGACATCAGCATCAAGGTTATCCATTTCACCATGATATTTTAGTCTAAGTCTTGAAATTCCATCATCAAGGGATCCGTAATTAGTTAATACTGTTTCCCATGTAACACTATCTTCATAATTTCCATTTTTTAATGGTTGACAAAAGTACTTGCCGTTTGATTCGGTTACTTTTAATGCATAGTTCTCTGGTGTTACAACTACTGTTGCAGTTTGTTTTAAATCACTAAAGAATTCAAATGCATCGGGATCATAATCTAATGTATCTAAATCTGTATATGTGTATAAGTTGTGAATAATATTTCTTATTACATTTTGTCTTGTTACTTGTGCTGGAGGATTAATCCAAATAGGAATTTGAAAGGACAATGTAGCAATGTCAATTTGGTCTTCAATTCCTGCAGGTATTCCTCTACTACTCCACTGAATATCAGATAATTCAACAGTAGTAATAGTTGTCCAATCTACTGGATTATCATTGTGTTGAATTTCTAATGCTGGATTAAATAAAACTAAAATCTGTTCCATAAGTTGCAACTTTTGGTCTGTGTTACTAGTCCAAACATCTACTTGCATGTTAAGAAGATAAGGAACAGGCATAAGTCGTTTAACATTAAATCTATTTCCTTCTTCATTTACATACTTACTTGTCACCTCATCAAATTTTCTTTCGGTAACTGCAACTGCATCGTTAAAAAATGGCTCTTGTACTCTTGCTCTATCAGGCTGTAGACTTTGTATCCAACAACCAATAAATGGTGCAGAGTTTACAATGTTTTCAGAATTACCTTTCATGATAGCCGCGGCCATACGTGATATATCGCCGTAACGTGCTGGTACACGAATATAATAATCAGTTGTACCGTCTTTCATTTTCTTACCTGTTTTTACACTGAACCCACTGAATATTCTAATAAACTGTAGAATATATCTTCTTATTTGTTCATCGTAAAAGTGATGTTGCTTTATTGCCATTTTAATCTACCTTTGGTTTAACTGCTTTGGATAAGTTAACCTTTCCTGCAACAGTAGTACCGTCTTCAAGTTTAACAACACCGTCATTGTTGATAAATTTATGATGTAAATGATTACCAACTTCCCAACCACCATCACTATCTTCAATTTTATACCACTTAATTCCTTGATATTGAAATAATCTGTTAGGATTATAATCAGTTCTTAAGAAGTAAGAATTGTCTGCTGGATTGCTAGGAAATCTTGTACCACTTGCAACGGTTGCCATATCTACATCTTTAGGATGTTCTCCTTCAGGTACATATTGCAAGTTGTTAGTTCTATAATCCCAGTATTTTCCGGGAACATTTTCTTGTGCTTCTTCAATGATAGCATCATTGATTTGAAGTTCTTTATTATAAGTAGACAATATATTTTTTAAATCGTCTGCTTCTTCGCCTGTTCCAAGAATATCTGAGTACTCTTGTGTATCTTGTAATTGCTTACAACGAACACGCCAGATATGTGGCCACCAACCTGGGTCAAAGCCTTCTGCGGCCTTTGATGCATCTTGCACTACCCAATATTGATTGACTGCTGGTGCGTCCTCGTCAAGTAACAAATCTTCTCTCATATGTGGAAGTTCAATAACATCTCCTGTCATTAATTTTCTTCCCATTTTTTCTACCATGTCGTTTATGGCCATTGTGAATACAATTTGGTCATTGCCTAAAAACATTCCAAACTGAGATAAGTCCATATCTTGGTCTGAAACTGTATAAACACCACGTAAGTCATAGATGCTATCATCATACTTTCTATCACGATTCTCCATAAACAACAAATCTTGTATTGCTGGTTTGGTAGGATCATAGCTAGGATCAGTTGTATCTTGTGAACCTAAATATTTGTGAACAAGTAGCGAAGTGCCTCCATGTTCGAAGTGCGCCTTCACCATCTTATCGATGAATTTATAATCATTTCCCTTACGAGGGTTCCATAAACTTAATCTTGGCATATTTTTTTTCCTTGACTTCTAACTGTATTTATCATATAATGAAAGTATCTTGAAGGAGTAAGTACATGGATAGTACAGGATATCTTATTACACGTGACTATTTACCTAGAATAGCAATAGAACAGTTTAGATTGTGGGCGATGAACCCTAATAATGCTCATAGAGGCAACGGGTCAGACGGAATTTATTACGACAAACATGACGGAACACGAACATATGATGTTTGGTGGACAACTTCACCACCTAGAGAAATGTGGTTACCAGTAGTTATACCACTAAAAAAGCATATTAATACATTATTTGAATCTGACCAATGGGATATTCATGCAGTTGATTGTATTACTACTGCACCTAATACAAGTAAAGTCTATGCACATATTGATACCCCTTATCGATTCGAAAAATATGCTAAAGTAGATGCTACATTGGGTGTACAGATAATTATACCTCTTAATGATTTCACTTTAGAGAATGGTGGCACTGCATATCTTCCAGGTTCACACTTAGAAAAATTATATTATAAAGATATTGAAGATAATCAAGAGCATTATAATGATAGAATAGTTAATGAAGGTCATCAATTTTTAGCAAAAGCAGGTGACGTATTAATGTATGATGGACGAACATTGCATAGCACAATGCCTAATAATTCTAACTTATATAGAAGTGCCTTGCTTATAAATGCATTACGCAATGATGTACTCAGTGATGCTATTTTGTTAGATAATAACACAGATAACCTTAAAACTTGACAAAAAAGCCTATTTGTAGTTAAATAGAAACTATAATAAATTGATTCGAATTTTCCAGGAGCGAGAAATAAATGGCATTGGCGAAAAAAAGAAAAGTAGTTAAGAGATCCCCATCCAGACGTGGAGCAAAACTGGCTTCTCCAAAGTGGGATGATTGGGAAACTTTATCCGGAGCAGAATATCATCGTAAGAAAGAAGCCGCACGTGCTTTCTATTATGAAAACTATCAAGCAAAAGATATGTATGCATTTGTATTCTCTTGGATGGCCAAGAATGGTTATACAAATGAAGATATCAAATTAGCTAAACTTCCATCTGAACATATGATAAGCATTACATGTGCAATATGTTGCAGATTGTTATTAGATGGTATGCCAGATTTCAATCAAAAAGAAGATGATTATTGGCAAACGCTTCCAGGTACTGGTGGTCATATAACGCCTCTTACTGACTTTATCAAGAAACGTATATCAGAAACAATAGCATCTGGTAAAAAAATTAATGTAGAGAAAATAGAAATACAGGAAGAGGAAGCTAAGAAGAACTTTCATCGTCCTTCTATTCAAGAACTTCTACGTTTAAAAGCAATATCTATGACAGATGAATTAGAAGAATTTATTGATACATTTGATATGAATATAAACTCATTAAAAACATTTAAACCTATCAACATATTACGTAAGCAAGAAGCAAAGGCAAATCATGCAAAAGTTATCAAAGAATATTACGTTGCAAACTATAATGAATACGATGAACTAATTAATCCTCCTTCAACAAAAGGTATGGACGAAAAAGAGTTAGATTATCATAATCAGTTGATAGAAGGGTACAATCATTTAGATAAGTCTGAAATTAAAGCAATGTATGAATTGTACAAGGGTATTGTACAGGCTTGTGATATACTGATTGCTAATGCAAAATTTGACCGAAAGCCTCGTAAACGTAAGCCTATTAGTGCAGAAAAATTAGTAGCTAAAATGAAGTTCTGTAAAGAACATGTAGATACTGGATTAGTTAGTATTAATCCTATCGAAATAATTGGTAGCAACATATTACTTATATACAACACAAAGTCCCGTAAAGTTGGGGTATATCATACAAGTAATGTAGATCCAATGAACCAAAAACGTGATGGAAGCGGGTTAACAGTCAAAGGTACTACACTGCTACGTTTTAATGAAGAAACAAGCATACAGAAGACGCTACGTAAGCCTCAAGAGCAATTAAAGATATTCAAAGACATTAACAAAAGGTCTCTCAATAAACAGTTAGAAGCAGTAAAGAGTGTTCCAACTAAAATGAATGGTAGAATTAACGAACATACACTGCTACTTAAGGTATTTTGATAAATAGTATGTAGATACTGACGAGTATACTAAATTAATTATTAATTTATATCCCGGGAGAGATAGAATGGCAAACAAAAAAAGACACTATTTTGCGGAAGTTAACATTCCTGATTCCGTAATTACGGCACAGGGTGGCGCAGAAGTTCCTGGCACTAAGATGATTCAAAATCTTTTAGATGCTTACATAACTGAATCTAATAGTAAATATGCAAAATCTTTAAAAGATTTTATATACGAAACAGCAAAACCATATGGTTGGCATTCATCAGATGCTAATAAATGTGCATACGGTATTACGTTTATCAATAGCAGACATTGGGCCAACTATTCGGCTTATACTGCACCATTCAGACAGTGGTTAAATGATACACATGGTGTAACATATACATACGAAGTAAAAACAGACGTACCATATGAAATTGCGGATGCAGGCGTTTCAGGCGCAGGCGAACCAGTAAAAGATGATGATGGGTTTAATCACACATATGCAACTGCTACGGAACAAGAAATATTATCAAATATTCCTACAGACCGTGGTTATGCTATAGCATAATACCTAAAATTTTAACAAAAAGAGCCCATTCTTGAGTGGGCTTTTTTTATATCTCCAGTAAATGATAAATACTGTATATAGTTGGAGTATTATCAATGGCTAAAAACATAAAAATTAGAAATAATGTAATCAAAGAAGTGCGTCTATTATTGGGCGACGGAATGATTGATATAGAATTAGATCCGGATCATTATGATTTAGCGGTAGATGTTGCTCTATCAAAGATAAGACAAAGGTCTGAAAACGCAGTAGAAGAAGATTTCTATTCAATAGAATTAAAAAAAGATGTAGATGAATATACTCTTCCAGCAGAGATTACAGAAGTCAAACAAGTTTGGCATCGTTCATTTGGGCATGGTATCTCAGGCGGCGTTGACATGGATCCATTTGAATTAGCTTATGCTAACTCATATTTTTTCTTAAACAACCACATTGGTGGTATCGCAACTTTTGATGCATTTGCACAATATCGTGAGGCATTAAACAGGGTAGCGGCAACTGATATCCAATTCATTTGGAATCCAAGTACAAAAAAATTAAAACTACTACGAAGAATGAGAGCCGATGAAATGGTTCTAATTCATGTTCATTTAGAACGACCAGAAGAACAACTACTTGATGACCCATATCTTAAATCATGGATGAGAGATTACACTTTAGCATATTGTAAAAAGATGCTAGGTGAAGCAAGAAGTAAATTCTCATCATTACCTGGCGCTCAAGGCGGAGTATCATTGAATGGTGCAGAAATGAAAAACGAAGCAGATGTTTTAATTGACAAGTTGGAAAGTGAACTAACAACGTATGTTGATGGCTCTGCTCCGCTTGGATTTGTAATTGGATAACTTACCCAATACTGCTTGTTCATTATTATGGTCTCATGCTAGACTTAAAGTAGACGGTACTGTATTGCCTTGTTGTTTTGTAGAAGAAAACAATATTCCAAATTTACACGAAGCCCCAAAATTATCAAATGGATTGAACAACGCATTCAATTCTAAATTCTTTGACGATATAAGAAACGAAATGTTGAAAGGTAAAAAACTTTCAATGTGTGATAAATGTTGGAAGGCAGAAGATAATGGGATTGAATCATTTAGACAACAATATAATCATTACAATAAATTCATAGGACAAGAACCAAAGATAAGATATATTGAAACTGCTTTATCCACACATTGTAATTTATCATGTAGAATGTGCAATGATACATTTAGTAGTAAATGGAAATTAATAAAAAATCCTGGAATGTCAGTTGATGTTTCAGTTGATTCATTTGATTTAGAATACTATGATGCTGATTTATCTAAATTAGATTTTGTTAAGTTTGTAGGTGGTGAGCCACTGATAGATAAGAAACATGCAAATTTTTTAAATCAAATTATAAACAAATCAGACAATCCAAATAACGTAAAACTATTTTATAATACTAACGGTACAATAATACCAAAGCAAGAAATATTTGATGCATGGTCTAAATTAAAAGAAGTAGAAGTTGTCTTTAGTATTGATGCTATAGGCGAAGCAAACGAGATACTAAGACCCCCACACTCATGGGATACTGTTCAGAGCGCCATAAATCACTTTACAGAGCATAAATCAGATAATATGAAGTTGGGTATGCATACTGTGATAAACGTCTTTAACATACACCTATTAAAGGATATAGTAGAGTTTTCATACGGTTCTTTTGGGAAGATGCCTTATTTTGATATATTAGATTATCCAGAACATATGTCTTTAAAAAATTTAGAAAGTAGTTTAAAGATTAAACTAATTAACGTACTAAAACATGCATTCGAAGGACAAGAAGAATTACAATTTTTACTAGAATTTATAAGTCAACCAACAACTCACTCATACACTCTTGACCAGATTATATCTAAAGAAAAAGAAAACGACAATAAGGTAAATACAATGATAGAAAAATTAGGAACAAGAGAAATATGGAATTCTTTTTAAAAGCATTAATATCAGGAATAGTAATAGCAACAGTCAGTATGATGGCACAGCGAAGTATAACTTTAGCGGCATTACTGATGGGTATACCTTTCACTGCCTTTATTGCAATGATTTTTATGTGGTACTCAGGCATTGAGGCCGAAGCGTTTTCGAAGTTTAGTTTCGAAACTATATATTTTGTCTTGACAAGTCTCGTTTTTTTTGTTATATTTGGGTTACTAGTTACAAAGATAGGATTTTGGTTTAGTGTTATAGCCGGTTTATCTGTAACGATAATACTGTATAACATTATTTTGAGGATTATATGAAAAAAATTATAGGTATCTGTGGGCTAATAGGTCATGGAAAAGACACAGTTGCAGGTCACTTAATTGAAAACGGCTTTCAACGAATAAGTTTTGCAGGAGTTCTAAAAGATGCATGTGCAAATATATTCGGATGGGATAGAATACTACTAGAAGGTAACACACCAGAGAGTAGAGTATTCAGAGAACAAGTTGATGAATGGTGGGCAAAGAGATTAGGTATTCCTAACTTCACACCAAGATGGGCTTTGCAACATGTAGGCACAGATGTATTCAGAACACATTTTCACCCAGACATATGGGTAGCGGCTTGTGAAAGACAAGTAGAATTAACAGACAAAAACGTAGTCATTTCTGATTGTAGATTTTTTAATGAATTAGATGTTATTAAAAGATTAGGTGGTAAGACTACTGTAGTATGGCGAAAAGAAAAGCCTGAATGGTGGCAGAATGCTTGTACATCAAATAAGACTAAATCAGAGAATATGCTTGATCCCATGAAACGATATCCTGACGTGCATAAAAGTGAGTATAGTTGGGCAGGATGGGACTTTGACGTAGAGTTTGATAACACAAAAGACTTGGAACATCTATATATCCAAGTTGCGGACGCATTGTCTACGTAGTTAATTCAAAAACAGCCACTTTTTTGCATTTTTCGATAAATAGTTGTAGCAATAAAGAATTTTGCTATAACGCAATTTAAATAATTAAGGAGAGACAGAATGCCTACATTAGTATCACCGGGCGTGTCAGTTGTTGTTAGTGATGAGTCGCAATATGCGGCCGCTACACAAGGTACACTTCCATTACTAGTTGTTGCTACGGCAACAAATAAAACAGACGCATCTGGTTCAGCAATCGCATCTGGAACACTCGAGGCTAACGCCGGTGTTGCATATCTTGTTTCTTCACAACGAGAATTAGTTGAGACTTTTGGCGAACCTGTGTTCTACGAAGTTGGCGGATCGGTTGTGCAAGGAGCAGAGACAAGTGAATATGGCCTATTAGCGGCGTATCAATATCTAGGAGTTTCAAATAACGCCTACGTTGTACGTGCTAACGTGGATATGTCACAATTAGAAGCGACTTCAACAGAACCATCAGGTGCAATTACAGACGGAACACATTGGCACGATGTATCATCATCAAAATTTGGACTATTCAAATACGATGTTACATCAACAGACTGGGTCGCAGTAACACCCAAAGTGTTAACAGACGCACCAGGAACAGGCAATGTTGAGACACTAAACGCAGACGGCTTTGCATCACCAAAGAACACATACGGTTCAGGCGGAGATTTTGCAGTCGTAACTTCAACAACAAAGATTACTTACTGGGAAAAAGTAGGTGTTAACTGGGTTGTTGTAGGCGATACAGGATCATCAGACTTTCAATGGGCAAGATTTGCACCATCGAAAAAATCAGATGGAACAACAAATTTAGCAGGTGGCGAAATTTACGGTAGACTTACAACACAAGGCGGTGGTATAGATTTATCAGCGGCTGTGTATAACTCAACATCAGGACTATGGGTATCAGTACAATCACCAATGTACAACACAGATGACCTAGCAGGTGTTTCATTAATCGATGAAGGCGATATCTATGCACGTTATAATGCAACTAAAGGTTTCGTAGAGTTACGTAGACATACAGGTAAAGTAGCTACATCAATTACATCAGGATCAATCCCTGATACTTCAAGTGTCACTGCCGACTTTTTAGTTGAAGGTGTACAATTTAATGTTACTGCGGTAACACTAGATGCACTTGTAGTACAAATGCAAATGAATCAGGCTTTAAATACAGCTAATGTTTCAGTTGAAAAAATCGGCGCTGATAAAGTCAGATGGACTAAATCAGACGGTTTAGAACTAAACATTGTATTTACTTCTGGTTTTGTTGCAATGGGATTTGCGGCTTCAAACAATGTTGACAGTGTTTGGTCTGATTTATCATACGAAGCATCATCAACTACACCAAAAGGTGCAGTTACAGAAGGTGCTCTATGGTTTGATGCAGATTTAAAAATCGAAATACTTAGAAATGCTTACGTAGGTGGTGTCCAACAGTGGCAGAAACATGCGTGGTCAGAAGACAATGAAGGTCTATTAGGTAATGAATTACAACTACGTTCAGGTATGCCAACAAAACGTAAAGACGGTACAACTGCTCTTTATACTGGTGATATCTGGGTTGATAGTGATGCTATGCCTTATCCATACATCTATCGTTGGGATGGTGGAAAATGGGTTAAGCTAGACAATGCTGACCAATCATCAGAGAACGGAGTTATCTTCTCACACTATTCAGATGAAGCACCATTTGATGCAGACGGAAATCAAACTTCTCGTACAGTACATTCAAGAGTATCTAATCCAGAATTAGCACCAGAAAATATGGTAATGGTTAACATGGATTATTCTACTTATAACGTTAAAAGATATACTAACGGTAAGTGGGAGTGGGCATCTGGTTCTAACTTAGATGGCTCAGGTAAATTTGGTAAAGATGCACAACGTCACATGGTTGTAGAAGCTATGCAGGCTTCACTTTCAAGCAATGACGGTATTCGTTCAGAGTCCGTTTACTTTAACTTGATAGCATCACCTGGTTATCCAGAACTAATGGATGAAATGATTGCTCTAAACAAAGATAAGAAAGAAGTTGCTTTCGTTATTGGTGATACACCAATGGACTTGAAATCAGATTCAACATCTTTGAAAAATTGGGCAACAGATAATGTTCCGGCAGAAGCATACGCCGGCGTTTATTACCCACATGGTCTTTCAACAGACTTATCAGGTAATGACGTTGTTATTCCATCATCAGCAATCGCATTACGTACTATTGCATTCTCAGACCAAGTATCATTCCCATGGTTCGCACCAGCAGGCTTGACACGTGGTGTTGTTACAAATGCAAGTAAAGTAGGTTATGTAACTTCTGAAAACGAATTTGCACAAGTTCGTTTAAGTAATGGACAACGTGACGCATTATACACTTCACGTGTTAATCCAATCGCAGACCTTCCAAATCAAGGTCTAGTAGTTTATGGTCAAAAAACAACACAGGCATTTGCATCAGCACTTGACCGTATTAATGTTGCGAGACTTGTAAACTATATGCGTTTCAATTTGGATCAATTATCTCGTGGTTTCTTATTCGAACAGAATGATAAAATCACACGTGATAATATGCGTGATGCAGTAGAACGTTTCTGTGGTGAACTAGTAACTAACAGAGGTCTATTTGACTTCTTAGTTGTTTGTGATGAATCAAACAATACTCCGGCTCGTATCGATAGAAATGAGTTATGGGTAGATGTTGCAATTCAACCAGTGAAAGCAGTAGAGTTTATCTACATTCCACTACGTATTAGAAATACAGGCGAATCTCTAGCGTAAGCTGAGATAAAACCAATAAAAATCTTAAAAACCCGGCTTTATTGTCGGGTTTTTATTAACTACAACTTTAATTATATTCATATTAGATAAATACTCTTATATAAAGTAAAGTTTCGAAACTTTTTAGGAGACAAAAACATGGCAAGAACATTAAATACTTTTGGTGTACCTACAGACAGTGGCGATGGCGTAACTGGCTCTGGTATACTACAGCCTAAATTAAACTATCGTTTCCGTGTTCAAGTAGCAGGGTTCGGTGGTGTAGCTACAAACACTACTGAATTCACAAGACAAGTTATGAACGTAACTCGTCCAAAGATTACACACGAATCAATTCCTGTAGATTCATATAACTCTCGTATGTATATGATGGGTAAACACACATGGGAACCTATCACAATTACTCTACGTGATGATATAGCAAATAATTTAACTAAACTAGTAGGCAGACAAGTACAATCGCAGTTGAACCACAGAAATCAAGCTGGTCCGGCGGCAGGTACTAACTACAAGTTTTCTACATTAATTGAAATACTTGACGGTAACTCAGGCAATCCAAATGAACAATGGCAACTAGAAGGTTGTTTTGTTCAGAATGCAGATTATTCTCAGTCAGATTACTCAGTTTCAGATCCAGTAACTATCGCACTTACATTACAGTACGATAACGCTGTATTCACTGATACTGAAATTATGCCTGATATAACATTTACAAATAATTCAAGCATTCTCGGTTAATCTTAGGTAGGCTATTATGGCTACACAGAGACAAGGCGGTTTTAACTTAACTGGCAATAGGGTTATACAGGATAGCACTAATGCTAGAAAAAGATTTGGGTTCGACGGTGTCGGACCCATTACTACAGCTCCAAAATTTGGAGATATGTGGTATGTGGAATTCCACACAGTAAATAAAGGCGCTCTAGGTCAATCACTCCCAAACAACAGATTCGTTAAAGCAGTAGGTGGCGTAAGTATTGCAACATCTACAGTACCAATCGATAGATATGGTAAACGAGTACATATTCCTACACGTGTAGATTTTGGTGAAGTGTCAATTAGTATGTATGATACTATTAATGGTGATACTTTTCAATTAATGAATAGTATCTATAACAGATTTTTTAATAACGGTAGTATACCAACCGATACAGCAAATATAGAAAAAAGTATTGCTGATATAAATCAAGGTAGAAAATTCCCAACATCAGGTAAAGCATTTCATCAGAATTTTGAAAAGGTTGTGATATTTCACTTCTTTGGTAACCTAGATGGTTCACCAAGTTCATCAGATTTTACTGGAACAGTGCATGACCAAGTTGGCACAGGAAAAATTCAAAAAATTACATTAGTTAACCCTTTAGTTACTTCTATTAATTTCTCACCAAGTGATTATGCAGATAGTAATCTAAAAATGATTGATTTTAATTTGCAACCAGAAAATGTCACATTCGAAACAGTTGCAGATGAGATAGCATTCCCTAAATGGATGACAGATGGTCAGCCATATATACTGGAGTCTTTAGTTAGTCAATCAAGTGTTCGTGACACAGAAGCAGGAACAGATGAATGGAATAATAAACTTAATGAGTTACTAGGACAATTTAAAAAAGATACTAGTGATATTAATAATGTAGAAAATCAAGAACAAGAACTTCCATTCTGGTCAAACGATACTAATAGGTCTTTACTTGCTAATCAAACGGCTGAGACACAGGCACTTATCAATAAACAAAAAATTGATGAGTTAACAAAACTTAATAATGCAGTTCAATCAACTGGATTACCAGCAAATGAATTCAATGGACAAGATATTGACCCAGCCCAATTTTCAAATGTACTACAAGCAAAGAATGAACTTGCAAAAGTAGAATTTGAAGAAGCAAAATCAAGACATCAATTCATTGAAGCACTACCAACAGAACCTAGATTTAGTGATCCGTTTGTTCCAGAAACAAAATATCCTCAAGTAGCAGATTTTGCCAACTTAGGCAATACATATGATGGCGGTACGGGATCATATGGTGCAAGTAACTTAGGTGGTGCAATTAAAAATGAATTAGTAAATGCTTTCTTTAATGGAAGAAGTATTAATTGGGGTAATATTAGAAATTCAGCCGCTCAAGGTATTGTAGGAAATTCAGGTATCGGTTCTTTACAGAATTTAAGTAAAACAAAACAAAGTAAGTTCGGTATCTTAGGTGATTTAGTTAGAGACGGTATTAACAATTCAAGTAGAAAGAGTGGAGGACAAGTACAAACTACTACAGTTCCTTCAAACACAACATCAGCTACTTCATCGTCACTTAATAATGCACAATCTTCTATTAATGTATTAAAGAATTTAACGAGAGGTGTACAATAATGGCATTTGATATAGATGTATTAAAGGCAAAATTCCTAAAGAAAGGCTTTACAGAGGCTAAGGCAGATACGTTTGCTAGAGAAATAACAAACGTAGCAAGAAGTTACGGATTAAGCCCATATCAATTAGTTGATGAAATAGGACCTAACTTTGAATTAAATGATTTAGGCGCATTTGTAATTAATAGTTCTTTGAGATTCGGTTATCAGACTGGTAAAATAAAACCATCTAAACCTAACACTATGGTCCAAAGAGCAATTATTACATGAGGCAAAAGTACCATCAAGGAAAATATACAATAAGAAACCCACAGAAGTATTCTGGGAGAGGTGAACCAACCTTTAGAAGTAGTTGGGAACGTACTTTTATGAATTTCTGTGATGATAATCCAAGTGTTGTAGCTTGGGCAAGTGAACCTTGTAAGATAACATATCAAAACCCTTTAAATGGCAAAGTTACTGGATACGTTCCTGACTTTATCATTGTTTATATGGATAAAAAGGGCAATAAGAACGCAGAGTTAGTTGAAATTAAACCTGCAACACAATCTAACCCAGAATTAGCAAGAAGAAGAACAGACAAAGCGGCTGTTGTACAGAATTTTGCTAAATGGGATGCGGCAACCTCTTGGGCGAAGAAAAGAGGCATGCGTTTTCGTGTATTAAACGAAGGTGACATATATCAAAACACAAAAAAGCCTAAGCCTGTCAAAAGAAAAAAGAAATAATTTTAGCAATGATAAATACTATTAACTACTGATATAATAGGAACAACAGATGACTAAAAAATTAGAAGAAACGTTTAATATTACAGGCGCAGAAGAAGACAAGACATATGAGAATGAAGTTGAACGTGATACACCTTCTATAGAAGAATCTAACGAGATTACTAAAATCATCAATACTGAAATGAAGACGGCAGAGAAAATCGATGCATCACTTCCTATGGTATCAGATTTAAATGAGCATGACAGAGAAATGGATGATATTCATGGAAGAGCCATGCAAACATTTGAAGATTTACTGCAATTAGGTATGAATGTAGAAGTACATGCAGGTGCAAAGATATTAGAAACAGCAAATCAGCTATTAAAGACAGCTAAAGAAGCCAAAGACAGCAAAGTAGACAGAAAACTCAAAATGATTAATCTACAGTTGCAAAAAGCGAAGCTAGACCATCAAGTAGACAGAGATACTAGTAAAGATGACAATGAAATAGAGTCTGAAGGCTCTCTAAACCTTGATAGAAATGAATTATTGAAGCGAATTGCTAATGCACAAAAGGTTGCAGATGAAGTAACTGGCAAGAAACCATTAAAAAATAACAAAAATGATAAATAAGAGTAGTACGTTGGAGAACAACATGAAGAAATTTAAAGAATTTTTAACAGAGTCAGAAAAAGAACATAAATTCACAATGCGTTTTTGCTGTGAATTAGATGCCAATGCAGAAGATAGAATTGAAAAGTTTCTAGGTAAATATGACCTTAGAACACTATCAAAAACTTCTACTACACCGGTATCAAAGAATCCAATGTTCTTTAAAGAAGTAGAAAACTCAGAAGTATCTAAGATTGATGTGGTTACAGGTTATCCTATATCAGCCGATATCTTAAGACAACAACTTTCTGATTTGTTAGGTATGCATTTAACTCATGTTGCAGTACATCCAGAAGGATGGGAACCAACAGAGGAAGAAGAAGCAGATGACAAAGAAGCATTGCTTACTTCCGAAGAAGAATCAAAATCAGACGATGGTGAAAACTATGGTCGTACTTTTGTAGACGATTTTCTAAAGTCATTAACACCAAAAGAAACAGATACAGTAGAAAATGAATTAAGTCCGAAAGAAGTGCGAGACCAAGCACCAGAACAAATGGATACAGAAGAAAAATCTAGTCCATCTGTTATCTCAGGAGATAAAAAATGAGCAAACATTATAATTTAACTGTTACTGATGATAACGGGAAGTCAGTTACTACATCAAATACAAGTACAGAGCATCCAGACGAAGTTTTACGTATGATGCAACTAGCAGGTATGCAATCAGAACCACAATGTGGTATGGAAAGTGTTGAAGAAAATGAATATCAGCCTACTCCAAAAAATGATAAGTTAGACCTAGATGACTACTCAAAGAAATCTCCAGAAAGTATTTCAAAACAACCTAAAAAACTACAACCGTCAAGAGGCGATAATCCATTAGAATATTCTTTAGATGAAAATGAAATTTATGAATCTTTAATCAATGAAATGGATTCAGACTGTGGTTGCGGACCAGACTGTGAATGTGAAGGTAATTGTGGACCAGACTGTGGTTGCGGACCTGAGTGCAATGAAAGTGTAAAAGAAGGAAAACTTCCTCCTGGGTTACAAGCATATCAAGATAAGAAAAAAGGCAAAAAATCTGATAAAGAAGAAGATAAAGTTGAAGAAAAAGCAAAACCAGATTTTGCAGATATCGATAAAGACGGTAATGAAAAAGAAACAATGAAAAAAGCCGCTAAAGATAAAAAAGAAAAGACCAATGAATCAGATTCAGCAAGATTACAAGATTTAGCAAGACTAAAGCATCTATCAGGTATGGGATCTGCGAATGAACTACTACATGAATATAAAGCTGATAAAGTAGAAAAAGTAGACGAAGTACTTCCAGCAGTAGTAGGTGCAGTAGCAGGTGCGGCAGTAAAAGGTATTGCAAAAGGTGTTGCGAAAGCGGCAGGCAAGGCTGTAAAAACAGGCGCTAAAGCAGTTGCTGGTATGTCAAATCAACATAACTCTCAATAATTCAACGAATCCTCTAAATACAGTTACAACTTGATTATTCTATCAAGACTATGAAGAGGAGAAACACCAATGTATCATTCAGAAACTATGATCCAGATGATGGAAGACCTGCAACGTCAGGCTTCTGAAATGGAAAGACATGTCAAAGACATGATGGAAGCAGAAGGTAGAGCATGTGGCATCGAACTTGATAAAAGAAAAAATGCACGTGACCTAATGCACGAACTAGTAGAACACCAAACACACTCAGATAACCAAGCAGAAATGACATGGGCATATGTACCTACAGATAATGTAGACTATGATACTCATTCAACTGATTGGGATAATGCAATGCATTCACCATGGGCAGGAGCTAATGGAGAAATGCTAACAGAACAAGATTTATGGCACGAAACTGACCACGTAATGCCAGCTGACCAAGACAATGCCTAAGGCATTTTAAAGAATAAAAAATTTATGTTCTAAATTAAAAGCAGTCTTTATTGGACTGCTTTTTTTTGATAAATATGGTTAATACCAAGTTATTCTAAAGGAGATTAAGATGGCAAAATATCGTGGTGTAACCTGGCAAAATGCAGGTGCGGGCCCAAAAGTAATAGTTAGACGCTCAATTTGGTTAGCGGAACTAGAAGATTTCGGAGTAATAACAGATTCAGCAGATGACTTGCCAACAGGCGGTGCTGTACACAGAGCGTCAACTGGAGGATCTAAATCCGGTACAAGAGAATTCGTAGATTTATCTACAGTAAATGATTCGGTAGTAGTCGATACACAAGACCATGGACTAATAACAGATACAGCGGTTACGACTGCATGGCCAACTCAAACATCAACTGGAACGCCAACACAGGCACGTACTCATTATCTACGTGTTACAGGTGCTAGTTATAATACTAATATATCATCTTACATAAATGACCATGTTGATATGGATAGTGACCACCCTGATTGGACTTCAACTGGTATGACTACTGACGTTACACTTGTTAAAGTAGTACATGCTCCATCAAGTACAACACTGGAATTAGGCGATGCAATACCGTCTAATACGTTTACCTTGTCGGGCAACAGTGCATATCATACTTGGGGATTGGATGATTCTGCATACTCAAGCATTCATGCACCAAATGGATATCATATATCAGGATTTACAAAAGATGCTCAGTCAAGTTATACAAGATGGAACATTGATTATGACGGTTCGCAATTCGGTGCAAGAGCAACAGTACTTGACCAATTGTTTGAAGGACAAGTAATTTCAAATTATGAAAATACTGCATGGCTTACTTTTTACGATGCTGATGGCTATAAATATGAGTTTTCTCATCATAGAAGAAGTACAAATGGTTACGATGACCAGTTCGAATATAACGGCACAACACAAGTATATTAATAATTTTCAACTTATCTAAAATTAAAAGGGAGTTAGTTCTCCCTTTTTTTTATGCATAAATAGTATTATATTAGAAGTTAATTAGGATAATACATGATATGGACAGAATGGGATAAACTAACAGAGATTATTGTTGGTTCCACTTATGACACAAAGTCTTTAGAACAGTTCGATGACACGCAGTTTGTTGATAGTATGTCAAAGATATTAGAAGAAACAGAACAAGATTTTCAGAAATTATCAGATACATTTAAATCATTTGGTGTCAAAGTTCACAGACCAAAAAATGTACCTCTAAAATCTGAAAATACAAGACTATGGAAATCAGAGTTTCCATATCCTGCTATATGTCCTCGTGACCATCATATAGTTTATGGAGATACTATTATTAATACTATAGGTGGCGATTGTAATAGATATACTGAAAGCGATTACTTCTTAGATATAATGTTAGAAAAACACAAAGAAGGAAGAAACTATATTGCAATGCCTAGACCTCTGTTGCAATCTCAGTATCAACATTATGAGACAATGGAACCTCAGATAATGTATCATGCCGCAAATATTATAAAATGCGGAGATACATTAATTCATTCAAGACCTTATAATGATTCTGAAGGTAGAGATTTTGGAGCAAGAGGAACAAGAACAGGATTAGAATGGGTAAAAAGAAATATAGGTTGTGAAACTAAATGGATAGAAGTTCCTGAGTGCGGACACGTTGATGGTATGTTAGCAATTATCAAACCAGGATTACTAATGACATGGAAAGAAAAATATATTCCCGAAGAACTAAAACATTGGGATAAGATTATTTTAACACCATGGGATTTGCCTGAGTGGTTTCACGAAATGAGAATACAACATTTCTATAAAGATAAAGTAGAAAATTGGCTATCTCATTGGATTGGTTATGTAGATGAAACAGTATTTGATTTAAATGTAGTTAGTATTGATGAAAATACATTGATTACAAATGGTCATGATACAAGAATTGAAAAAGAATTAAAGAAATATGGAGTTGAAATGATACCGTTTGATTTCAGACATAAATATTTCTGGGACAGTGGATTACATTGCGTAACACTTGACTTAAGTAGAAATGGAGAAAGAGAAAGCTATGTATAATGTTGTAATGAGAACACCTGAGTGTTTAGTAATTGATGACTTCTTACCAGAAGAAGCACAAGATAAAATTTTAAATCAAGTACAAGTCGATGAGTGGGAACAAACTCAAGGCGATGATAAGTTTTGGCATTATACAGATGGTGCAAATTATAAAAATCAAAAGCGTTGGCAAGGCAAGTATCCTTATGGTGATAATTGTGACGTTTGGTTTGAACATTTTAATAAGTTTTTAAACGAATATGAACATATCGGCGACTATGTTGAAGGTGGAAAGTTTGAAGATTATGCAATGCGTTGTCATGCATATCCCGTAAACTCAAAGAACCCATGGCATAGTGATTTAGGTTTCACAACATATACATATTATGTTCATAAAGATTGGCAAATAAATTGGGACTCTACATTATTAATTGTTCCTATGGGAAGTGTACCAGAATACTCTCAGTGGATAGAATTAAAAGAAGGAACAAAACATTATGATAGTTATAAAGAATTACGAAGTCCAATGGAAATGTTTCAACAAAAAGAAAAGTTTCAATCATTAATCGATAAAGGTGTGGGTACATTTGTAAGTCCTAAACCAAATAGATTAGTATTGATACAAAAGAATTCAGTACACGGTATTACACGTGTTGATCCAGATGCTGGTGATAATATAAGAGTTACACTCACAGGTGCAATCGGAGAAGAAGGTTGGCGTGATAGAGTTACAAGACTAGCAGATGCAGAAATTAAAGAAGACGGAAAAGTCGGAATAAAAAAGTAAATGGCAGATTTAACTAAAAAAGCATATCAAAAAACGAAGTTTAGTAATGCACAACTATTAGAATTTAGTAAGTGTGCAAATGATCCTTTTTATTTTTTAAACACTTATTTCAAAATACAACACCCTACTAAGGGTAGTATGACATATGATGCTTATCAGTTTCAAAAAGGATTACTAAATTCTTATCATAATTATAGATTCTCTATTTCTATGCTCGGTAGACAAATGGGTAAATCCACTACTGCGGCAGGATATCTATTATGGTATGCGATGTTTATGCCAGACCAAACTATTCTAATTGCGGCACACAAATATTCAGGTGCTCAAGAAATTATGCACAGAATTAGACATGCTTATGAATTATGTCCTGACCATATACGTGCTGGTGTTACAAGTTATAATAAAGGTAGTTTAGAATTTGATAACGGTTCACGTATTATAGCACAAGCAACAACAGAAAATACAGGTCGTGGTCTTTCAATTTCTTTATTATACTGTGATGAGTTTGCATTCGTTAGACCTAATATTGCAAAAGAGTTTTGGACTTCAATATCTCCTACTCTAGCAACAGGTGGTAAAGCGATTATTACATCAACACCAAACTTAGATGATGACCAGTTCGCTCTCATATGGAGTGGTGCTAATAAAAATATAGATGAACACGGTAATGAAAAAGAAACAGGCATTAACGGCTTTAAACCATTTAAAGCTATTTGGAATGAACATCCTGATAGGGATGAAATTTGGTCTAAAGAAGAAAGAACACGTGTAGGTGAAGAAAGATTTTTACGTGAGCATGAATGTCAGTTTATTGCGTTTGATGAAACGTTAGTAGATAGTATAAAATTATCTCATTTAGAAGGTAAAGAACCTATTATGAAAACTGGGCAAGTAAGATGGTATGAAAAAATTAATAAAAATTCTACTTACGTTGTCGGTCTTGACCCTGCTATGGGTACGGGTGGAGACTATTCAGCGATTGAAGTTTGGTCATTGCCAGAACTAATACAAGTAGCAGAATGGCAGAGTAATCGTACAGATATGAGAGGTCAAGTAAAAACAATGCATGATATTCTAACTATCTTAAATGATGAAATGAATGAATTAGGAAATAAAAGACCAGAAATATATTGGTCAGTAGAAAACAATTCATTAGGAGAAGCCGCTCTTATAGTCATTGAAGAAATGGATGAAGATAAATTTCCAGGTGAATTTTTACATGAACCAAAGAAAAAAGGAATTCAAAAAGCAATAAGAAAAGGATTTACAACATCTTACAAAACTAAAATAACTGCATGTATGAAACTAAAGTCATGGATTGAGAGTGATAAAATGGTACCACTAAGTAAGAATTTAATTAGAGAATGTAAGACATTTATTGCAAAAGGCAAGAGTTATGAAGCAAAATCAGGCGAAACAGATGATTTAGTAAGTGCTACATTGCTTTGTATCAGACAAATTCAAGTAATATCACGATTCGATGAAGAATTTATGGATACGTTAGGAGAATCTCTTGATAGTGAAGATGCTTTTAATGACCCACTTCCTGTGCTATTTTGATAAATACATCTATAAGGAATCAATAATATGGCTGTAAATTATTCAACTATCGCAGAAAAAATAATGAGAATTATTCAAGGGAATGGAATTCCTTTGAAGATGTTTAGTTCTGATAATGGTAAAAGTGTTGCTAATCCAGAAGAAGCAAGATTTTTTTATATTGATGAACCTAATATGATGGTATCTATTGACGAAAGCACTAACGAAGTTAAACTTCATTTTGGTGAAGGCGTTGACATAGATAAACCACAGGCAGAAAAATTAATGAATAGTTTAAGACAATTATCACGTGAATACATGTTAGATTTTGACATGCGTTCATTTGGAAAACATATTGAACCTAAGAACTATGCTTATAAATTAGATAAAGATAAGGAGCAGACTATGAGTGACGTAATGAAAGAAGGCTTAACGCCTTTAGAAGGATCATCACGTACCAGTCGCCAAACACTAGAAAATGTAAGACTAATCGTCAAACACCGCAACGCAGTAAACGAAGAATCACGTGGTGCACGTTCTCGTAATATTTCAGCAATTTTTGTTGAAAATGCTGAAGGTGAACGTTTCAAGTATCCATTCAAACACTTGAACGGCGCAAGAGCAATGGCGAGACACGTTTCACATGGTGGTGTACCTAGCGACATGGTGGGTGAAGCTATTGTAGAACTTTCATCAAACTTGGCAAAATTAAAAGAGTTTATGAATGTTGTTAACAAGCAATCACTAATCAACGAAAACAATCGTTCAGTTGTACTGAATGTAAAACGTAGAATGGATTCAATTAAAGAATCTATCAAACGTGTTACAGGTGCAAAAGGATATACAAACTTTGTTGAGAAATTAGCAACAACAGAAGCAAAACAAAATGCTGAGATTACAGAAGATACAGTAAACAGCTATGTTTCAAAATTTACAAAATCAACTTTTGAAGAATCTTTAAGGGATGTTATTCCACTTATACATCGTGTAAACGAAGAAGAAGTAGAAGATAACCGTGCAGACCAAGTTGCACGTGTTAGAGAAATTATTGTGGCTAAGGACAAAAAGACTGGCGAAAAGAAAAACAAGATTACTTTTCCTAAAAAGCCAGGTGCAGAATACGACTATGACGCAATTAAGAAACAATATGCAGAACCTCGTACTCCACAAGAAGCAGAAGAACAAAAGAAACTTAAGTTAGCATTATCAATCGATGATTTAGGTGATAGAGTAGATGTTGATACTACAGATGACAATAAGCGTAAAAACAAAGGTCATGATAGAGCGGCTGAATTATCAATGTTCTTAATGGACATGGGTAATGCGATTCGTTCAGGTAAAGGTCTTACAAAAGAGAAGATTCAGATTACTGGATATTTAAGAAAACTAGCACAACAGAACGAAGCAGTAGAAACTGTGGGTACTCCTGTTAATGAACAGTTTGATACAATGCTTTCAGAAGCATTTTCTAAGTTCGACATTCCAGCATAATATACCAAAAAAACCAATAAAATCAGGGATCCTGTAGGGTCCCTTTTTTTTGTGGAAAAAAATACAAAAAATACGTATTTAACACTTGACTTTGATTCCAAAGATAAGTATAATAGTAAACATGTTTAAGAGTAAACTGTTTGCACTTAGGCTAATACAACAAACAAAAACTAATACAGGCTAATATAGGAGAATATAATATGGCTACACTAGCAGAAATCCGTGCAAAACTTCTTGCACAAGATTCAAAATCGGCAGATAATGCCAACGCAAATAGAGGCTCAGATGCCATCTATCCGTTCTGGAACATGGACACTGATTCAACATCAGTAATTCGTTTTCTTCCAGACTCAGACAACTCAAATACTTTTTTCTGGCGTGAAAGACAAATCATCAAGATGCCTTTTCCAGGTGTCAAAGATGGTGATGAGTCAAAACCAGTGACAGTTCAAGTTCCATGTATCGAAATGTGGGGTGATACTTGTCCAGTACACGCAGAAATTCGTCCTTGGTTCAAAGATCCAGCAATGGAAGACATTGGACGTAAGTATTGGAAGAAACGTTCATACATCTTTCAAGGTTTCGTAGTAACGGATCCGATGAATGAACAAGCTCCTGAGAATCCAATTCGTAGATTCGTAATTGGGCCACAAATCTTCAAACTATTGAAGTCGGCTCTTATGGATCCAGATATGGAAAATCTTCCAACTGATTATGATGCAGGTACAGACTTCCGTCTTACTAAAACTCAAAAAGGTCAGTACGCAGACTATTCAACTTCTAATTGGGCACGTAAAGAACGTTCTCTAAATGAAGAAGAACGTCAGGCAGTAGAAACTCATGGTCTTTATAACCTAAATGATTTCATGCCAAAGCGTCCTAATGATGAAGAAGTTCGTATCATTATGGAAATGTTTGAAGCGTCAGTTGATGGGCATCTTTATGACCCAGAAAAATGGGGTTCTTACTACAAACCATATGGATTGGATGTTGGTAATACTAAGCCAGCAACATCGGCACCTACTGCACCAGCAGTTACACCGAACGTTGTTACTGAGGCTCCGGTAGCACAAAATTCAACTCCAGCTGAAACATCGGCTCCTGCTCCAAAGGCAGTAGCAACACCTCAACCAGCAATGGCAGAGGCGGGTGCACCAGCAAGTGGTGGTCAGGGAACTGATGCCGCTGATATCCTGAAAATGATTAGAAGTCGTAAGGCAGACTAATTGTTAACTAAAACGAGGGAGGCTTCGGTCTCCCTCATAATATCGAACGGAGAAGAATATGCCAAGAGCATTTGATGTAAGTAAATTTAGAAAAAGTATTACAAAAGCGGTACCAGGCGTAAGTGCTGGTTTTCGTGATCCTGATACTTGGATTTCAACAGGTAACTACTGTCTAAACAAGTTAATTAGTGGAGACTTTCATAAAGGTGTTCCATTAGGTAAAGTAACAGTATTTGCAGGCGAGAGTGGTGCAGGTAAATCCTACATTGCCGCAGGTAATATTGTTAAAAATGCACAAGACCAAGGTATCTTTGTAGTTCTTATTGATAGTGAAAATGCACTAGATGAGAAATGGCTACATGCATTAAAAGTAGATACAACAGAAGATAAACTATTAAAACTAAACGTAGCAATGATTGACGATGTTGCTAAAATCATTAATGACTTTATGAAAGATTATAAGGCAGAATATGCCGATAAAGACGAAGTAGAGCGTCCTAAAGTTTTATTTGTCATTGATAGTTTAGGAATGATGTTAACACCAACAGATGTTGACCAGTTTCAAAAAGGTGATATGAAAGGTGATATGGGACGTAAACCTAAAGCACTTGCATCACTAGTACGTAACTCAGTTAATATGTTTGGTGACTACAATGTAGGACTAGTAGCAACTAATCATACATATGCATCACAAGATATGTTTGACCCTGATGATAAGATTTCAGGTGGTCAAGGTTTCATCTATGCTTCAAGTATTGTTGTAGCAATGAAGAAATTAAAACTAAAAGTTGATGAAGACGGTGTAAAAACATCTAAAGTACATGGCATTAGAGCGGCATGTAAAGTAATGAAAACTAGATACTCAAAACCATTTGAAGGAGTACAAGTAGAAATTCCTTATAAAACAGGAATGAGTCCTTATAGTGGTCTAGTAGATTTCTTTGAAGCAAAAGGAATCTTAGTTAAGTCAGGCAATAAGTTGGCTTACACAACTAAGTCAGGTGATATTATGTCAGAATTCAGAAAGAATTGGACAGATGAAAAACTTGAAGTAGTAATGAACGAGTGGAATCATAGAGATTTTGATGATGAATCAGAAGAACTTGAAGTTCCAGAAGATAATAAAGTAGAAGTAACTGAGGAAGTATAATGAGTAAATATTTTTCGACTAAACGCTATGGGCATAACATTGGACTAAGTGCAGTGTTTAGACAACCTTTAGCACACTCACATTGTAAATTACTGCACGGATATAGTTTAGCTTTTAAATTCACATTTGGTTGTGATGAATTAGATGAACGTAATTGGGTAGTTGATTTTGGTGGACTTAAACCTCTGAAAGCATGGCTTGAAGATACGTTTGACCACAAAGTTGTAATTGATGTAAATGATTCTAAAAAAGATGATTTACTATTACTTGAGACTAAAGGTCTAGCAAGTGTTGTACAACTAGATGGTGTGGGGGTTGAAAAATTCTCAGAACACGCATGGCGTTTTGCTGATAAACTTGTCAGAGAAATGTCAGATAATAGGTGTTACTGTGTTAGTGCCGAATGTGCAGAGCATGGCGCTAACTCAGCCATCTATGAGGTGTAGTGTGTAATGGCGACAGTTGAGTTAGAAACAGTATTTGAGTTATGGGATAAGGTAAAAGGTTTTATTCCAGCAAAAGATAAATTAGAAGCGGCAGAAACATTTGTAAAAGTTTGTGATGATAGTGGTATCGAACAACATGAGATAGATGAATATGCCGAAAACGACAAGATACTTGAAACGGCAGTAGATAGATATTTTGATGAGTTTGAGGAAGAAGAGGAAGACTGGTAATGGAAAATTGGTATAATAAGGTAGTTAAGGATTGGGGTAAAATTCCTGATTGTGTTGACTATTTTACCAATGAAGTAGCAGAAGCAAGGAAAGAAGTTAGAATATATGGTAACGTAGAAAAGAATGCTACAAATTTACCATCATATGTAGAATTGCGTTTTGCTCAATTACAAGAATTAGAAGCTATCCTAGAACACTTAAATATACAACTTAGAAAGAAACGTAGTGAGTATTTAAGAAAATATTTAGAAAACTATAACAAGGCACTTAGTTCACGTGATGCAGAAAAGTATGCAGACGGTGAGGCAGAGATTGTAGCTATAAGTGAATTAATCAATCAAGTAGCATACACTCGTAATCAGTATTTAGGTATAACGAAAGGTTTTGAAATAAAACACTTTCAATTAACAAATATAATTAAGTTACGAGTAGCAGGAATGGAAGACGCGGAAATAAACAACAGACATTAATAAACATTGGGAATGAGTAAATACATTACCAGCAAGAGAGACAGACATGAGCGAAATAAAAGTAATTAAAAGAGACGGCACTCCAGAGCCATTGGACCTGGAAAAAATGCACAAAGTTGTGATGTTTGCATGTAAAGACATTGCAAATGTCAGTGCAAGTGAAGTGGAACTAAAATCACATATTCAATTTTACGATGGTATAAGAAGTGAAGAAGTACAAGAAACACTAATTAAAGCCGCCGCTGATTTAATTTCAGAAGAAACACCTAATTATCAATGGGTTGCTGGTAATCTAGTAAATTACCATTTGAGAAAAATGGTGTATGACAGTTTTGACCCATGGCATATTAGAGATATTATCAAACTTAATACTAAAAATGGTTTTTATGATCCGGCATTACTTAAGGATTACTCAAAAAAAGAATGGGATGAAATTAATAGTTTTATCAAACATGATAGAGATTTTAATATTGCATATGTTGGTATGGAACAATTTCGTGGAAAATATTTAGTACAAAATCGGGTAACTAATAAACATTTTGAAACACCACAAGTTGCATATGTTCTGATTGCCGCATCTTTATTTGGCAATTATCCAAAAGAAACAAGATTGAAATATGTCAAAGAATACTATGATGGAATTAGTAATTTTGACATATCTCTACCTACACCTGTTATGGCTGGCGTAAGAACCCCACAAAGACAGTTTTCATCCTGTGTTTTGATTGAGACAGACGACTCACTTGATTCTATAAATGCTACCTCAAGTTCAGTAGTCAAATATGTTTCTCAAAAAGCAGGCATCGGTATTGGTGCTGGTAGCATACGTGCTATCAATTCACCGATACGTAATGGTGATGCAAGTCATACAGGTGTTATTCCTTTTTATAAACTATTTCAGGCAAGTGTAAAATCATGTTCACAAGGTGGTGTGCGTGGTGGAGCCGCAACTTTATATTATCCAATTTGGCATTTAGAAGCAGAAGACTTATTAGTTCTAAAAAACAATAAAGGCACGGAAGATAATCGTGTTAGACATATGGATTATGGCGTACAGTTTAATAAACTTATGTATGAGCGTCTTTTGTCAGGTGGTAACATTTCGTTATTTTCACCTTCTGATGTTCCGGGTTTATATGATGCATTCTTTAGTGACCAAGATAAATTTAAAGAATTATATGAACGAGCGGAACGTAATACAAGATTACGTAAGAAATCTATTCCAGCTATTGACTTATTCTCTATGTTTATGAACGAGAGAAAGAACACAGGTCGTATATATTTAATGAATGTTGACCATGCAAATGACCACAGTGCATTTGTTACAAAAGATGCACCAATTAGACAGTCAAACTTATGTTGTGAAATTAACTTACCCACAAAACCTTTAAAACATATGCACGATGAGGAGGGCGAGATTGCTCTTTGTACTCTTAGTGCGATTAATTGGGGCAATATTAAAGCACCAGAAGACTTTGCAAAACCATGTGAACTAGCAGTACGTGGACTAGATGCTCTATTAGATTATCAGAGATATCCTGTTTTAGCGGCTGAGATTTCAACTAATAATAGAAGACCTCTTGGTGTTGGTATTATTAACTTTGCTTATTGGTTAGCTAAGAATGATACATCTTATACTAATCCTAATTTAAAATTAGTTGATGAATGGGCAGAGGCTTGGTCATATTATCTTATTAAATCATCAAATATCTTAGCACAAGAAAAAGGTGCATGTCCATTATCTAACGAGACAAAGTATGGTAACGGACTTTTACCAATAGATACATATAAACCTGAGGTTGATGAATTAGTTAAAAGAAAATATACTCAAGATTGGGCTTCACTAAGAAAAGATTTAAAAGAACATGGTATTCGTAATTCAACTCTAATGGCACTTATGCCGGCTGAAACATCAGCACAAATATCGAATTCAACCAATGGTATTGAACCACCAAGAAGTTATGTAAGTATTAAACAATCAAAACATGGTGTGTTAAAGCAAGTCGTACCTGGTATTCATAAGCTAAAGAACAAGTACGAACTACTATGGGACCAACAATCTCCTGAAGGATATTTGAAAATTATGGCAGTATTACAGAAGTATATCGACCAAGGTATATCAGTTAACACTTCATATAACCCTATATTCTTTGATGATGAAAAGATCCCAATGTCAGTAATGCTACAACATCTTATTATGTTTTACAAATACGGTGGTAAGCAACTTTATTACTTTAATACATTTGACGGACAAGGTGAAATTGATGTAAGCAAAGATATTCCAGATGATTTGAAAGAAAGGGATGAGTTTGACAGCGATTTAGAATATGAGGAATATTGTGATAGTTGTGCCATCTAAACAAAAGAAAAAAGATAAATATCAGATTAAAAGCAAAGAAAGTAGAGAGATATAAATGTCAGTATTCAATTCAGAAAACAAACAAGACCATACAAAAGCATTAGCTTTTTTAGACCCATCAGGCGGAGTAGCAATTCAACGTTTTGATATGTTAAAATATAAACAGTTTGACAAACTTACTGACAAACAATTAGGGTTCTTTTGGCGTCCAGAAGAAGTAGATGTGACTAAAGATAGCAATGACTTTAAAAACTTAACAGAACATGAACGTCATATCTTTACGTCAAATTTAAAGAGACAGATTCTTTTAGATTCTGTACAAGGTCGTGCACCAGTAGAAGCATTTGGACCATTAGTGTCTATTCCAGAATTAGAAGCATGGATACAAACTTGGACATTTAGTGAAACAATTCATTCACGTTCATATACACATATCATTCGTAATGTCTATTCAGACCCATCAAAAGTATTTGATGAAATGATGGATATTAATGAAATCATGGATTGTGCAGATGATATTTCTAAAAATTATGATGAACTAATTGAAATGACAGGTTTTTATAACTTGTTAGGTGAAGGCAAGCATACAGTCAATAGCAAGAAAATAGATATTAGTAAGTATGAAATTAAAAAATCTCTATATAAAACACTTATGAGTGTTAACATTTTAGAAGGTGTTCGTTTCTATGTGTCATTTGCATGTAGTTGGGCATTCGCTGAATTAAAGAAAATGGAAGGCAATGCTAAAATCATTAAGCTGATTGCACGTGATGAAAATTTACACTTAGCAAGTACACAAACACTTCTAAAACTTCTACCAAAAGATGACCCAGATTTTATTAAAATTGCAAAAGAAACAGAAAAAGAATGTATTCAAATGTTTGTTGATGCAGTAGAACAAGAAAAAGAATGGGCAGAATATCTTTTCAAAGACGGTTCAATGATTGGTCTAAACGCAAAATTGTTAGATGATTACATTGAGTGGATTTGTTGTAAACGTATGACCGCAGTTGGATTAAAATGTCCATACAAAACGTCACAAGCTAACCCGTTACCTTGGACACAAAAGTGGATTGCAGGTGCAGACGTACAAGTTGCACCACAAGAAACAGAAATTTCATCTTATGTTATTGGCGGCGTTAAGCAAGACGTTGACAAAGAAACATTTGGTGGCATGTCGCTCTAGTGATTGATACAAATTCAATAGGTGATATTGTATATGATGTCGAAGACCATGTAGCAATAACACCGAATACTAATGCTGATTATTGCTTAGTACCAAAGGTTGTAGAACAAAACGTTATCTTAAAACTACAAAAGATAATGATGGATATTGGCAACCATAATGTTGAAAAAGATAACTGTCAAAGTTATGAAGTGACAATGAGATTTATAAACAATCATCCTGTAGTGGAAATGTTTCTTAACAAAGAGGACTAAATGACTGAATTTACGGAAGAATGGATTAGACTTAATAATTTTAAATTTGCTATGACTAATGAAGTAGCAAGATTACCAGAAACTGAACTAGATAGAAAGCTAATAGACAGACAATTACCACCATTTATACAGAATTCTTATCCAGATAAGAAAGATATCAATATACTTGATATTGGTTGTAACGAAGGTTATGCTATGGAAAAATTTTCCGAGTTGGGGTATACCAACGTTCAGGGAATTACTATTGAAAAAGAAGAATGGGATAAGTGTAAAGCAAAAGACTTAACAGTACATCTTATGGATTATAACTTTAATCAGGTTATGAACAACTATTTTCATATGGTATGGATGCGACAATCATTGCAGTTTTCTCATATGCCTTTTTATACTATGTTAGAACTCAATAGAATTATGAAAATCAATGGTTGGGCTTATATAGAGGTACCTCATTCAGCAAATCAACACAAATATTATGCTACATTGCACCCAGATAACTATAGATTGTTTATGATTCGTGCAGGATTTGAAGTCGTACAATATGATTCGTATGAACTATCTGCTGGTGATGAGAAAGAAAATCATGTATTCTTTGCATTGAATAAAAGAAGAAATGTAACATTACCTGATGCTACTTCTGAGACAACCTCAGACAAATAAGTACAAATCCCCACACAGAGCCTACAACAATAACGCCTAGAATCATTCCTATTATCACAGAATATTGGTCTAAATTGTTTACAATATTTTCCATACGTTTATTTATGTTTAAATAGTCCAGTATTTCTGCGGCTTTTTCACGCATATTTTTTCCTTGACATAACATGCAACTTATGATATTCTTATCCATAAGAAAAGGAGGTACTTTATGTTTAATTGGTTAAACCGTAAAGATACATTAACACCTAAAGGAGAAATGATGAAAACATCAAAACAAGAAAAAATAATCAATGCTTTAAAAGATGGAGAAGCGTTGACAGAAGCTACTATCAAAAATAGGTACGGAGTTGCAAATCCAAGAGCAACTATCAGTGCTTTGAGAATGAAAGGTTACGCCGTATATGCTAATAAAAGCAAACATGGTAAAACTGTATACAGATTAGGAGCTCCCCTAAGAAGGGTTGTAGCCGCTGGTTACAGAGCCTTAGCAGACGAAAAAGTGTTTGGGTAAAACATAATATAATGCCCTGGCCTGATGAAGAAGCACCCGATTGGCCCGATTGTCACATTTGTGGACAATCACTTGACGAGTGCGATTGCATCTGGCCTGGGCAAAACAACCAACCAAAGATGATTTATGACGAGAAAAATCAAAGTGAAATTCACAGACAATAAAGAGTTTACAGAAGAAAAAGAAGGTTTAGGACTTAAAAAACTATTCAAATCTATCAATCCGCCCAAGGGAACTAAAGAAATTCGACTAGAATATACTAATAGAAAAGGTACAAAAATTGATAGATGGGCAAAAATGCCGAAAAAGAAAGACTAAAAGTGTCGAAAAACTTGACAATATAGCGATTCGTGTTATTATATATACATAATCAAAAGAGAGGGACTAAATATTATGGCCTATATATCAACTAACGAAGTTAAAGAAGTAAGAAAATCATTAAAAGAAAAGTTCGGTAAGAACATCAAATTTTCAGTAACACGTGACCATTACAGTGGCATTAGAGTTTCAATTATGGAAGGTGTTATGGACTTCTATAATGATGGTGACATGGATCATACTGACAAATATAACGGTAAAGTTCATAAGTTCGACGGTTATACTCAAGTAAATCATTATCACACACATTTTTATGGTAAGTTTGCATCGTTGTTTGACGATATCAAAAGCATATGTCATACTGCTCCTGCTAATGCTGAAGGCGGTAGAGAATATTACGATAACTCAGATGCCATGATTGACTACTTTGATACTGCATTTTATGTAAGCATCAATGTTGGTAAGTGGGATAAACCTTACATTCAAAAAGCGGCATAATCCTAATGTACGTAGTAAAGATAAAAGAGACTGGCGAAATTGTAGCATATTGTTCTGACTGGAATGATGCTCGTTCATATCTTGCTAGTAGTATAATCGATAAAGTAACATACATCATTGAAGAAGAAGTGGAAAATAAGAAATGAAAAACCAAACCTTGGAAGAAGCTGTTTCTAAAAATGTCCCTGTATATTTGGTATATAAGGAAGACACTAAAGAAATTTTAGAATGGTGGCCCTTTGGTGAAGCACTAGCACAGTCCAGTGCAAAAATGCGTAATAATATGCATGGACCTGATAGTCATAATCATGCCAGTTGGAAAAAGTACGTAGTGATACGTGACCAACACAACCGGCATCTTAAAAACTTGGAAGAAATAGAACGGAGGTTGTAATGCCTGCATGTAAAGGAGATACGTATTCGGTTCCACGCCCAGTTTGTCTAACAGAGGGTTGTGATAATTTAGCACATAATACTGCATCAGCGGCTAAGCCAGTTTGGCGCAAATACTGTGGTAAGTGTCATACGATACGTAGAAAGAATTTTCAAAATTTATCATCTAATTTAACTAAAAATCAATACCCTACTTGTTGTATAAACAACTGTAGGAAAAAAGTAACACTATTGGGAACAGACCATGATGGCAATTTAAAGTTTTCTCAATACTGCGAAAGGCATGGAGGAGTCCCATATCATTTACAGTGGAGAAAACCTGCATGTGATAATATAAATGGTAAAGGATTGCTATCAGATAGAAGTCCTATTGGATTTGGTTGTACAACTTATATACATTATGATCCGCCCCTTCCTAAGGGAACAAAGTGGTTAGTAGATTATGGCTTCCCACAACCAATGTTACAAGTTGACCATATTGACGGTTGTCCATATAATGAACCAACGGATGGGTCTAATTTTCAGACTTTATGTTCTTCTTGCCATGATTACAAATCTTGGAAATCTGGTGATGGGCAAACACCAGGACGAAAAACCCTAAGAAAACAAGAGGAAATTAATGTTGTCCAAAACTTGACAATATAGCGAATCGTGTTATAGTATATACATAATGAAGATTAACACACAAAGGAGTGAAAATATGAGTGAGACCATAGTAGCACAAATCGAAAAAGGCACATACAGAAATCAGCCCGTTGAAGGTGCGTTTCCTGTAGTACAAGAACTTAAACAAGCTAAAGACGGTAGTTGGTTTATTACTGTTAATGCTGAGGACACTAAGTTTAAAAGTTCTAAAATTAGAGTTAAGGTAGACCCAGAAAACGTTCAAGTTTCTGAAGGTACTGTCGAATCAATTAACGAGTCTGATGAAGACGCAATGAATAGGATTGCAGAAAGGTTTGCAATTCTTGATGAAATGACCGAGGCAACAATCGATGGTGTTGTTAGAGGTATGGTAGTTTCAGGCCCTCCGGGTGTTGGTAAAACATTTGGTGTTGAGCAAGTACTTGAAAAAGATTCAATCTTTGATATGATGGCTGATAAGCCGTTAAGACATACTTTTGTAAAAGGTACAATGTCTGCAATTGGTCTTTACTCTACACTTTACAAATACTCAGATCCAAAGAGTATCGTAGTACTAGACGATTGTGATAGTATTCTTTTTAATGAGGATGCATTAAACATTCTTAAGGCCGCTCTTGATAGTGGTAAGAGGAGAAAGATTTCTTGGAACTCTGACTCACATTTCTTAAGAAGGGAAGGTGTTCCTGATACTTTTGAATTCAAAGGTTCAGTTATTTTTATTACTAACTTGAAATTTGATAAAGTTAGAGGTAACAAAATCAAAGACCACTTGGAAGCAATTCTTTCAAGGTGTCACTATCTTGATTTGACTATGGATACTGCAAGAGATAAAATCTTGAGAATTAAACAGATTGCTAGGGATGGTGGTTTGTTTGATACTAAAGGTTTGAGCAAGGAGCAAGAAGTTGAAATTATTGACTTCATGGTTGATAATCAAAAGAAACTGAGAGAAGTTTCATTGAGAATGGCTCAGAAAATTGCAGACCTTAGAAATATGTCTAAAGTTGGAGATAGATGGAAAGCATTAGCCGAGACTACTTGTATGAAGAGGTCAGCGGCTTAACAGTTAACTAAGAGCCATCTTAGTTAAAACCGGGACGGTACTAGGTTTCTCTCACTCGCCTAGTATCGTCTTTTTTTATATCTTCTATTGCATTTACTTTCAAAACATGTTATAATCTAAAGCATGAGTATAGAAGAAACAAAACAAAAGATAATAGAAAACCTTAAAGGTGTACATGACCCTGAAATGGATTGTGATGTATACAACTTGGGTTTAATATATGAGGTAAATGTAGGCGAAATGCCTGATACTAAAAAGTACTGTCATATTTTAATGTCTTTAACTAGTGCTTTTTGTCCAGCCGCAGATATGATAGTTAACGATGTAAAAGGTGCGGCATTGACAGTTGAAGATGTAGTAGATTGTCAAGTAGAAATCACATTTAACCCTGCTTGGACACCAGACCGATTAACAGAAGATGGACATGCATACTTAAATTATATGTATATAGATTATCAGGAATAGTAAATGAAAGAATGTATCATTAAAATTAAAGATGAAGTAAACATTAAGTTGGAAGGTTTGGATCCTGGTACACGTAGAAAGTGTGCAAATAAACTCAAATTCTTCTTACCACATGCTTATCATATGCCAGCTTATAAACTTGGTCGTTGGGATGGCACAGTTAGATTTTGTGATGTTGGAGGTCGTACCTTTTTAAATTTACTTGATGATATCTTACCTGTCATTGTAGAAGAAGGGTATAACGTAAAGATTGATGATGATAGGAATACGCATAATTTAGAATTTACACAAGTTCAGGAAGATTTTTGGGGTGATGCAGTATGGCCAGCTGGACACGTACATGAGGGCCAAAAGATACGTTTAAGAGACTATCAGGTAGATATAGTCAATAAGTTCATAGAACACCCTCAATGCTTACAAGAGGTCGCCACAGGCGCAGGAAAGACGATAATAACTGCTACTTTATCTAGCTTAGTAGAACAATATGGTAGAAGTATTGTTATTGTTCCAAATAAGGATTTAGTTAGGCAGACATTTGAAGATTATGAAAACTGTGGATTAGATGTAGGTGTGTACTTTGGTGATAAAAAAGATATCGGAAAAACACACACAGTTTGTACTTGGCAAAGTTTAAATTCATTATTAAAAAGAAGTAAAGCCGGAGAGGCTAATATACAAGATTTTATTGAAGATGTAATCTGTGTTATGGTTGATGAAGTTCATCAGGCAAAAGCAGATGTATTGAAAGAGTTACTTACTGGTGTTTTTGCTAATATCCCAATTCGTTGGGGACTAACAGGAACGATACCAAAAAGTGATTGGGAATCAGCTTCATTAAAAAGTTCTTTAGGAGAAGTTATTCATAAACTTGCGGCTAAAGAATTACAAGACCAAGGAGTACTCGCTAAATGTCATGTCAATATTGTACAAACGGCAGAAACGGCTGAGTATGGAGATTATCAGAGTGAACTAAAATTTTTATTAGAAGATAAAAAACGTATGCAGTATGTTGCAAATATGATTAGTGATATTTCTAAATCAGGCAATACATTGGTTTTAACTGGTAGAATTAGTAACGGTAATATGTTACAAGAACTATTAGATGGTTCTGAATTCGTCCAAGGGTCAATGAAAGTAGTTGACAGAAAAGATGCATATGACGAAATTAATCAAGCAACAAATTCAATAACTATTGCGACTTACGGTGTCGCCGCAGTGGGAATTAACATTCCAAGAATATTTAATCTGGTATTGCTTGAACCAGGAAAGAGTTTTGTACGTGTAATACAATCGATAGGAAGAGGTGTACGTATTGCAAGAGACAAGGACTTTGTTAATGTTTGGGATGTGACTAGCAGATGTAAATTTAGTAGACGCCATTTAACAGAACGTAAAAAGTATTATAAGGATGCTCAATATCCTTTTACAATAGATAAGGTAAATTACTAATGAAAATTTTAACACCAGAAAACACATGTTACGAAATGAATAGTCTTCCAGAGAATGAAATTGAAGACATAAGATATTGCGTAATGGATGTAACGGATAAGAATGAGCCAGACTTTTTCTTTATACCGTTAGTATTCATTGAAACATTTAACGCACCTAGTATTAATCTAAGTATAGGACCATACACGATAGAAATGCCAATAGATTGGAATATTCTAATTGGTGATGCTGACATGGGTCAATTAGAATTCATTCCATTAACAAGTATTAACGAAAGACATTTTCAAACTATCTTGACAAATCCTCTTGCAGGCTTTACAATGGGGTGGGAAGACATAAAAGTAAATAATGTATTTGCAGATGTAAAATGGTTTTTTCCAAAACTCAAATATGGTCATATATTAGTTATACCATTAGAGCATGGACCAAAACCAAAGTGTGCATATTTCGTTAAAGACTTAAATAGAATACCAGACGTATTAAACAGTTATGACTTTTTTTAAGGAGTAAACAATGGCAGAAAAAATACCATTAAAAGAAATTCTCGGTGCAATGGATCGCCGTGACTTTAATTGGTATTCGAATCTTGATGATGAGAAAAAGAAACAATTTTCAAGTTGGCTATTTCTCAGATATGCAAGTAGTGCCAAAGGCAAGGACAAGGAAGAAGTTCTATTAAACACAAACGAATTTGTAAACAAGTATTATAAAGATTTATATAAACATGAAGATTTGATGTGGAAGCTATTCTGCTTAACATCTACAGGTAAAAACCAGTTTCATGAATATATAAAACCACCAAACTCACGTATCAAAACAGATACAATATCGCAGTTTATATCACAAACATATCCTCATATGAAAGGTGATGAAGTTGATTTGTTCAGACAGTTAAATTCTGATGAAGATATCAAACAAATGGCAAGAGATACCGGAATGACTGATAAAGAGTTTGATGAAATTTTTGGTAAAACGAAAAAAAGGAAAAAGAAATGACAAATGACGAACTAGTAACAACAATTAAAATACTCGTAAGTGAAATCGAGGTACAAAAATTAAGAATTCAACCACATGACACTGGTCACATACATACTACTATCGGCGTATTAGAGGATAGAGTAGAAGAACTTTTAAATGAAGTTAAGACAGGTGTTAATATGTTTTCTTCATCTACCTATGTAGGTGTAGAAAATGGAAAATACGTAGGCGTTAAAGATGTTTAGTGGTTGAGATAAACGGACCCGTAGTTCAGCTGGATAGAACGCTTGTCTACGAAACAAGAGGTCAGAGGTTCGAATCCTCTCGGGTCCGCCAGAAAGAGAAATTAATGTTTGAATGTAAATTTTGCAATAAAAGTTTTAAAAGAGAAAAGACTCTTATTGCCCATATGTGTGAACAAAAAAGAAGATTTACAAACAAAGATTCTAAATATGTAAGATTAGGTTTTCTTGCATATAATCGTTTTTATGAAATATCTCAAAGAGGAACAAAGCAAAGGACATATGAAGACTTTTCTAAAAGTAACTATTATACTGCATTTACAAAGTTTGGTAAATATATTATAGAAGTAAATGCTATAGACCCAGAAAAGTTTATAGATTTTGTTATAACAGGTGGTATAAAGCTAGACAAATGGTGTTCTGATACTGTATATGAAACTTATATCAGAGAACTAAATAAGAAAGAGACAGCCGAACGTGCAGTCGAAAGAGGCATCTTATTGATGCAACAATGGGGAATGGAAAATGATAGACCGTTTAATGTATTCTTTAGGGAGATTAGTAAGCCACGTGCTATACATTGGATCAAATCCGGACGCATTAGCCCTTGGATTATTTTTAATTCTATGTCTGGTACTGAACTTTTAAATAGTTTCAATGACCATGAATTGAATTTGATTAATGAGTATCTTGAACCTACGTTCTGGACAAGAAAGTTTGAAGTTAGAAACGATGATGTTAAATTTGTAAAAAACATTTTAGAAAAGGCAGGAATATAATGGCAACTAAGAAAGTATCAAAAGCTACGTCAAGAGTAGTAGAAATACAAGAAGACCCAAATACAAAGGAATGTTATTTTGTATTACCACAAGATGTTATAAGAAGCCTAGGTTGGAGTGATGAAGATGAATTAGAATGGGTTGAAAATTCTGATAAAAGCTGGTCACTAAGAAAAGTAGATGATAAAAATGACAAGTAAAGAAAAAGAAAAATATATCTATGAAAGCCCAGACGGAGGTAAAACTGTGACTAGAAGAAAGTTTGGAAGTATGGAAAAAGAACTATTAGAAGAATATAATGAAATTCAGTCCTGGAAAAAAGATGAATTAGAAAAAGAACGAAAAGATGAAGATTTCGTAACACTAGATTTAGGTACTGCTAATTTAACTACTATAACAACAACTAACAATACAACAGATACAATGGATGTATCAGGTAATTACACATATACAGCAGGCTCACTGTCACCGTCTAGTTTAACTTTAGGTGGAAGTGGATATACTTTTGAAGATGTAGATCCCGACATACAAGTTACGGTCAATGGCAAAGAAAGAAGTATGAGTAAAGTGATTGAACAGGTAGATGATATCTCAAAAAGATTAAAAGTTTTAGAAAAGCCTGATGAAAAGACTTTAGAAAAATATAAAGTACTTGCAGATATATATGAGCAATATAAAGTTGCTGATGCATTCTTAAACTCACCGGGTCCGGAGGACGAAGATGAAGAACATTAATTATGATTGGGCAAAAGTAGAAAAATCTGTTCAACACATTGCAATGCAAATGTATGAAAGTGGATGGAGACCAGATTATATAGTTGGTATAACTAGAGGTGGATTAGTACCAGCAGTTATGCTATCTCATATGACTAACATTCCAATGCATACACTCTCAATACAACTTGGCGCAGAAGGTCTTGAAGAAAACACGGAAAGCAACTGTTGGATGGCAGAAGATGCCTTTGGTTACAAAGATAAGCGAAAAAATATATTAGTTATTGATGATATTAATCGTGGTGGCGATGCTCTTGCATGGCTTATGAATGATTGGAAAGCAGGTTGTTTACCCAATGATACGTTAAGTTGGGAAAGTATATGGCATAATAATGTAAAATTTGCATCACTTATTATGGATCCAAATTCTATTGTAGATACTGATTACTATTGTGAGGAACTATATTCAGAGGATGAAAACTGGGTAACATTTCCGTGGGAAAAATGAAACACATTATTCCATTACAACTTGAACAAGAAACACATTTATTAGAATATTATGCTGGAACATATGGAGATTATGTTTCTGGTATTATATCTTATTCTATAGAAGATTTTTATGACAACTATTCTACTATGCCTGATGGTGATAGATATTGGGAAGTGGACGATGCTATTGTAAGAAGAAATAGATATGCTTTAGGTCTTAGAGGCGGCGGCTACGAACATGTAGAGAATTATACGGACTTCATGTTGTCTCATAAAATATGGTTAGAATTTCAGCCTCACTATGATAATATGCAACCAAAAAAAGTATTGTTTAATACGCACCCAAGAATTGGATTTGCTGATGATGATACTATAATTTATAGAACAATTACAAATAAATTTAAAAATACTAAAACAAAATTCTTAGCAATACCATTAGAGTTTAATGCTATATTTAAAGTTGCATGTAATGAATATTATACTAGTAGAATACATGACTCAGATATAGATTTAACAACATTTATCGGCATATTTAATTCCCATGTAGATAAACAAAAAGGTGCATTAAAGTACATACCAAAAGAACAACTTTTTGTTATAGAGGATATAGATAATTTATCTGCAAAAGATATAGCATGTTACGGTGACGTAAATAGAGAAAAATTTGAAGAATACAAATCTAATTATAATATAGAAAAAATGGATTTGTTAAATTATCACATGCAACGGCTTATGAAGTTTTGTGAGTTTACTAATCCAGAGATAACAAAAAAAATGAAAGACTACGTTAATTCATCAATATAATTAGCAAGTATCTTTCTATCTACATACGGTCTTATATTGTGTGTTTGAAAATCTGAAATCTTATAGTCTATTTCTTGTATATTTAAATTATCAAATTTAAACTGTTTAACATAATCAGAAAATCCAATATATTCATTATCGTACTTTCCATATAGATAATCTACTTTAATATGTGGATAAGCACCTAAGTGTCTATATGGATCTAATATTTTATTCTCAATATCTAATTTTTTAAAACCCCAACATTTAATCATATGCATCATTGCTACGTTCATCATGTCTAGCTTTTGTTCTTCAAGGTGTGACGGTCTGTTAAACCATTTGAAATAAGATTTAATCCAAGGGGAATGATCCCAAGAATAAGTTGATTGTCCACCTGTAGTTAATACATTTGTTACGATATCACTTAGATGGAATGCTACACTTAATGCACTACCGGCATGTTTAGAATCTGCATATATTATTACATGTTTATATTTTTTCTTAATATATTCTCTTATCTGATTGCACATTTTTTCTTGTGTATCATTCTGTTTGCTTACACCTAATACCATTGCACTAGGGTATAAAGACTCAGGATATCTTAATGGGTCTTCATTTACAATTAACAAATCAGTATCTAAGTTTACAATTTTTTCACTTACATTTGTTAGTGAACTTGTCAGTCTACCCTCATGCCCTGCATAACTTGTAAAGTGAATTATTAGTTTGTCAAAATCTTTATCTGTCTTTTTCCAACACATAGTATAATCTTCACTGACATTTTCAAACTTATCAGTATCATATTGATATACTATATCGGAATAAACATCCCAACTACCTGTTTTTGTTTTTTGTGTGTAAGTATCTACAACATCTTTTTTGTAGATTTTGGTGAAGATATCGCTACTTTTTATATTGCGTAAGTCAACATACTTATTGTATACTAGCTTTTCATGTAAAAAGTATAAGTCAATTTCATCGTTTAAGTCTATATCTAAATCGAGTAGTTTAATTTTCATTAATCGTACTCCGCTAGATACTCCACTAAATCTTTAACGTTTTTAATTTCGTCTAGTCTTTGGTTGTCTAATTCGATATCTAAATCATCTTCTAGTGAAACTAGAATTTCAATACTATCTAAAGAATCTACACCAATGTCTGTAAATGGTTTACCCGATTCAATAAATGCATCAGTTAGTTCAACCTCTGCCCTATCAAGTGTAATTGCCTTTAGTGCTTCTAATGTTCTACTCATTTTAATAGCCGCCTTCGTTCTCTTTTGTGTGTTCATAAAATGGTGCAAGTTTGAAGTTTTCTGTAATACGTCCTCTTCTTTTGCTACCTGGGTCTGGAATACCACCATCATTGTCAGTATCCCAATTAGTTATTTTTACCCATCTTCCTCTATTTAGAAGTTTGTTTCCTTCCTTCAGTGGGAATAGAATAGTGTTCTTTTCATTAAACTTATTGTAGTAAGGTACACCGTGAAAGCTCCAAATATAGTCCTCTGAGACATTAAACTGGTCTGCACATAGTTTCACTAGTCCTTGTAGTTTAATGTTACCGTCTGTGTCTTTCTGATATCTACCTAGTTGGCCAACGTTTTTAATTCTCATCATTACGTTGTTTATTTTTTCTTTTTCTATAAGTTCTTTTAGTCTTGCTGGTGCTTCATAGTTAATCTCTGGAATAATAATAGTACCAGTATTTAAATTCATTTTTCTATCTACAATATTACGAAGTGCTTTTAGTTTTTTCTTTGAACAACGCATTTCGTCTATTTGTTCATACCAATCATCGTTGTCTACGCCATTCATACTTAAAGTTACACTACGTAAGCCTGCTTCAATTAAAGTATTTAAATATTTGGCATGTGACAATCTTAAACCATTTGTTACTAAAGTACAACTATGTTTTCTTCCGTTGGTACGTCCACGCTCATAGACTGCACGAATAAAATTTGCACAGTTAGGAGACATTGTAGGCTCTGCACCAATAATACGGACAAATGCACGACCACCAAGCCTATCCATGAAATCTTTGAATTTATCTAAATCCATATCAGGTGGTTCTCTGTTAGGTATATAACAGTTTTTACAGGTCATATTGCATTTATGTGTAATATCTGCACATATGTCTACAAACGTATTATCTTCTGGTTCTGAAATATCATAATTAAAGAGTTTATGAAGCATATAGTTTTGTACCTTAATAAATATGTTTATGTACATCTATTTATCGTCTCAGGAAACACAACAATGTTAAATCATTTATACAAGTTTAACTATAAAATTGATAAAGACCAACTCAGAAAAGAACACAAACTAATGCAAGAAAGTGAAGAAACTTCCTTACATACAGTTAATACTGAGTTATTAGAGACAGTTAATGCAGGTAGAAATACTGGCGAAGATATATTCCCTACGTATCATGATTTAAAAGATAAGGACCAATGGGATGATATGGATACTTTAAAAATAAGAGCATTTAAGGAGTATCAATACCAAGATAATTATCCAGAAATGAAAAGATTGACTAATGACTTTGCTAATATATTAGATAGTAAAGACATAACACCATTCTTTGTATTACAAGAGCAAGACTCAGACTTTCCAATGCATATTGATATGGGGTTTCAATGTGCAATAAACTTAATTATAGATGGTGGGGATACACCAATTATGTTCAGAGAAGACGATGGATCTATACATAAATACAACTACGATAATGCATTACTTAACATCTGTAACGTCTTTCACGGTGTACCTAAACAACAGGATATGAAAAGAATGCTACTTAAATTTAGAATAAAAGATGTATCATATGATGATGCATGTAAACGTATGATGGAACATTTTAGTGAATAATTCTATACATAATATATATTTTGTAATAAACAGAGAAATGCTTATTAAAGAAAGTGAGATTTGTCAATTTGTGCCAATCAATCGTGTTACATTGAAACGTGTTCAGTTAGGTAGCTATGATGCAAAGGGTAAAAAGTTTTCTGACTATCTTAATAAAGAAGATAAAGATTGGTGGATGAGGCAAGATACATGGCAATCAAGCATGAATGCTGATGCAGAAATGTTATCTAAGATGCCAGAGACTACTAGAATACTTTCTATATTTAAAAAAATTATAGGCACAAATGATATCGAGGCTAACTTTTTTACACAAAAAGTAGGCACTAACGTTAAGATGCATGTTGATGTTGGTACCGCTTGTGCTATCAATTTTATACTCAAAGGAAAAGAAACTCCAATAGTATTTGAAGAAGATGGGACATTTCATTATAAAGATGCATTGATAAACGTTAGTAAGAAGCATATGGTACCAAAGCAAACATCTACAGATAGAATGCTTTTTAAGTTAAGAATTTTAAACATGCCTTTTGAAGAAGTAAGAGAAAAACTAAGATGAACAAGAGCCAAATATTTATATTATTACATCATATATCGTTAGCAGTAGGTATAGCAATGTATGGGTTTGAATGGCCATGGGCCATTGTATCATTTTTCTTTGGAATGTTTTGGGCTTGGGTAGTTGGACATAATATTATTCATTACTATTTTGCTCATGGCAAATATAAAGATAATCTGAAAAGTTATTTTTACACATTATTGTCATTAACGTCTGGACTAGGGTCACCGATATCATTTAGTGCATCACATCGACAACATCATAGATTCACAGATACAGAAAAGGATCCGCATTCGCCACATCATATAGGCTGGAAACGTGTATACTTTTTAAATTGGGAACCACAGAATATTAATCCTAGGCTTCTTGCTGATTTTGCCAGAAGTAAATTTCAGAAATGGGTTCACAAACATTGGTATTATTTACATATTGCAATAGTGCTAGTGATTGCTGTTATAGATTTGAGATTATTATTTTTTGCGTTATCACCTGGTGTTTTATATAGTTTCCATAGTGCTAGTTTGACAAATACATTATCTCATATTGGTGGTGTACAGAGAAATGTACAGTTACTAAGACCTCTTGCATGGTGGGGCTGGAACCACGCTGACCATCATGACTACAAATAAGCTATTGACTAATCGTATATAATCGTATATAATCAGATATATATCTAGGAGAAATGCCTATGGCAGAATATGGCGAACTTATGCGACATTCTAATGTCAAGAAACGACTTGAAAGACTTAGAAAATTGCAGAATAAAGTAAAGAACTTAAGAAGGTTCCATAGTGATTTTGAAAACAAAGAGTTTTTAGAATGGACCTGTATGTCACATGAAGATATTAATTATGAAAAGCTATTAGTTGAAGGTGCTGGATATGTAACACAGTTAGTAGACTGGTGTAATGGTCATTGTAATGATTTTTATGTTGCTTATCAAGGAAAATTGTATTTTAAAAATGATACTGATGCGGCGTACTTTACAATGGTGTGGAAATAGTGTATACTATTAATATGAATAAAGTAGAAACAGATATCGATATTGATGTTATTGACCGTGACACAGTCCTTACACATTTTCGACACATAATAGCCAGCATTAAAAAAGGTGATAACTGGACAAAACATAACAGTGGTGTGTATCTACAACCTATTCCATTTGATCCAATATCTGGATTATCTTCTATTGAATACAAAGAAGCAGAAAAACGAGGATATTTTAAATTAGACTTTCTTAATAATAGTTTATATGAAGGTGTGCGTGATGAAACGCACCTTGATGATTTAATTAAAAAAGAACCTTTGTGGGATCTACTTCAACATGCAGATATTGTAAAAAATCTTGCACATGTTCATAATCATTTAGATGTTTTAAAAGTAATGAAGCCGAAAAGTATAGTAGAACTTGCAGAAGTACTAGCGGTAATTAGACCGGCAAAGAGGCACTTACTCAATGAGAGTAAAAGTAAAATTTCAGAATTAGTTTGGCAAAAACCAGAAGACGGTACTTACTATTTTAAAAAAGCACATGCGATTGCATATGCAGTAAGTATTGTGGTACAGCTTAATCTATTTTGCGAACAAGTTGAACAGAACGCCTCTTAATACGTTTCTGTATAATATTTGATAGACTAGTCTCTGGTCCCCATAGAACCTCAACATCTTTTGAATTCATATTTAATATCCAATTCCTATACTTGCTAATCTGTGAGCCTAAAAATAAATTAATTGGCATAAGTCTATTTGACTCCCACCACCACTGTTCTCCTAATTCTACGAACTTTTTCCTCAATTCAGGTGTTGGTATAGCCTCAAAATTATACATCGATGTTATAACCTGGTCTGAATTTATAATTATACCTAAATGCTCAGTAAATTCTTTTTTATTTCCGTATCTCACGTATGAGAAAAACGGATAATTCTCTTGCATCCATTGTTGTTTTTCATTGTCCATCGTTATATTTAGCTAAGTTAGAAAAAGGGTCTCTGGGAGATAAATACATATATGAATTTAAACATGTTTCAATATGACAAAACTATTGAGATTACTTGTGCAGATGGTGACAACACAAGTAGTATGACAACTTACCTGAGGAATATGCCAATGTATGACGGACAACACAAACTTCATAAGGGTATTGATAATACTCTTAGATTTAATTTAAGGGACACCGATAGAAAACCTATCGATTTGACTACTAAAACTATTATATGGAAAATGTACGATAGAGAAACGAGAGAGAACGTACTATTCAAATACCTTACTGTCACCAACGCAACCAAAGGTATGGCTTCATTAACTATATTCACAACAGATACGATAATGCTACCTCAGGGCTTTTATCAATTTGCTATGTACACTGTAGAAAATGGCGTAGAACAAATCATATATACTGACACATATGACAATGCTAAAGGTGTAATTGAAGTCATAGATGATGTATACCCAGAATTTGTAGACTCACAAGAAAGCGGGACATTTTTTGATGATGGCTCTTACTTTATTTCAACTGCTTTCGATGGGTCTTCTTCAACTTCAAAATCAAAGTCTATACACACGATTGCATTATACTTTGATAATTTTTCTGGAACAGTATCCATACAAGGTGATTTGAGTGAACAACCAAGTTCGCAACACTCAGATTGGTTTGATATAAATCCAAAGTTATTTTCAAATCCAAATATAACAGTAAACAATGAGACTGGTGTTCAAGCATATGTAATCGAAGCAAATGTAAACTGGATCAGAGTAAGATATACTAATACTAGTGGGTCTATCAAAAAAGTTTTACTAAGAAACTAATATAACGCTTGACTTTTAGGTCTATTTTTGCTATATTACTAGTATGGACCTTCAACAAGTAATATTCACACATATCCCTGGAAAGAACAGACAATCTAGTGGTGGCTGGACAAGTTTCAACTGCCCATGTTGTATCGAGGAAGGCGAGCCTCGATTGGATACTAGAATGCGTGGGGGTGTTCGTAGCGACGGTGATTCCATATCATACCACTGTTTTAACTGTGGGTTCACTGCAAGCCACCGTCACGGAAGAATACTCAATAAGAAATTTTTAAAACTCATGCGAAATATGAATGTTTCTGAAAGCGAGATTAAGCGTTTACAGTTAGAAGCAATCCGTCAGAAAGAATTGTCTGAAGGTCCATACCTATTTACATCTAAGACACAAGTGACACGTGTTCCAAGTTTTCCTGATACCGAACTACCTGAAGGTTCGGAAGATTTAGAAGTTTTACTAGCAAAAGATAATCCTCCAGAAGGAGCCATCTATGCAGTTAAATATTTGATTGATAGAGGAGTACATGACAATATAGAAGATTGTTATTGGTCTCCAGATAAGTTTTTTAAAAACAGAGTTATATTTCCATTCTATCAAGGAGATAGAATAGTGGGGTATACTGCACGTGATATAACTGGTAAGTCTTCATCTAAATACATGACAAAGGCACCGAAGAAATTTTTACATAATGTTGATAAGGTAAAATCTAATAATAAATACTTAATCGTATGTGAAGGTATAATCGATGCACTTGCATTAGATTGTATTGCGATTACAAGTAATGAGGCTTCACAAGACCAAATTGATTATATTAATCAGTTTAAAGGAGAGGTTATTGTTTGTCCCGACAGAGATAAAGCTGGCGAGAAATTAATCAAACAGGCTCAAGAAAATGGTTGGAGTGTATCTTTCCCTATGTGGGAGGACGATATTAAAGATGCCGCAGATGCAATTCAACGATATGGTAAACTATATACCTTACAAAGTATTATAGATGCAAGTATAAGTAACAACACTAAGATAAGTGTGAAAATGAGAATAGGATAAACTATGAAAAAAGTTAAAAAAATAATGAGTACAATTATACCAGAACCCAAAGAACAACCGGCACCGACGCCTCCACCTCCGATGCCAACTCCACCAGTTCCGCCAAAGCCGGCAGGTGAGTTCTTAAGAGAAAATGGTGTATTGTTTATGGATAAAGAATTTAATCAAGATAACTGTATGCCTCTTGTAAAAATGATTGTTGAATATAATTTGATGCCAAAAGATAAAGCACCAGAAGTTATTCACTTGTATATCAATTCACCAGGTGGGTATGTAGATAGTTGTATGCATCTAATTGATACTATCAAGCAATCACGTATACCAGTATATACGTATGGAATGGGGTCTATTGCAAGTTGTGGTGTCATGTTAATGATGAGTGGTGCTAAAGGACATCGTTATGTTACACAAAATACCGCAGTCATGTCACATGAATTTTCAGGTGGTACAAAAGGTCAATATCACGATATGGTAGAAAGTCGTAAACATATGGACTGGACTAACGAGAAATTAATGGAACACTATATGAAATGTACAGGCAAGACACAAGCATACATTCGTAAACATATGTTAGCACCTAAGACAGACCATTGGCTTACACCAGAAGAAGCAGTCAAGCATGGTATCGCAGACGAATTAATTACTACTTACTAACAGATTTCTATTGACTCTTGAGACAAAATCTGTTATTCTAACAGTAAGAATTTTGTAACAAAGGTGGGTCTTATGAAGATTATATCAGGCAATAGTAATATTGAACTGGCGGCTAAAGTAGCTGAACATTGTTTCACAGATATTGTTCCAGCAGAAATAAAGACATTCGCAGACGGTGAATGTTCAGTAGAATTTCATGAAAATATTCGAGGAGAGGATGTGTTTATTATTCAAAGCACAAGTACTCCTGTAAATGATAACTTAATGGAATTATTGGTTATGATTGATGCGGCAAAACGTAGTAGTGCTAGTCGTATCACTGCCGTAATTCCTTATTTTGGTTATGCAAGACAAGATAGAAAGAGTGCATCACGTACTCCTATCACTGCAAAGCTAGTTGCGAATCTGCTTACAAAAGCAGGCGCAAATAGAGTACTAACAATGGACTTACATGCTGGACAAATTCAAGGCTTCTTTGATATACCTGTAGATGATTTAACAAGCAGGTTAGTTTTTGCAAAAGATATTCAAAGACAGATTAGAGTAACAGAAGAACCAATTGTATTTGTTTCACCAGATGCTGGTGGTACAGTAAGAGCAAGAAAGTTTGCTGATATGTATCATGCCAATTATGCAATAGTTGATAAACGTAGACCCAAAGCAGGCAAGGCAGAAGTAATGAACTTGATTGGTGAAGTCAAAGGCAAACATGCAATACTAGTAGACGATATTGTAGATAGTGGTGGTACACTATGTAATGCGGCTGAGGCACTATTGGATGCAGGTGCATTATCTGTTAGAGCATATATTACTCATGGAGTACTAAGTGATAATGCATGTAGTAAAATTGAAAAAAGTAAATTAGATGAACTTGTTATTACTGATAGTATCCCATCAATTAATGAGGGTGCTTGGAAAAAGACACGGGCAGTTAGTGTTTGTGGATTATTAGGAGAAGCAATCAGACGAGTCAATAACGAAGAAAGTGTAAGTAGTTTATTTAAGGTTAAGATACATTCATGAGAATTAAATTAGATTTAAATAAGATTAATAGTAGGTTACACTGGACAACACTTTATAGTGAAAAATTATTATTAGCAATAATTGGATTGCTAACAATGGTTGCGGCTTTTACAGACATTTATGAAATGCTAATCTATTTGAAAGTAGAACTAGGCGACTTGTTCTTGCTTTTCATTTATGCAGAGATTATAGGAATGGTGGGAGCATTTTATATTAGTAATAGAATACCTGTTACTCTACCTATCATTATTGCTATGACGGCACTTTGTAGATTAATTGTTCTACATTCAAAAGAAGCAGACCCATGGATGCTTGTTGCAGAAGCAAGTGCTATTGCAGTATTGGCAGGGGCGGCTTATCTTATGAGTGCTAAAGAAAAACTGAGTTTAGAAAAAGATAAAATACGTGAGAAAAATAAATAAGAAAGGTAATTAAATGTATAAGGTAACGGCATACTTTAGAGACCATAAAGTTGTTGAAAAGTTTTATAACTTATATGATGCAATAGATTTTAGAGATAGTGCAGATGCTAATTATCCTGAAAACGTAAAATTTGAAAAGGTAATATCAATGAGAGAATGGGTAGTAGAATGTTGGAATAGTGTAATGGATATGGAGCATAATCCACTAAAGAATATTCCAGACTTTAGCACACGACATATGATTATGCAAGTATTAGCATGGATGTGGTGTATTGCGTTTGCATTCATCGTAAGTAGTATGTGGGCAGGAGTAATTAGTATGTTTGTTCATACAGTATTACTAGGAGCCATTGCAATCACAGTTGCTACATTTGAAACAGCAAAACGCAAGCCAACTGCATTTAACTTCATAAACGGATATAACTCACATGGTAGAGCAAGGACTTATACTATCTGGAGAGATAAAAAAGGTAATGCACATAAAGTACAGTTAGATGCCAATGATCCAGGCGGAGAACACGAATAAATCATTTGACAATCATCGTTGAACAGAGTAGAATAGAAGTATGGCAGAAGAAGTAAAAGATTACAATTTAGATTTACAGAAATTGTTTGTTCAGTTCATGTTAACTGATCCTGAACTTTATACAAGAGTTAGGGCAATAGTAGAGCCTAAGTATTTTGATAGAAATCTAAGAAAAGTAGTTGAACTCTTAGTCAATCATACTGAGGAATACTCTACGATTCCAACTACTGAAATTATTAAAGCACAAACTGGACAAGAGATAGAAAAATTAGATGATATCGGTCAACATGCAGATTGGTTTATTGATGAGTTTGAAACATTCTGTAGGCATAAGGCAATAGAAAGAGCAATCATTGATAGTGCAGACTTACTAGAGACAGGCAAATATGGTGAAGTAGAACTTAGAATTAAAGAGGCAGTACAAACTGGACTAGCCCGTTCATTAGGTACAGACTATTTTGCAGATCCTAGAGCAAGACTTGAAAAGCTAAAAGATAACAATGGTCAAATTACGACTGGTTGGAAATCATTAGACGATAAATTATATGGTGGCATCAATCGTGGTGAGATAACTATTTTTTGTGGTGGGTCTGGTGCAGGTAAATCTTTGTTTATGCAAAACATGAGTTTGAATTGGGCAGAAGCAGGTTTAAATTGTGTATACTTTACACTTGAACTTTCAGAAGAACTATCAAGTATGCGTATGGATGCGATGCTAACAGATAGAAGTACAAAAAGAATTTTTAAAGAATTAGATGATGTAGAATTACAAGTTAGAACTAAAGGCAAATCGTCTGGAATGTTACGTGTTAAGTATCTTCCTTCTGGTTCCACAGTTAATGATATACGTTCTTATATTAAAGAATTGCAAATACAAACTGGCAAACGAGTTGATTGTATGTGTGTAGATTACTTAGATTTATTAATGCCAGCAACAAAGAAAGTATCAGCAAGTGATTTGTTCATTAAAGACAAATATGTAGCAGAAGAAATTCGTAATTTTGCAATGGAAACTGAGACAGTTTTAGTAACTGCATCACAATTAAATAGAAGTGCAGTAGAAGAAATTGAATTTGACCATTCTCATATCGCAGGTGGTATATCTAAAATTCAAACTGCGGATAATGTTATTGGTATCTTTACAAGCCAAGCAATGAGAGAACGTGGACAATATCAGTTACAGCTATTAAAAACACGTTCATCAAGTGGTGTAGGTAGTAAAATTAATCTAGTATTTGATAGAGATAGTCTTAAAATCTCAGATGATACAGAAGGGTTAACTGACGACCAAACAACGTCAAATACGATGAGTGTGGTTGATACATTACGACAAAAAACTACAGTAAACGCACCAGAAACTAACACAGAAGCAAAAACTGATGTTGCAATGAACTTGAGAGCAATGTTGAAGACCAAGACACGTTCTCCTTTTGATGAAAACTGATAAATACAGTTAGAACGGAGAAATATCATGGATAAACCTCGTAAGAGCCTATTTGAAGAACTAAATTCTTTAGCTTTTGATAAAGAAAAAGAACGTTTAGTGGAGCAAAAAGGTGAACATATCATATCAGGAGCGATAAATCTTATAGAATTTATCAATCGTGAGTTTGATGGCGAGACTGCAAATGACTTAACTAAGAGATTAGTTAATAGCATTAGGTCTCAAGATCCGAGAAAGTTTAAACGTGGTATAAAAAGTGTCAAGGCTAAAACATAATGACTTTAGAGCAACAGTTAAACAGATTAAAAGTATTATCAGGTATATATAAACCATATCTACCAGAAGAAACTCAACAAGAGAACATATCTTATACTGGTACTGAAAAATCTAAACTTCAAAAGAAGCATAATATACAGCCAGGCACAGATGAATGGTTTAAATTATGGTTTGCAAAGCCTCACTTAACTGGCGAAAGACCTTTTGGGGATAAACAATGAAGATAAAAGATATATTACAAAAAGGTAGAGAACGTAGGTTTAGAGGACCACGTAAACCTCGTCTTAAGCAAGTAGGATTTCATAAGAAATTAAAAGGTTTGTTAGATGGAAAATTACGAGAAGATAAGAATACACACTTAGACCATGCAGAAGAACTAGTATTCATGCATGGCACAGAAGGGCTGAAACGTGTTGTAAACACTTTCAGTAAACTACTAAACACACTTGATGGACAAGGTGGCGGCGATGCTATCACTACGAAATGGGATGGTTCTCCAGCAGTATTTTGCGGAACAGACCCATCTGATGGACAATTCTTTGTAGGCACAAAAGGCGTATTCGCAAAAACACCAAAATTAAATAAATCACAAGCTGACATTGAAAACAATCACCAAGATACTACTAAGAATGGTGAAGAAGTAAGTAAAGCAGGCTTAAGAAATAAGTTATCAGCATCATTAGAGTATCTAAAAGATTTAGGTATTGAGGGTGTTATACAAGGTGATTTATTATTCACTAAAGGTGACTTGAAAACTGTTAATATAGATGGCAAATCTCATATTGCATTTAAACCAAATACAATCTCATATGTTGTACCAGCAGATAGCAAAACAGCAAAAGAAATGCAGTCGGCTGAAATAGGTATTGTGTTTCATACAAGTTACACAGGCGATAGTTTAGCAGATATGAAAGCATCATTTGGTTATGATTCAAGTAAACTTAAGTCTTCATCTAAAGTTTGGTTTACTGATGCACGTATTAAAGATGTATCAGGACAGGTACAACTAAAGCAAGAAAATGTTGCAAAGATTAAACAAGCAATTAAAGAATTAGCTTCAATGAAAATTGATGCAGATACTTTCAAAGCAATTAATCAAAAGATAGGCGCTATTGACTTAGTACAAGCTATTAAGGCACATGCAAACTTGCCGATACGTACTGGTCAAGCATTAGAACCAGATGTAACTAAATTTGTTAAAGAGTTTTTACAGGGTTTAAATAATAAATTAGATAAAGAAATCAGCGGTTTAGCTACAGGACCTGAAGGTAAAGCAGGACAGGCTAGATTACAAACAAAGGATGCATTATCTAATGTCATAAATACATATGAGACACAAATTGCAGAAATGTATCGTGCATATCTTAAAGTTGAAGCAGTAAAAATGATGTTTCAGCAAAAGATGAAGAACATTAAAGCAATAGACAGTTTCATTGAACAACCAGACGGTTCATTTAAAGTTACAGATCCAGAAGGATTTGTTATTGTTGACCATGTGGGTAGAGCAATGAAGATTGTAGATAGATTAGAGTTTAGTGCGGCAAACTTCGCACCAAGGGATTAGTTAGATGTTAAGTAAGAAATGCAAGTTGCACCTAGAAGAAGTAGGAGAGACACGTTGGCAACATTTTGCACATGCAATGTGGGTCTCTTGGCAATTAGAAAAAGCCGCTTACGCATGTTTTGTACATGCAGTGGCACCACGTTGGTTCACTACATACGCTAGTGATAAATGCAATGAAGTATTGCAATCGAGGAAAAAATAATGGAACAGTATAAAGGCAAGTTACAGTTAGTTAATACGTTTACAGAGAGTAGGCTGTTTAGAACAAAACAAAATCAAAATAAAACAAATGTAGATGATGCGGCAGAATTAGCATTTTCATACATGATGATTTTGAATATGTTTAATAAAGACTATGAATTTGCTCCGTTGGCAGGCGAGTACGCAGGTAGAACAATGGCGTTTCGTAACTTTGATTATTTTAGAACAAGTGCAACAGATTTATATGTAATGATTAATAGATTAATCGGCAAAGAAGTCAATGACGATGATCCAAGAGATAAGATTGCATTAAATCGTATTAGTCTAAAAAGACAAGAAGCGATACGATATTTAGACCATATAAAATCAAATAAGTCTGAATCAGGATTTGAACAAAGAATGTTACTAAGATTTCAAAGAGATTTAAACATACAAGATGGAATGCTTAAATCTATGAGAAGATTAATAGGTGATTGGGATAATTTAAGTCAAAATCAAAAAGCCCTAGTTACTACTAGAATGATGCAATATCTACGTAGAAAAGCAATGCGTAGTGAGTTGATGCCAGCGTTACAGAAGTTCCAAAAGCGTGGAAACTATGTAGTTAATGATAAAAAAGATACTAAAAAGAACATTTGGGACAGCCCAATTACTAAAGCAGGCGCGGCTATCGGTGCAATTTATGGTGCAGGTAAGCTAGGAAAGGCTTTAGGCAAGACTTCTTATCAAGATGGTCGTAATATTGGTGGAAAATTTCAATCCCGAGGCAAGTAAACGCCCCATTTTTTGCAAAAAATGATAAATAAAAGCATAGAGCAATACAATTTTATAATGCTCAGGATAATATCTATTTAGGAGAACTAAAATGGCAAAAGTACATGAAACATATTCAGCAGGTCAATTCCTTACTGGTAACTTAAATCACTTCACAGTGACAAAGACTGGTATGGCGGCAGGCGACATGAAAGCAGTAATCGAAGGTGCAGGAACACGTGCTACAGTAGTACTAGTTGGTGCAATCGATGGTAACGATGTAAGAATCGCAGTAGAAAACAATGGCGCATGGGATGCCGCTGGTTTAGACGCGGCTCTAGGCTCAGACTTTACAGTAGCCGACTTCGCATACTAATTTTTACCCCCCTGGACTTAACAGTCCAACCCACACTTTGCGTGTATTTAAAAAGACCCTCTATGAGGGTCTTTTTTTACCTCTAAATTACCTACAGTTTTGATAAATACATATAACAGAAATATAAATTTTATATTTGGAGAAAAATATGGCAAGAATACACGGAGCCGCTAGTGCTGGTGAAAACTTATCAGGTAATATAAACTTTTACACTTTATATGTAAAAGGTTTAGACATTACGTCAACTGAAAGCGTAGCAGACCAGACACAACAAAACTTTGATGATGTTATTAACTTAATTTCATTGGTTGCTCAACCAATCATCATGAATAATCCAATCGCAGTTACACTTGATGGGCTAGCACCGTCGTTAACAGGTTCAGGATTTTTATTTAAATTTGCAGTAGAGCATGGTAGAGTATTTGAAAGAAACGGAGATACAACTTCCGTTCTTAAAGAATTATTTGAAGGCGTAACTATTGATGGTGTCACATTAGCAGACACTAGTAATATTGAATACGTCATGTCAGACATACTATAATACTAGGAGTTTGTTTTGGATTGGATTGACTTAATAGAATCCAGAGTACAAACCACTACTTGGGATTTAGAAAAAGAAATTACAAAAGAGACAGTTGAAACTATTATGGATGAAGTCCATAAACGTTCAGCATCCAAACAAAATTTAGTAAGATACGAAATTCAAATATTCGATTGGTCAGATACAGATTTTAGAAATCATTTTAATGAACTTTGTATCAGAGAACCATATAAAACACCAGTAGAATATAATACTCAGGTCTTAGCACCTTGGTTAATCATATTAAAACGTAGAGAAGGAATACATTGGAATAGAGCAGGTGACCTTACTTCTGACTATCCTGATATAGATTATTCAACACAACTTTATAATAGGTTCGTACCAAGTGCTATGGAAACTGGCATAGCATCAGCTAACATAATACTATCAGCTAAAGCAAAGGGATTGGATACTGGGTATTGTCAGTGTTTTAATTGGAATTACGAACATTCAAATGTTATAAAAGAGAAGTTGGGTATAACTGACCCAAATGACGTATATGTATCTATAGGCTTAGGGCACGGTTCTTCACTAAAAAGAACACTCAATCTACATACAAATCAATGGCATAATACTTTTGCACATGTTGGAAGCATGTGGGAAAAAGAACCTAAGCCAAATAAAGAAGATTATATTAAATTCGCATAAAAACTTTCTGAATTAAAATGATAAATACAATCAATGGGATTATAGTTTCCCTAGTTTTGGAGTTAATATTATGGCAGGAATTGATAGTAAATTAGCACAGTTAGAGACAGAGAGTTTAGAAACTCATGTTGCTGTTGCACATGAACGATTTAAAAATCTGGATACAAGTATTGTCAGACTAGAAGGCATAGTTGAAAAAAATGCCGCTGAAACTAAAGAAGGTCTTTCCGAACTTAAGAAAATTATTATCTGGGCAAGTTCTACATTATTTGCTACAATGTTACTAGCATTACTTACTTCTGTTTTTGGTAAAGGAATGGGATTATAATGCAAGTATTTGAAGTTCTACAGCCAATAGAAGAAGCTAAACTAGTTTATGCTAGAAAAGGTAGACAGATTGTACGTAAGTATAGATGTTCATCTGGCAGATTAAAAGGTAAAACTGTATCAAGTCCGACATCTTGTTTTAAGCCGGTTGATATTAAAAAGAGATTTACTCTTGCAAGAACTAAGGCCAAATTAGGATCAAGACTAAAAAGAAAATCAGCAATGACAAGAAGAATGAACCCAGCAAGTAGACGTTTAAAAACGTTGAATAAAAGGTAAGAGGAGGCTATTATGGATTTAAAAAATAAGATTGAAAGGTCTATGAAAACAGAAAGTATAAATGATAAGATTGCCGACATTGCAGATTTAGTTGGTGAGAAAGAAGAAATTGTACGTGATAGATTAAAGACTTTAGATTTCAGACAGTACATTGAACTTGTTAAAGCAGTTAGAGAAACAGAAATGGAAACTGCTAGAAGTATATTAGGTCTTGGTATTGAAGAAGCAGAAGAATACTCAGACCAACAAATTAAGATGGCATTTGGAATTTTAAATGATCCAAGATACAAACAAGGCAATTACTCAGGTGCACATGCGGCTATTGAAAAAGTTGCAAAAGGATTAGCAAGTCACCCAAGTGTAGCAAATGCACTTAGACGAGCAAACGAATCAGAAGAACAAATTGCAGAAGCAGAATATGAGTATGATGGCAAAGTTGCACATATATCTCAAGATGAATTTAAAAAAGTACATAGTGATTTTAAAAATGATACACCAGGCGAAGAACGTATGGTTATTTTAGATCCAGAAACAGGCGGAACAATTTCAGTACTAGTACAATTTACTGATGTAAATGAATACAATCAAGGCGGAACAATGTCTCCGGGCGAAATGCGAGGAGCTCAAGCTCAATCACAAGCTCAATCAGGGCAAGATGCGTCCCCACAAAATAAAACTAAAAAAGCACAAGCAATGCAACGATTAGGTAAAAAGAATCTAGGTGGTGCAACTGCACAACAGGCGGCAGATGCATTAGATAAAGCAGGACAAGGCAAAACGCTTACACCAATTCAACGTAAAGCAATGGCCCAACAAGCGGCCTCAGTTGACCAGTTAGCGGCAGACCCAAAAACTGCAACACAGTTTAGAAATTTATTAAATAAACTGAACCAAGGGAAATAGTTTTATGAGATTACAAGAAGTTTTAGGCGGAATTTACGTAATGATAACTGAGGAAGAAAGCGATTTAGTGCTTAAATATTTCTCAGAAAATTCATACGTACATGAAACGCAATTATCTGACAGAGAACAGGTAGTTGCAGAAAGACTATCACACAAAGGCGTGATTGTACCTTCATTAAGAGGGTACAGGGCTGTATAACGGAGGACAAAATGACTGGACCAAGTAGAGCAGATGTAGGTGCAATGGCAAATCTTCTTAAAGCTATGAATGGCGATAAGAGTGGATTAAAAGCACAGGCAGAAGCAAGACAATCTCAGGGTGGGAACGAGACTGTAGATGTAAGTCCCGGTGTAAAAACTGCGGATATTAAAGCGATGGAAAACATTATGAGAAATTTCCAGAGTGCTACATCAAACGTTGCGGCAAAAGTTGCAACTACAATTAATGAATCAAAAAAAACCGAAAAAGGAGTACAGGTAGGTATATATTCTGTAGAAAAAACTCCCGACACATCATTTAATATTTTAGATAGCAGAACAAATGATACTCTATTTGAAGATTTGAGAGCATATGAAACAGCATATGTGATTGTACATCATTTAAATGAAGGTAAAAAGATTAATTCACAAGAGGTAACAAACGTTATTTCAACTAATGCAGTATTCGAAAAATTCTATTTCGATGCTTTACAGCATAAGAATACTTATAAACAAGCAAAGAAGCGTGGTGATTTCGGCAAAATGGATATTGCAGAAGCTAGATTTAGTAGAGCAAAAGCAGAAGCCTGGAACGCAAAAAAGCAAGTAAATGAGATATTTGAGGCTGTGTCTAATCAAAAACCACTAATTTAATTTAAAAAGATAAATACATAATATAAACACATATTATGTAATGGGGCAATTACCATGAGAAGTACAAACTTTTTTAAGACAGATACAATAATGATATCGTCAAAACTAAATGAGTATCTTAAGTCAAACTTTAACTATTCAGTTGAAGGAGATTTAAAATCATTAAGCGAGGCTAAAGATAAGCTGGAAGCGGCTAAAAAAGCAATGCGTTCAGACTATCAAAACCGTGAGTATGTAGAAACTATGATGATGCTAGAAACAGTAAAATCATTGTTAAAAGCACACAAAGAGCAATCACTAGACGAAGGTGGAAAACACAAGTATGTCAGTGATGCACAACGTAAAGCAGTTCACGCCAAGAAGGCCGAAGAAAACACTAAAACAAAGGAACCAAAAATGGAAAATACAGATAAAAAATCTGCCGAGGTTTCTAATGAAAATTTAGAAGACAGTCTTTTAGCACAGTTGAATAAACTACTAGAAGGTGATGCGGCTGAGGCTGAAATTACAATGGCGGCACGTGGTATCGTAGATGAACTACAAGACGTTATCGAAAAATTAGGCAAAATTCAAAACGACCAGATAGGACCACTATCTGATGAAATGGCTTACACACATGGACCAGAACAATCAGAGACATTTAAATCTTCTGTTGATTCAGCAATCTCTAGTTTACTAGATACGGCTCGTTCAACTAAAGATGCAGTAAATAATGCGGCTCTAGTTCTTTCAGGTGAAGCACCGGCAGGAGATATGGCACCAGCAGACAATGAACTTGGTGGCGATATGCAAGATGATATGGAAGATGATATCACGGCAGACCTAGCAGGTGGTGATGAGTCAGCATCAGGTGAAATTGATGAACCATTAGGCCGTGCAAAAAGAGACTAATAATGAAACTTTCAAGTCTGTTAAGTGAAGATGCAAACTACAATGCACAGATGCGTAATGATATAAATGCGTATCTAGTGAGATTAAAAGCAAATGATATTGGTACCGTTGGTACTGATATGATGGTTGACGAATTGACAGATATGGGGTACAGTGTTACTCCAGAAAGTTTAGTTGATATGTTAGCTAATAGCAAATATGTTAGCAAAGTAACAGTTGATACTATTGATTTAGCTGGAGCCCCATCCGGTAAAACTGATAGTGATGAAGACGGTGAGAAAGTTAAAAAACTTGCTATTAAAACAGCGAAGAAGAGGATAAAATAATGGGCTTAATTATTAAAGGCGAACACAAAATTATTTCTAAAAAAGAAATGCAAGATAAGGTTGCTCAGGAAATAGAAAATAACGTTCAAGATGGAACTGAAAAACTGTCTGATTCTCAAAAAGAAATTCGTAAAGAAATCGCTAGTGCAAAAAGACATCGTGAATTTATGCAAAGAGTTGCAGATAAGAAAGCGGTATCTACTAGAGAAGAACGTAAGATTGTTGAGAAAGAAGTTATCGAAACACCTGAGATTATTGTAGAAGCAAGAGCAGAAAAAGAAGCAGTATTGGCTTCTAAATCTGTATCACTTGCACAAAGACCAGATTTTGATTCAATGACTAAAAAAGAAATAGATATGTGGGCTGATGAAAATCTAGGTTTAACACTAGACCGTAGAAAAACAAAAGCTGATTTAATCAAACAAATCAACGAAAATCTATAAATAATACTTGCATTGTTTGAATTTTTGTAGTATACTATAAGTATGCTAAATGAAAAATTCAAATATGAACCAATGGAGCGTGTTAATGTAGATGGCTCACGCCATTATCAAACACCTGGAGGCAAGCCATTGCCAAGTGTAACTACAGTACTAGATGCACTTAAAGATAAAACAGCAATATATGAGTGGCGTAAAAGAGTAGGCGATGAAGAAGCAAATCGTATTATGAAACTTGCCACAGGCATAGGTACTCAAGTTCACTTACATGTCGAAAAATTTATACTTGATGAAGATAGACCAAATGGTACAAATCTTATTCATCAAATGTCAAAAGAATTATCAAACATTATTATTGAAAAGGGACTCTCAAACGTAGATGAAGTTTGGGGCACAGAAGTTCCTTTATACTATCCCGGATTATATGCAGGTACTACGGATTGTGTTGGCGTATGGAAAGGCAAACCTGCTATCATTGATTTTAAGACTACTCGTAAACCAAAAAAGCGTGAATGGATTGATGATTATTTTTTACAAGGTGCCGCATATTCAGCCGCACATAATGAAATACATGGAACAGATATCAAAACTATCGTAATCATGATGATTGGTTGGGATGAAGAAGCAGACAATAAAGGCAATTATCAAGAATTTGTTGTAGAAGAAAACGAATTTAGCAAGTATTCACTGCAATGGGCCAACAAGGTTCAAGAGTATTTTGATAAATACATGTAGTAACTAGGAGTTTTAGATGGCTACAACTAATGTTAAAATTTTACTAAGACGTGGACTAAGAGAAGAAATTAGTGCAGACACCCTTGAAACGGGAGAAATGGGATTTGCTTATGATACCAATCAATTATATGTTGGTATTGACTCAGCAATAAATGAACTTATATTTGACCCATTTGCAAATGCACAAGCAGTCGTACAGTCTTGGTTAGATAGTGCGGATAACCCAGAACCGGGACTAAAAATTGATGAAGATTTAGTTATTCGTCAAGTACAGGATGTGGATGCACTTATAGTCGCAATGGAAGGTTCAAGTACACCTTTTAATGTGCATGAGTATGCACGTGCAAGACGTAACGTTGAAGTCGTAACAGAAAACTCTTTCAATCAAATGTTCGCAGACCAGCATTTACAATCGCTAGATGCATCAACTGGTAGGCGTTCTAGTCTATTTAAAAAAGAATTAACAACAACAGCAGGTACATTTCTACGATACCTTAAAACCGATTGCACATCTTTCTTTGTTGATTACTCACTCAAACAAACAAACAATGTTAACACATATGTAAGAGTGGGACAAATAAAAGTAATTAATGGTGTCCCTCAAGGTATCAACCAAGTAAAACTTAGTGATGATAACACAGAAATCTGGCAAGATGATGGTGATAGTATCGCAGACGCAGATGAATTTTCAAATATTAATTTTACTGCGGAAATCGATGGTGATGATATAAAGTTCAATTATACACAACTTTCAGGATATCAGACAGAGATAAGTTTTACAGTTAAACGATGGACAATGTAATATGCAAGATAAAGCTACTTTGCTTTATGAGTGGCGACAAATTAGACTAAAACTACAAGAAAACTTCTCAGAAAAGCAATTACAAGAAACTATGGATTGGTTCGCTAGTCTAAAACCAGCAGTCCATGGATTTAATTATGACGATATGTACACTTGGCCAGATATATGGGAATATATCAATGAAGGTTGGTATACACTAAGTGGAAATGGACTAGCATCTTACTATACTTTAGATTTTGCTTACCCAGATAAAGATACTCAACTTTGGTTAGTACATGATATATTATATGGAGATATGTATTTGGTTACATATATCGATGGATACATAGTCAATAGGTCAGGTGGAAAACTATGTAAGTATGAAGAAAACAAAAAAGACTTGCATATCATGAAAAAATTTGATAAAATAGAGATTATTTCGACACTTAAGGATCGGAAATAAATACATATATAATTAACTACATAAATACGAGAAAGCAAATGTTAAAAACAAAACAATATAAAGAAGGCGATATAGTTACAATAGTAATGACTGGTGGACAGGAATTACTAGGGAAGTTTGTTAGCGAAAGCGGTACAGATTTTATCGTTAAAAAACCATTGACTTTGGTCTTTGGTAAACAGATTTCGTTTCAACCATTCACTGTTACAGGTGATAGTGAAGGCGAAGTTGTTCTACGTGACGATAAAATAGTTTCAGTTTTGAGAACAAACAAAGAAACAACAAAGGCATACCAGTCTGCAACAAGTGGATTAGTAACGCCGGACAAAGGATTAATTACGTAATGCCAGGAGCCGCAAGAACAACAGATGCAACAACTAACCACCCACCATGTGGGCCTGGTAAGTGTGATATGGGGTCTGATAATGTTATTATCAATGGACTAAATGCATTTAGAGTTACAGACAAAGATACACCGCATGGTAAACCTTTAGGTGATCCTCTAGTCTGTGTACCACATGTAACACCTCTTGTCTCAGGATCTCCAAATGTAATTGTTAATGGTAGACAATTAGGTAGAATTGGTGACCCATTTTCATGTGGTATCGTAGTAGCATCAGGTTCGGGCAATGTCATTATAAATGGTTAGGATTTAAATTATGGCTAGTGAAGCAGAAATCGAAAGACTATATCAAGAGTTTGTAAATAGAGGTGGAGGACAATTTACGTTCTCTAACGTAAACACTACGCCTGCTCAGTATTATAGTGCAACATCTTCTGCATCATTGACACCAGGACAACAAGCGGCTCTATTAGCAAAACAAGAACAATTTAACAGGCAATCTGCATTGTCAACTATTGCTAGTGAGTTAGCAGGAAACAATTTTTCTAATCCTTATATAGCAAGAGCCGATAATAGTACAGGTATTATTCAGAACTTTGCTTTAAATCCAACATTAGCAAACGTAACTGCATTAGCAGGTGCATTCGGTTCATTCAACGCAGTTGAACAGACAGCTATATTTGCCGGTATATTAGAACTTACTGGTGTTGATATGGGTAATGTAATTAAAATATTAGGTATAGGTGCATTAGGACTTGCATTATTTTCTTCTTTAAAAAATCACACAGCAGGACAAATGACAGACTTGCCAAAAACTTTATCAGATGCAAGTGCATTGGCAGGAATGAATTCACAGTTTGGTGAGCAAAAAGATAGTTGCTCATTTTTTAATGAGATACTAGGAGTATTAAGTGGAGCATTCGATGGTTCAATGGATTTCATTGATACTGCTTTCGAAAAGTTAAATGGATTTTTACAACAAACAGGTATATCAGGAATTATAGACCAAATCACAAGTGCTATTAGTGGTGCAGGTGGAATTATAGGTGATGTAATTAATGCAGTATCAGGTATTATAAATTCAGCAACATCAGTAATCAGTGGTGTATTGGGACAGATAGGAAGTCTAGTAGGAAAAGTTACAAATGCAATAGCAGACGTAGTAAATCAAATCGCAAAAGAGGCAGAAAAACTTTTAAATTTAGCAACAGAATTAGCTTCAAAGGCATTAGCTTTAGCAATGGCGGCCGCTTCATTAGACCCATGTCAAATGGCAGTCATACTTAATACAGGAAGTAATGATATGAAAGGCGCAGTAGATAAACTGACACAGCCTATGGATACACTTTCTTCTATTCCGACAACAATAGATAGTAGAGCCGATGCAGGTACAGTTATGAAAACTATGGACCAAGCAAAGCAAGAGGCATCACAGGCACCAGGCGTCCCACAGTCTCCATTTACTGATACTGCTAAACTACATCAACCATTAGATGCATATTTGCATAATCTGTTTAATGAAGTTACCGGTATATTTGGTGACACGTTTGATACGATTAAGAATGCAGTAGGTGGTTCTGTAGTTTCAACTGCATCTAGTACTGGATCACTTGCCTCATCTTCTAATGCAAAACCTAATAAACAAACAACGACTATATCAAGCGATGCGTGGAGACAATGGCAGGGAACTTTTTCAAATACATTATTAGGATTAAAAAGAGATATCAAACATCTTAAGATGTTTATACAACAGGCTATTAATACTAAAACATTCTCTACAGAAGAATTGAAGAAACAAGCAATCATACTTTCAGAAACATTAGCAGAAAATGAAACTGCGGTATCTGCCGAGTTAAAAAGTGCAAATAGTCAACTAGTATATGAATCAGATGGTAATAAGTTTAGAATTGATAGTTTAGAACAAAACAAACTAGCACTTTTAAATTCTAAAGTTGCACCACATACACAAAGATTAATAAATCGTGTACAAAGAAGTTACGCAGATTCAGTAACACAGTGGAATTCAATAGACCAGAATGTTAGATAATGATAGGCATTTTTGGTGATAGTTTCGCCCACGAATTTAATAATAAAGTAGCACCGGGTTGGCCAACCCATTTATCCAGACTATATAACGAGAAAGTTGAAAATCATAGTTGGTATGGTACCTCTTTATCTTATTCATATAGAAAATATTTAGAAACTGATGTATTGAAATATTCTAAATTAATTTTTATATGTACTGAGCCTGGACGTCAGCATCTTATCGATACAAACGGTAAAGAATTATTATATAATAATCAGACATGGAAAACATCTTATGATTTAAATTATCATCCTGAAATGCAAGAAAAGTTTGATATAAACGAAGACGATAGTACAAACAAACAAGTGTTAAAAGCGGCAGAATTAATGAATGCATGGTTTCCTGAAACTTGGAACTTTTTAGAAGAAGTTATAAAACGTGACGTAACAAGAACACACTCTAATTCTTTAGTTATGAATATAATGGATTTATCTAATATTACAAATTTAGATGTTAATGGAAATTTAATGATTGATTACATAGAATCAAAGGAACTAGGCAGAACATGTCATTTGAGTAAGAAACAAAACGTAGAACTAGCTGGATACATTAAAAGATATTTTGATAACAGATTTGATATACATAATACTTTTAATAATGTAGAAAGATATTACACAAAAGCAAACACATTGAATGAAGCAGGATTAATAAGAATATGAATACAACTTGGGTATTTGGAGAATCATCTGAATTTTCTAAAAAATTGATAGAAGAAGCAAACAAAAAAGATGATACTGTTTGTACATTTGGTAGAAGATGTACAGACTATAAAGATATAGCATTATTTCTTAAAAAGTATTATAAAGACCAACCAACAAAAATTATTATAAATGCTAAAACTGATTTTGAATTAGAAGATACTAGGCATGCAACAGATATTACCTTTAAATATATTACACCAATACAAACTATAAGTTTTCTTGCAGACATTCTTAATTTTATAGGGGAAAAGGCATCAGCTAATAGACTGCCTGTGACAGTTGTGTATATTACAAGTTCAGCTACAACAAACAGCAATCAAAGCCGTAAGACACTATGGCGATTAAGAGAATATATAGGGTTAAGACATATACAACAGGCGGCTATGTCAGCATGTGATACAAGATATATGCAAGTATTAGGGGTTAGTCCATCATATATGGACAACTCAAATATTGATTTATATTCGAAACAAGTAATAGATATATTATACAATCCACCAGAAGTAAGAAGAGGATTAGCTGATTTGCATTTCCTTGATAAAGGATGGATAAGTTTATACGGATTAAAATTTCATGAGTAAAGTTTGGTTATTTGGAGAAACATCTGAGTTTTCACAATCAATATTAAAAGAATTAAAAAATAAATCAGATGATATTCAAACATTTGGTAGAAGTAATATATCTTATAATGATCCTGTTATAGAACAGATTAATCTAAGTAAATTCCCACCCGATAAAATTATTATAAATGTGAATTTAGATTGGAATAAGGGTGAAATAAAATACAGTGATAGATGGGAAAAACCTTTAACAATTATAAGTTCTATTTCAGAATTATTGAGATATTGTTATATAGAAACATCTAAAAATATAACAGTAGTATATGTAACAAGTTCAGTAACAATTCAACCATTAAATGATAAAGATTTTATTAACTGGAAAGATTATATTTCTATACGACATACTCAGCAAGCCATGTGGTCTGCATATGATTCAAAAAAACTTAAAGTATTAGCAGTTAGTCCTGCTAATTTAGATGATAATAATAGAAAAAAGTATGCAGAAAGATTAGTAGAAATTGCTTATAATCCACCAATAGATAGAAAATCTATAATAGATTTAAGTTGGTACGGTGGATGGAAAAACAATGGTTACGAAAAAAATGAATGGCGTAATCTTTACGAAATTGATAAATAGATATATGCGTATAGAAGAAATCATAAAATCTGTAGAAGAAGGTATTAATGACCCTCATATATTTAAAGCAGTATTCATGGCTGGCGGCCCTGGTTCAGGAAAGTCATTTGTTGCTAAAAAGTTCCTTACAGGAACAGGTTTAAAGATGGTTAATTCAGACGAAATATTTGAACACCTAATGAATAAAAACAATTTACCATTAGAACCAGATACTATTGTTTCGCCACAAGGTAGAGAACAAAGAGATAGAGCCAAAGTACTAACACAGAAACGTAAAAATACTTATATTGATGGACGTTTGGGTTTAATTATTGACGGTACTGGCAAAGACGTAATGAAGATTGGTAAAATTAAAGAAGAACTAGCAAAAATCGGTTATGATAATATGATGCTATTTGTTAACACAAGCGAAGAAGTAGCACAGGATCGTAATACTCAACGTGCAAGAAGTATCCCAACAGAACTAGTAACAAAAATGTGGAAACAAGTACAAGATAACATTATGAAGTTTCAACAAATGTTTAGTGCAGGACGTTTCTTTGTTGTTGATAACTCTGGCGGATTAGAAGATCCAGAAAGAGCAGAAAATTTTACAAAAGTTAATAAGTCTATTGATAAATTTCTTATTCAACCACCAACTAAGCGTCAAGCTAAACAGTGGATTGAAGACCAAAAAGCCAAACGTTCAAGTTAAGGCTTGACATTTCCCAACAAATATAGTATTATAGTATATAACTTTAAAGGTGAATAATGGCTAATAGTGTAATCGAAAACTTTCAAAACTATCGTAAAGATATTGACATGGAGTTTATACAAAAAACTCATGTACATTACTGTACACCTTGTTATGGTGGACAAGTGACAGAACCTTACTTCCGTAGTTGGACTAGGGCACATATGATGTTTACAAAATATCAAATACCTTATTCAGTTACAACAAGTGCAAACGAATCTTTAATATCAAGAGCAAGATGTCATATGGTAGCTTACTTTATGGCAAACCCAAAAGCAACACACATGATGTTTATTGATGCTGATATTAACTTTGATTCATTAGATATATTACATATGTTGCAACATGATAAAGACATTGTTGTAGGTGCATATCCAAAGAAAGATTTAGATTGGCGAGGAATAGAACGTAAAGTTTTAGGAGGTCGTGCAGATACTTTGGAACAGATACAACGAGCAGGTGCCAATTATGCATTAAACTTTGATTGGGAATTACAAGAAGATAATACACGTAAAATAAAAGCTAAAGATGGTTTAGTAAAGTTGCGTGATGCGGCAACTGGATTTATGTTGATTAAACGAGAAGTAATTGAAAAGATGATTGCCTCATATCCAGAGTTGTATTTTGAAAATGATTTAAATTTAGATGAAGAATTTGCTAAGTGGACTTATCTGTTTTTTGATTGTATGCATGAACAAGATACTAAAAGATATCTATCAGAAGATTATGCGTTTTGTCGTAGATGGCAAGCATTAGGTGGAGAAGTTTGGTTAGACCCACTAATCAATTTAGACCATATAGGACATTTTACTTTTTCTGGAAATGTCGGTAAAATATTTCAACACGATTCTTCAATCGAGGATGATACATAAGAAATAAAGAGGGCCTAAGCCCCCTTTAAGTTTTACTCACCGTTAATGAATTTTAGTTCTTCATCTGTATAAGGCCACATAGTATTTTCCTCTTGTTGTTTAGTTCGTTTAGATTTTTTATCTAATATTCCTCTACCAGAGTCATCAGATAAAAATATTGTTGATATCAATAAAGTAATGACAGCCGTTTTAATGAACTTAGGCTATCTCCTGGTCATCACACATCAAACTTTTTGCTTGTTTGTGATAACCTTGTCTTGCTAATTCACTTGCCGCTCTCATACGACCAATATGTTCAAACCATATCATAAATCTTTTAAACATTACACCCACCCTTTTAAATTCTTATTCATTAAAACTCTTTGTCTGCGTTCTAAATCTTGCAAATCATGTGAGTTTGCAAGGTAATCATACTCTATTTGTGCCTGTGTTCTAGGTCTTATTACATTCCATACTTTTTTTACTAACTTAATCATTAATTTCTTTTCGCCTTTACATTATTGTGCACCGCACCGATATTCTTTGGTCCAACACCTGTTTGGATCATTGTGTCATAGGCATATTGCCAATCTTTTTTGTACTCTGTTTTAGCCCATGTTTCGAATTCTGCTTCTCTACGACCTGGTCGGGCCGCAAAAACACTCATAAGGCCATTGAAAAAATTCAACGTCATTTTACGTTCTCCGTATTAAATAAATTTTTGTTATGCTTGAGGACAGCAATACCCTGAGTCTTTTCTCAGTGTCAACGGTCTTTCCCAGTCGCCAATACAAAATAGAACTTTTGTATCACTTATATTTATATAAATATAACAGAAAAAACAAGGGAAATACAGTGTTTTTTAGACATTCCCGGTATGTCTAAAATGCAGGGCTTGTATATAAGTTGCATAACTTCACAACATAGTCAAAATAGCTATTGATTTATTGTATTAAATGTGTTATCATTGTTATGTAATATTACAAAAAGGAGATATAATGCCAAAAGTTTTGTGTGCAAAATATAATGAAGAATTACCCGGATTAGAAAAGGCACCTTTTCCTGGAGAAGCAGGAAAACGGGTACTAGAAAATGTTTCAGAAAAAGCATGGAATGAATGGTTAAATTTTCAAACTATTCTTATTAATGAAAATAGATTAAACCTAATGGACGAAGGCGCTAGAAAGTTCTTATCAGATAATAGAGATAAATTCTTATATGAGCCTGGTGAACTTGCAATGCCTGAGGCTTATAGAGATCCTAATATTCCTGATTTGAGATAGAAAGAAAGTAAAATGCATTTAAGTATTATTAATAAAGATTATCCTGTATGGGAATTAACTGAATTTGATTTGCCAGAATTAGCGACAGACAGTCTATTAGATACTAGTGTAGCAAATGTGTTACAAAATAATAGTAAACGTGAACCTAATCATTTAGATTGGGATAATCCAACTCACTTTCATTTTAAAGAACGTTGGTTTACACATACTAATAAAATACAGAAGTATTTAAAGTCTGAACGTGCATATGAAGAATGTACTGAACTATTACATATGTGGCCTAATAGATTTGAAAGGTTTGAATGGGGACAGGGTGAAAAGTCAATACAAATAATTCATGATAGGTCTGGATTTAAAATGACACCTCACATAGATAATAGAATGGTTATTGGAGTAGTAATTATTAATTTGCAAGATAACCCAAAAGATTCGGGAACTACATTTCATAAAGAACCAATAGTTTCTAGTCCATGGTATAACGGACCAACAAAAAAGGGAACAGGTGTATTCTTTTTAAATAATTGGAATTCGTGGCACAGTATTGAAAACAACGGTGATGATAGACTTATTGCTTATGATGTAATGCCTTTAAGTAATATGTTTTCTGGACCATTCTCAGGATGAAGAAATTAGTTTGGAAAGTACATCTAACAGCATCAGATGTTAATGCTGGTGGGACAGTTAGTGGTGGTAGATTATTTGATATGGCAGATGTTTCTGCTTATACAATGATTAATGAAACGTTTACTAGTATTAGACCAGATTTGTCAGTTGTAACAAATGGTGCAAATGTAAAATTTATTGCGCCTGCACATGCTTATGGATTTGTAGAATCTTTTGCAGAAATAGTTGAAGTTACTCCCGCAAAGATAAATGTACTTATTACTATGAATTATAGACAAAATAAAAATTTAGATTGGTATAAATGTTTTGAGGGCATATTCAGTTTCACTTGTTTAAATGCTGATACTCGTAAAGTTTATAAAATGACAAAAGAGGATATGAATGAAATTCAAAGCTAAAGTATTAGTAACAGGTGGCGCAGGTTATATAGGCACAGAATTGGTTAAACAATTACTTGACAATGGATATGATGTAACAATATTAGATAAAAAAGAAAAGCCTGAATTAACTAGTAGAGTAAAATATATTCAAGGAGATTTACAGAATGCCGCACGTTGCGTTATGGCATGTGCAGGTCAAGAATTTGTTATACACCTAGCGGCTAAACCTCGTATACCAGAGAGTTTTATAAACCCTGATGAATATTTTGATAATAATGTTACTGGTACACGTAACATACTAACAGCCGCAAGTGCAGTTGGTGTAAGAAAGTTTGTATTTGCTAGTAGTAGTTCTATCTATGGTAATAATCAAACACCTCACAAACCGTATCATAAACCTGATCCACTAAACTATTATGCAATGACAAAAATATTTGGTGAGCATTTGTGTAAACAATATAAAAACATGTTTGGATTGACATATAACATATTACGTTTCTTTACAGTGTATTCAGAAAATCAACCAAACTCTAATACTGGTGGATTAATGATAGGTAAATTTGGTAGACTTGCTAAAGAAGGAAGTCCGCTAACAATACACGGAGACGGAGAATATAAAAGAGATTACATACATGTTTCTGATGTAGCAAAAGCATGTATTTCAAGTATTGAGTCAAAAGTAAAAAATGAAATATTTAACGTTGGAACAGGAACTAATATTTCAGTTAATAAAGTAGTAGACATTATAAGAGAGTTTAAAGATGTTAATGTAACACATGAAGAAAATCCAAGAGGTTATGCAAAAGATACATTAGCTGATGTAAGTAAAGCAAAGAAATTATTAGGGTGGGAAGCTAAAATCAATCAAGTAGAAGGAATAAGACAAACGTATAAGGAGATATTTAATGAACAAACCGATTGAACCTATTAGAGAAAAATTAGATGAAAAGATTAAACAACTTAACTCTAGTAGAGTATTTAAAAAGGTTACACCTAAATATGATTTATCTTGGTACGTAAAATGGGTTGCATCTGTATTAATATTGATTGCAACTTGTGCCAGAGCAACAGGCACTATCCCACAAGTAGATTTGTGGTTTGGATTATTTGGGACAATGGGTTGGTTTTGGGTAGGAATGTTATGGCATGATAGAGCATTGATAATGCTTAATGGTGTTCTTATTACCTTAATTTTTTCAGGTCTTTTAAATTTCTATTTTGGTGTTTAAATATGTATTGGGTATGGTATAGAAAATTAAGAAAAGAAGGATATTCTTGGTGGAACTGTTTGCTATGGGCTAGATATAATAATAAATACTACGACCAAGATGGAAATTATAAATGAGAAATGTAACAGAATTGTATTGCCTATCTGATGATATTAATAATTTCATTGCACATATGGTATTATATAATGAGACAACTAATAGTCTAATCTTATCTCAAGGCAAATGCTTGAAAGAAAAGTCTTCATTTATTTTCATTAAAGATAAGCAAGAAAGAAAGATAAAATTACATTCTGATATCGGACTTAGAGCCGATGATTGTTGGAACTGCGGAGTTGAGTTAGTTAATTCTTATAGACGCCTAGGGTATTCAGGCAATAAGTGGTATTTAGATAAATTAAGACATGATTATCCTCGGGCTTGGGGAATGTCTCAGGCTTTCCTAGCAGGCAAGCATTTATGGGTTTGTGAATTTGTTGAAAAGTATAAACTTAAACCGGGACATAAAAGTAGACTTGCAGTAGTAAATGACTTATGGGAAAATATAGGGCTATATGACATATCAAAGTATTTGTATACATTTATGGGCTTTGAAGAAGAAATGGATAAATGGATTACTAACTGTATCAAGTTACGATATATGCTTATTATGAATGCAGGTATAGATCCAATTAGTATAACATATTATCATCCATTGGTTCATTTTAAAAATCTTAAAATTCCAGCTGGAATAAATTTTAAAACATTGACAATTAATACAAATAAAGAAAAAGATACAGAATTGTATGCTGATACATCTATAGATTATAAAGATTTATTTATTGAACCAAAATCAGAAGCTATTAGAGAATTATACAAACATTTAAGAAATGAAGAAACATTTGATGCTAAACCTAATTACATAGTTAGTAAGTTTAAATCTTATCATCTTATAAGTTTAGGATTATTAGAAGATGCCAAAAAGTGATAAACTAAAATTACTCATAATAGGACCTGGCGCGGCCAGTAATTTTATTAGTTCAAGAATAATAAGTGCAGATACAATACAAATCGATTCAGATACTAATGAATATTATAATGTGAGAGACTACAGTGAAATGACTGATTCAGCATTATTAGATTATATCAATAAAAATACAGTTAAGAAACCACACACTATTCATAGTTTAGAACGTGTTGCTAAATTATTAGATTCATTTGATTGGGAAACAGGAGAGCATAATTCTACTGTGCAAGGACATGAATATACTATCGCAGTAGAGAAAATTAAAGAATCGTGGGAAACATGTGAGCATAACAGAATGGCAGTTTTTTGGCTTGAATCACTCTACAAAGGCATGTATCAGTTTAAAAATATTAGTAAGCATATTGATATTTTAAATAATGCTGATTGGTGGAAAGAAGCAGAGAGATTCATATTTGATTGGCAAATTGCAGGATGGTCAATGCACTATAAAGAAGATAGTAAGTTGCATTCTATCGAACATTATTTAAGTAAAAATGAAAAAATAAATGATAAAATGGCAGAAATAGTCAACATAGGGGTGTTACATGTAGACGGAACTACTACGTCCTTTATCACAGATATACTAAATATGAAACATATGTCTGAGAATATTAAAAATAATTTACCGCCGGTATCTACATCATTGCGTCCAAATACATATGAAATGGGCTGGGCTGATATAATATTTGATTATAAGAAGTTGTTCTTTTATAATGATCCTAAAGAACTATATAATTTATTTAACTTTTTTGATAAGGGTAAATACTTTAAAGATAATGAGAAAAAAGAAATAAACGCATTTCGTGATTACCATATAAGAAACGTAAACTATTATGTTGATAATTGGGAACAAATGAGCGAGGAGGCTAAATGACAGTTTTAACACTGATTGATGAAACAGACAAAAGACTAAGACAAGTATGTACTAAACACAAGATAGATGATGCTACAGAAAAGCTAGTATATGATATGATTGTAACTATGCAAGATAATGATGGTATTGGTCTGGCGGCACCACAGTTAGGTGTTATGGAACAGATATTTGTCATAGGCCATAAAGATGCAGGGTTTGTTGTTTGTATAAACCCAAGTTGGACTCCAACTACAGATGCCAAGTTAGAAAAGTTTGTAGAAGGCTGTTTAAGTTTTCCGCATTTAGCATTGAATATAGAAAGATATAATCAAGTACATTGTACATTTACTAATTTGCAAGGTGAAATACAAACTCGTTTATTTAATGGAGTATGGGCTCAAGCAGTACAGCATGAACATGACCATTTAATGGGTATAACATTTGATAAAAGAGCAAAGACAAGTCAACTAAGCAGAGCATTAGCAAAACGTAGAGAGAAATTAAAAAGAATTCAAAAGAGAAGCAATGATTAATGGACTATTCTAACTATACATTATTAAGTGTAGGATGTAGTTTTACATTTGGGCAGGGCACTATTGCTGATTATAAAGGTGGACCCAACGAAAGAAAAGTTTGGCATAAAGCATGTAATGAACTTTCTTATACTTCACATGTTGGTAAACGTTTAAAGTTTAAAAAGGTTGTTAACTTAGGTACGCCTGCAGGTAGTAATGAACTTGCATTACTTAATATGAATACTTGGTTAGACAGAAATAAAGGCGAGAATGTTTTTATATTATTCAGTTTAGCTGATCCACAAAGAGAAATATTCTTTCCTAAAGTAATAGGTTTAGGTGATACTACTACTCCTAACAGTAATGGACTAGAAGTATTCAATTCATCACATCCGCTTGGCATTTCAAAAAAGGCACTGGAAGTGTTTTATACAGAAATTAATACTGAGGTTACTATGACATTTAAAAACTGGTTATTTAGAAAGCAACTAAGTTCAGTATTGAAGTATAGAAACTTACCACACTTAGTATTTCATTCATTTGATCCTATGGATATCAGAATTACTAAACTAAGAAAGCAATTTAGAATGGCCCAAGGATCAACACATTGGCATGATTTAGATATTATACCAAACTTTGTAGAGTGGATGAAAACAATAGAAGATGAACCTACTTTTGATAACTATCTAAGTATTAATCGAATTAATGCTCTTAGTAAAGATGTATTTGGAAAAGCAATCAATAAAGATATATACAAAATAGAAGACTACTTACATACTGTATGTAAGACACATAAAGAAGCGTTTTTTAAAGACCGTGATAGATATGCAGTAAAGCACCATATGTCATGGCATGACGGTAGTCATTACAATGCAACCGCTCAGAGGATACTGGGACAGCTATTGGTATCACAAATAGCACAAAAATAACTAAAGAATCAACTAAATACAATAGGGTATGGTATTATATTATACCCTAAATAAGGAGATTAATATGATGAAATGGATAAAAGATAGAACCAAAGAAAGAACATCATGGGATGGTGCAGTTTGTATTGCACTAGGACTTATGATTTTATTCATGGCTCCATTGGCAAAAATAGCGGCAGGCCTTGCCGTTGCTTGGGGAGTTTGGACAATCTGGAAATCAGAGTAAGATTGTGAAATTTTCTGTATGACACCTTAGTTAATCTTTGGTGTCATGCACAGAAACATACCTAGAGATAGTAACTGTATTCGATGGTTACTTCAAAACTATAGTAAATCATATGAGGCATTAATTGGAAAATACTATACCACCTAGACTAATACTCTTGTCTGAATTTTTAGACCAGGGCAAACGAAAAGAACAAGAAATAAGCTACTACGAAAAGGAACTAGCAAAGATTACAGAAAAACTATATTGGCTACGTAGAGAAAAAGATTTAACAGAAACAATTATCAATATAATCACCCAAGAAAAAGTTGTCGATATTAAAGAAGAAATGGAAAAAAGATATATAGCAGAAAAAGAAAGTAAAGAAGAAAGCTAGAATATAGGGGAATCATTTGAGTACAATAAATAACATAGTCAATTTGCAAGGCATAAGTCAAAATATGCCTTTCAATACTATCACATTTCCCAACAGTGAGAATATTAATCCTCCTGTTAAGAAAGAGGCGAGAAGGGTCGTAGAACCTTCTACGAGAAACGATGTAAGTATGGAACTACTTAGACAATGGCATGAAAAGAGGTATGTCTTTCAAATGATTTTACATGATGAAAGACTTAGAGCATATGTTAATGATGAAATTGAGCAAGGCAGAATTGTGGATATTGAGGTAAAGTAATGTTATTTTTATTCTATCTTACAGTTAGCTTAATCGTTACCTCAGGATTAATTATATATTTCAGAGAACATTTAAGAAAACAGATTGGCTGGTATTTACTAGGAATGATAACGTTTATGGTCGTTACAAATTTTAGTGAATACTGGTGGATGATGTTTATAAGTTTGGTAGTTTTTCTTCAAGTTCCACCATTTAGTGTTGAAGAAAAACTACTCAATAAGGCCGCTAATTCGGACAATAGGTTCAAGAGGTGGCAACGGAAGAAAGGTAAATTAGTGCAATTTCTAGTATATATTTTAGGATTAATACTAGCGAGTGCATTTGTTACTTGGCTTGCGGGAGATGGAAATATCCATTTCATTTTAGTAGGATAGCTATTGACATGTCAATACAACCTATGTTATAATACAGAATATGATGCACAATTCGTGTGTTTTATTGTTTAATAAACTTAAGGAGGATGTAATGAAAACATCAATTATTGGACTGCTAGTCGCAGTCTTTTTTTCTGCAAACGCAATGGCAGAAGAATCAAATGTAACAACAAATATCGATTGGTCTTTAAAACTTGAAAGACAAGTAGAAGCACAAGCCAACACAGGCGAACTAATGGGTACTATGGCTGTTTTTGGACTAGACGTATCAGCAGGCGGTCTATGGAATATTGACAAAACAGGTGAAGACTTTATTGACATGAATAAAATTATGTTGAATGCAAGTCGTTCATTGTCTGACAATGCAAGTGTCTATATAAAGAATGATTTTGATACTGATTGGGATAGAACTGAGTCAACTATTGGTCTACAGCTTACATTTTAATTTGTTGACAAAAACACCACTATAGTGTATAAATATAGATGTTAACGTTGAAGCAACGTAGACACATACTGGACTGGGGGGCAGTACCCCACAGCTCCACCATAATTACTTTGTAGCGTAAAAACTACAAATTTACGGCATAGAGTAATTATGATGGGGCTGATATAGGATCGACAGGTGTGAAAGTGAAGTGGAGTTGACCGAGTGACTTCGTTATTGGTCAAAAACTATAATTGCAAACGCAAATTATCAGCCAGAAATGGCAATGGCGGCCTAATTTAGGCACGTAGGGGTTGGTGACTTACCTGGCAACAGAAAAGTCATGTTTTATTTAGGAGTGGGTATTAATATCATATGGCATATGTAGTTACAGAGGATTGTATCAAATGTAAATACACAGATTGTGTAGAAGTTTGTCCAGTTGATTGTTTTTATGAAGGTGAAAATATGCTTGTTATTAATCCAGATGAGTGTATTGACTGCGGAGTATGTGAACCGGAATGCCCGGCAGAAGCTATAATACCCGATACGTCCCCAAAATTTACACAACGACTATATGATATCAATGATAAATGGTCAAGAGAATGGCCAGTCATTACAGAACAAAAAGACCCCTTACCGGATGCTGATAAACTAAATCCAGCTATGGGATACACAGAAGATAAAGTAAAGTTGTTAGACGAATATGACTGATGAGACTGACCATCTATGGCGTGAAGCGCCTCACTGGTATCACTATAATTTAAAATCTTTTGAACATTATCTTAAGATAACAAAACTTGCAGATGCAGATGCAAATCAAAAGACTTGGGCATATTGCGGAACATTAAAAGATGTATGGCATAATCTTTTTGGATTTGATGAAGATGGTATTCGTGCTAACATACATGGTAGTATTGTAGAAATTATAAATGAATTATTTTCTAAAAGTAATAAAGTTTGGAGTAATGAAGATTGGCTTACTACTGAACATTCACGTGATGATTTATTAACTAAGCCAAATGCTTTTTATCACATATTAGAAGAATTAAGAAGTGGAAAAAAGATATATGACCCTATAAATTTAGTATGGTTTCCTGATTGGTTTATGCCTGGTATAGTAGAGCATCAACAACCTATAAAACCTGTAACTAAATTTCAACCTAAATTTAAAACAGGCGTTGCACATACAAGATGGTTAGCTGAGTTAAGTGATATGCGGTACATATGTTTTAATGATGATATAAGTGCAGGAAGATGGCAATTACATCCCGGTAATACAAGAATGCAGTTAGCAAATGTATACGACGGTGTAGTAAATTGTATTATAACAGATTACTCAAATGGTTATATAAAACAATTTTACCCAATGATTGATGAACTACACTTACATGATTTTAATGTAACAAATAGAAGTTTATCATTAGGTTGGACAGGAAAAAACGGATATTGTCCACGTTCAATCAATAGCACAATATCTCCTAAAAATGTAATAGCTAAATATAGAGAAGTACAAGGATCTGCTATAACAGTAAACTTAGCGAAACCTACTACTTATATGCCTCCTCGTTGTTTTGAGAAGATAGGCAATGAAGTAAAAGTAAATGGTAGCACAGTACTCAGAAATAATAATGGACTTTGGGAGTTAGTATTATGATAATGACTAAAAAAGATTATGGTTATCCTGTTTGGATAGTAGATGATGTGTTTGTATCAGGGCTTGAAGATAAAGTATTGGCACAAGCTAATGATTTACCATTTGTACCAATGGTAGGCAAAAGAACAGACAAGACAGGTAAAAGAAATTGGATGAATCAATATACAGGCAAAGATTGGCAAGCATTTGAAGAAGTGTGTCAATATTTTGATAGTACATATATGAAAGAAAAGTTTAGTAAGGTATGTGAAAAAGACTTTACTAAATTAGGTACAAGAATAGAACTATGCAAAGATGCAAAAGGAAGTTGGTTACATAATCACTTTGATGATAAAGCAAAGCTATTTACTTTACAAATCTATTTAACAGACACAGACACAAGTACGAGTTTTATGAAGAAGGATACACCTGCTAGAAAAAATTCAGGTTGGTTTTTTGCAAACACAGGAACTGAACTACACGGATTAAGTGCATTGACACAAGATAGAATAAGCATTATTGTAAACTATTGTGATGAGTCATGGATAGATAGGTCTGTAATTGTATGAAATATAAAAACAGTAACCAGAGGACTAAAGACTATCTAGCTAGGTTTGATAAAAATAAAGTTTTACAAAATTTGGTTGGTACTGATACTCCTATAATTATAGATATCGGTGCTAATATTGGACAAACTGTAGAAAAGTTAAAGACTATATGGGAAAAATCAGTAATACATTCTATAGAGCCTTTGCCGGACGCATATGAAGAACTATACTTGACAAAAGGTAAATTACCCGGTGTTTATGTATATAATACCGCTATTGGTTCAATAAATGGTTGGCAAGAATTTAATGTTAACAAACATCAACCTATGCTCAGTGGATTTTATAAATTGAATTCAGATAGTAAAGATAGTATTGCTATCAACAAACCAGAGAAAGCACATAAGAATTTCTTACAATCTGAATCTATGCAATTTCCAGTGACAACGCTAGATAGATTTACAAGTGAAAATAATATAGATAACATAGATATACTTAAAATGGATGCTCAAGGAGCCGAACCAGAGATATTAGAAAATGGAATTGAAACACTAAAGAATACCCGAATCGTTCTTACTGAATTGTCATTTTATGACTTATATGAAAAGCAGTGTAGTTTCTACGATATTGAGAAAACGTTGATTCCCTTGGGATTCGAACTATTTGATATCGCACATATCAGCAAAAACCCAATGAATGGTCGTACAGATTGGGCAGATTTAATTTATATCAAAAAAAATTAAAAAAAGACTTGACAATACCGAATCATTATGCTATATTAATAACATAAGCATCAGAGAGTTTAGCGACTTAATGATTGTAGTGCAAGGAAGAGGCCTTTACCAGAGGGTCGAACTTGACTAGCTAGGGGTGGTACCCAGGTTCAAAGCTGAGAGGCCAAGAGTCACATCGCTCTACCGAGCGGAACTAGGTTCCCTTATTTCAGATGGTATCTGTGTTATGGGGTTGTAGGTATAACCGAATCCTACCTACTTTGCTTATATTTTATGATTGCAATACCAAGCAATCAAAAATTAAGAGACGGTTGGCAAACCATATTTTTACTCACTTTCATTCAGCCAACTGTCTCTTTTTTTATTTCCCTAACTTATCTAATGCTGAAATCATTCTAGTCATACCGATTCCGCCACCTACTCTTGGGAAGAAATCAAACTCTAAGAATTTTTCTAGTTCTGCTTCTACTCTTTCTTTAGAGAATAGTTTGTATAGTAATTCTGAATATTCACCATTTGCTATTGTGTGAAAAGTATCTCTCATCATTGCTACATCACATGAACGTTCTGCGGATCCAATAGTTTCCATTCCACCTAATATTACATCTATTTTCTTACTTGTAGCTCCACCTTCATTTCTACTCATATTCCAGAACGGAGATGTCATTTCAGGAAAATCTGTAATCATCGTTGAACCGAATTCTTCAAACATTTTAGTTTCGTGTTCTGCTTCCATTTCTATTGTTGGTTCTAAGTTATAGTGCTTTTGCCAATCAGCATATGTTCTTTCTTCTGGTTTAGAAAACATTAGATATTCACATAATTCATATTCCATCTTTTTCAAATCATCAATGTCACCTGGCATTTCAAATTCAAACATTGGGAAGATTATATCATGTCTACCCGGAATAGCATTTGGTTCTTGTCTATAGGACGTGGAGACACAAAAAAAGCCCTTACTATCGGGCTTAGAGAGTAATTCGTGTTCTAGCCACATTTGGCCTGTTTGGGGAAGTGGCCAGACCTGGTCTGCATAGTTATATGTTGCTACATTGAACGGGTCTTCACATGCCGCTAATATAGATAATCTGTTTTGGGTATGGACTTCTAAAAATCCTTTATCCAAAAAAAATGACCTTAAAAGGCCAACTGTTCTTGTAAATTTATCCGGAGATATTAATTGTGTCATTTTCTTTTCCTTTTTGTTATCCAAAAAAAAATATAGCCAAAAAAAATTCTGGTATTCGTTTTTTGTATTGCTTTTATTTATCAAAGTTATCAACAACACAATTAAAAATTGTATTGATTTATGTTTAATTATATGTTATCTTAATAAATATGAACGTAACAATGGTGTTACTCCCAGGCAATAGTCGAGCCTGGTTCATTATGTGAGCAACGTGGTAAAGACGTTAAGCAGAAAGAGATAAAAAATGGACGCATTAACTTTATGGATGGCAATAGGATTTCTATTTGCCGCATATTCAGTAATCGCAAACGATTCAGTACAAACTCTTGGTACTTGGATTGCATCAAATAACGAAAAATTTAATTGGAAGATAATGTGGGGAGCCGCAAGTTCGGTACTGCTTTATACTTTGTGGTATGGTTGGTATACTAATGGCGGAGATATTAGTTACGGACGATTAAACAAAATTCCATTTCAAGAAATACAATGGTATCATGCCGCCGCACCAGGCTTACTATTGATATTAACAAGAATAGGTGTACCAGTGAGTACAAGTTTCTTAGTGCTAAGTGCATTTGCTAGTACATTTGTATTAGAAAAGATGCTAGTCAAATCAATGATGGGTTATGCAGTTGCGGCTGTGGCGGCTTATATTATTTGGATAGGAGTTACTAAGATACTAAACGAAGCAAAGCCTGTTAAAGAAGAACACAAGAAAGCATGGCGTGTAGCACAATGGGTAACAACAGGCTTTTTATGGTTCACTTGGCTATCACATGACATGGCAAATATTGCAGTATTCTTGCCAAGAGAAATACCTTGGGACTTAATGGTGCTAGTAAGTGCAGTGTTTGTAATAGGACTAGGATATATGTTCCGTGAAGGCGGAGGTAAGATACAAAACATTGTAATTGAAAAGCACAACACAAGATATGTACGTTCAGCAACTATTATTGATTGTGTATACTTTCTAATACTATTGTTCTTTAAAGAAATAAACGATATACCTATGTCAACAACATGGGTGTTTGTAGGTTTACTTTGTGGACGTGAACTAGCTATGGCAACTATGACAGGCAAAGAAAAGTTTAAAACAGTATTTCCTTTGATTACTAAAGACTTTATCAAAATGATGATAGGTTTGGGTGCATCAGTAGGTGTAGTTTTAGCAATTCATTATGTAATTGTACCAAATGGGTTACACTAGATAAATAACTTTATAGAACACAACTAATAAGTACGACCAAATTTATAAGTATGTCGGACACTGCGTAACACATTCTGACATTCCACATAACAATTTTTGGAGCCCATTCTTCGGAGTGGGTTTTCCATTTGTATCTGTGACATAAATGATAAATACATATATGCGTTATTCAGATATCATAGAAGGCAAACTTACAGGAGGGGATCTTTTAAAGGATCGTCAAAGGTTAGCCAACTTTATTAAAAAATACGAAACAGGTCAACCATTCGTAGCAGTGGGTGGTGACACTCCTACAATTAAATTAAAAAAAGATGATGAAGTTTTAAAAGATTTAAAACAAGGTATTTTTCCTGCATCATTTGAAACAGTAGATGGCAAAATAATAAGACTTTCAGGCTTAGAAAAAACAAGTGAGTTTGGAGGCAGAGGCGCTGGATTTTCAACACGTGATGAAGATGCCGCACTTGGTAGTATTAATCAAATGTTTGCAAAATTAAAAGGTAATGAATCAGAAATACCTTTGGTTATAGGTAACAGAACAGTTAATGTTGCTAAGTTTGTTACAACACGTGGAACACCTAAATCTGATTTTCATGCAGTGGATGCCTCAGGCAATGAAGTTGCTTGGGTATCTCATAAAAAAGGTTCTAAAGCAAAAGATTTTGGACAATGGGGTGGGGTATCGGATAGAGAACTTGCTATTGTTTATAAACATGCACCAGAAATTAAAGATGAAGTAGATTCATTTGTACAAGCACTTAGAAAAATATCTCCAAATGAAGAATTCCCTAAAGGATCAACCTTTGCCAGAAAACTAAAAGATGGTAGACTACGTGGTATTGCTATTTATGGTGTTGGTTGGGGCGGAAAAACAGGACCTCAGAACGTAGATTTAGTACTACAAGGTGACCCACAGTTTGACGGTAATCGTTTAGTTGCTACAGGGTCTGCACATGCAAACAAAGAAAGACTTGAAGGCGATTTTGAACCAGTATTAATGGCTAGATATTCAAGCGATAGAAACAATTTTGGTATTAAAGGCGCACGTGTAGGAGTTTATCCTGCAGGCGGCAGAAAAGTAACAAAATATATCTAAAAATCCCTATATTATCTCACTTTTTTATCTATTAAAAACTTGACAGAACCACCTTTATCCTGTATACTATGAGTATATTAATCAAAAGAGAGGTTTATAAAATGAGAAAATATATTATTGCGTTGATTGGTTCTGTTATGTTGTTATCTACAACTGCAAATGCCAATACAACTAGAGTACAAGTTGAAACTATCTCAAGTAATGCTATTACGCAACAAGTAGTTCAAAAAACACCTTCACAACAATGTAACATAGTTGATGTACCTATTTACAGTACACAAAACAATGCTAGTTCAGGTGATGTATTATTTGGTGCTATTATTGGTGGTGTAATAGGTAATCAGTTTGGTAAAGGTAAAGGCAACGATGCGGCTACGGCTTTAGGTGCTATTATTGGTGCAGATGCGGCTAATAAGAAAAAATCTTCACAGACTATTGTAGGTTACAAGCAAGTACAACAATGTAACGTAATCTATATTGAAACAGTTACAGATAAGGTTGTAGGATATAATACTACATTCAGAGATAATAACGGACAAACATATGTGTATCAGACTGGTTCACAATGGAAAGTCGGTACTATTGCATTCTTAAACGTTACAACAACACTAAATTAAATACTAAATCAGTACTAAGCTATACGAAAGTATAACGTAGAAGTTAAATTCTCCTTCCTATTTAGATAAATACAGATGAGGTCTACTAAGAAGGAGAATATTATGTTATTTCCAATTATCACCTTTGCTACGGCTATTGCGATAGCTTTTATAGCCGCGTGGTTTTCAATCGTCGGACTTATGGCGATTTTTGCCGCCTCAGCAATACCAGTAGCATTAATGGCAGGTTCACTTGAAGTCGGCAAACTTATTGCCGCCTCATGGGTGTACCGTAATTGGAAGAGGGCTCCATTTCTATTAAAATTTTATTTGACAATAGCAGTTGTCGTATTGATGTTCATCACTAGCATGGGTATTTTCGGTTTCTTATCGAAAGCACACCTAGAACAAGCCGCTCAGGGAACGGCTAACATTGCCAAGGTTGAACGTATTGATAACGATATTATCAGGTTTAATTCAATAATAGAACGTACTGAAATCAAGATAGCTAAACTTGAGAATGAAACTAGTGATGATTCATCAGATGTCAATGCACAGATTGATGCAGAGCAAAAACGTATGGATAATGCGTATGCTCGTATTCAGCCTGCGATTGATGAACAGTTAAACATCATTAAACAAGAACAGAAAGGTTCTGAGGACCAAGTAAAGTCGTATACTGACCAGATTAATCGTATTGACGATACTTTAGCTAAGATACAATCTTATGCTGAAAATGTCGATAATCCAGATAATGTGAAAAAGATACAGGCTATGATTGGTACGAAAGTAGATGGAAAGTACGGATATATTACTGCTGGCAAAGTTACTAAGTATATTGAGAAATCAAATGCTGATAAAGAAAAACTAATTGCTATTGTAGAAGATATTCGTAATTCAGTAAACACAGATATTATCGACCAGGCACGTGAAGAAATAAAACGTTTACGTGGTATGGCAGACAGAGAAATTCAAAATGCACAAGATAATATTAATCGTCTACGAAATGTGTTAACACAAGTAGGAGAAATTGACAATACAGATGAGATAGATACTTTAGTTTTAAAGGTGTCAAATACGGAGCAGGAAATCGAAGTTCTTTATGATGAGAAATTCGAATTAGAAAGTGAAGTTAGACAACTTGAAGCAGAAGTAGGACCAATCAAGTATATTGCAGAATTAATATATGGAGAAACTAATCCCACTATTATTGATTCGGCTGTACGTTGGTTAATTATCGTCTTTATTTTTGTATTTGACCCATTGGCTGTTATTCTGTTGATTGCGGCAAACTATAGTTTTGCTAATAGAAACAATAATGAAGGCAGACAACAAGAAATGTTTGAAGGACTTTTTCACAAAAATGAAAAGAAAACGCTTGACAAAACGACCTCAATGAGCGATAATAAAGATATTGATTTAAATACAGAAACGAATGAAACTGTTGATGAAATCAAAGATGAAATTAAAGATGAAGAAGTTATAGAAAATATGGAAGAAGTTAAATCAGAAGATAAAAAGACTGGCGGTGTATATTTAGACCCAGCCGAAATTGATTTAAAGAACATTGATGAGAAATCATTAAAAGAAATTAAATCAAAAGTAGAAAGGGAAATAAATACTAAAGCAGAGAAAAGGTCTGGCTGGTTAGATGATTTAAGTAATGGTAAATAATAAAGAAAGCATAAACATTGTCAGATAAAAAAGATTATCATTGTTCATTTTGTGGAAAGCACAAGAATGAAATTAGTACATTAATTGCAGGTCCGGCAACGTATATCTGTAATGAGTGTATTGACCTATGTCATTCTATTGTACATGAACGCAAGGATGTAACTAAAAAATCTAAAACTGTAAACAGTGACACTCCGACACCTGATGAAATTAATGAGTTTTTGAATGCTCATGTAATTGGTCAGGAAGAAGCTAAAGAAGTCTTGAGTGTGGCTGTTTACAATCATTATAAAAGAATTTCACAACCAGAAGACGATGATGTAGAATTAGAGAAATCTAATGTAATGATGCTTGGTCCTTCTGGTACAGGTAAAACACTCTTAGCGAAAACAATCGCAAAGTTTTTAGATGTTCCTTTCGCACAAGTTGATGCGACCACATTAACAGAAAGTGGCTATGTAGGTGAAGATGTTGAGAATGTAATTCAACGTTTACTTATGTCCTCTGATTTTGAGATTAAGAAAGCAGAACAAGGTATTATCTATATCGATGAAATAGATAAGAAAGCTAAAAAGGGTGAAAGTATTTCTATCACTAAAGATGTTAGTGGTGAAGGTGTTCAACAAGCCTTACTAAAAATTGTTGAAGGTACGGTTGTTCGTGTTCCGCCAGGTGGTGGAAGAAAACATCCCGGTGCAGAAATGCTTGAAGTTGATACAAGCAAAATATTATTCATTGTTGGTGGTGCATTTGTAGGACTTGATAAAGTAATTAAACGAAGATTGAATGCTAATGGTTCAATTGGTTTTGGTGCTAGAGTTATGTCACAAGACAACAATGATATGAAAGTATCCCAAGAAGTATTGCCAGAAGATGTAATTAAATATGGTATTATTCCAGAATTTATGGGACGTTTTCCAATACTAGTAGGTATTAATGACTTAACAGAAATTGAGTTAAGCCGAATACTAACAGAGCCAAAGAATAATTTAACTGCACAATTTAAAAAGATTTTTAAACTAGACGGTGTAGATTTGAATTTTACTGAGGACGCAATAACAGAAATCTCTAAAATGGCAAAAACAAATAAGACAGGAGCAAGAGGTCTTAGAAGTGTTTTAGAAAAGTCATTATTAAAACTACAATTCAAATTACCTAAGCTATCAAAGAATGCTGGCTTAACGTCTGTTGAAATTACTGGTGACTTTATCAAAAACAAATCAGATCCAATTTTGGTATTTAAGGATGTTGTAGAGGAAACAAAAAATATAAATGAAAAGAAACTTTAAGGAAGAAGGGCGAAAGCCTTTCGTCATTGCCAATCAACGTATTCGTGCAGACGAGTTACGTGTGGTAACAGACCAAGGTGAACAACTTGGTGTCATGCAAAAAGATGAAGCACAACAAAAGGCTGATGCCGAAGGACTAGATTTAGTTCTGATTGTTCCTAATGCAAATCCTCCAGTAGCAAAGATTATTAGTATTAATAAATACAACTACGAAATTAAAAAACGTGACAAAGAGAAGGCAAAATTAGCCAGACAAAGTTTAGTTGAAGTTAAAGAAGTTAAGTTTAGACCAGCTATAGGTGAGAACGACCTAAAGATGAAACTTATGCAGGTTCAAAAGTTTATTGACAAAGGCAATAAAGTAAAAGTGACAATACAAATGAGAGGCAGAGAGAATTCTAAATCAAGTGAAGTTTTAGATTTCTTCAATTCCCAAATCTCTGAGTACTTAAGTAGTTTTAAGTATGACCTCCCTCTAAAAACTAATGGGAATAGAATAATAGGTATAGTAATAAAAAATGACTAGTTACAATAATAGTTATAAAAGCAGAAATAACAGAAATGACAGGAACGATTTTACACAAACAGGAAAATCAGGCCTAACAGTACATGTAAGAGACGGACAATTCGAAAGAGCATTAAGAAAGTTCAAAAAGAAAGTCCAAGAACACGGCATTATACAAGAGGTGCGTGACAGAAAGGCTTATGTTAAACCAAGTGAAATTAAACGTAAAGCTAAGGACGCCGGCAAAAAGCGTTGGTACAGAAAAAGAAAAGAGAGTGAATTCCAATAAAAAAGGGGAACCTAAGTCCCCCTTTAAATATTAATGATTAGTTTTTATTAGAACAAATGATTATCAGAGAATTCTTCAAAAATTGGTTGACTATCTGTAAATGCAGACATTTGAGAACCGATATCGGTTTCAATCGCAGTCATAGTTTCGTTATTTGGGTAAACAACGGTAACCATGCCTTCAAATTTATCAGTAGTCAATTCTTCTTTATATTTTGTAGCATCGTTCAAGTCTATGCCGTTATCAGAAAGAATTGTTCTCATAAGGGTATAGTATGAATCGTAGTTATTCTCAGAAATCAGTTGTGCATTATCATCATATTGTTTTACAATATGTGGATAAAATACTTTAGTTTCTTTAATCATAATAGGTGGCCTCCTAAAAATACTGTTTGATTATATACTTATTTATCAAAAAACATAGAAGGATATTAAATTGACCATAGATTTAGACAAATTATCATTAAGAGAACTGCAACAAGAAAGCACTAGAGCATTGCTTACGCAGGACGGTACTAGTGGTGGTATATCAAAATATAACAAAAAAGCTAATCATAATAGTCAACTTTGGTACAAAGCAGTCCTAGAAGACTATATTGAGAAATATGGCGGTCTTCCTTGTGATGCAGGACCTTCGAAGGGAATTGTACTTTTTTCAGAAAAACTTGAGAAAAAGACTTGACATTTCTACCATTAATGATTATATTATAATATGTACATATATTATGTATAAATAACTATGTAGATTGCTTTAGATAGGATCTACATTTAAATCAACTTGCTTAACAAAGGAGTAAACAATGACAAACGGACTATCTATTTTTAACCAGTTACGACCTGTAACTGTAGGCTTTGACAACATGTTTGACCATTTCGAATCAATGTTCGATGGAAACGGCCCAACATTTCAAACACAAGTAAACTTCCCACCTTACAACATAGTAAAAACAGGTGATTTCACTTATGATGTAGAACTGGCACTTGCTGGTTTCTCAAAAGATGATATTACAGTTGACTATGCTGATAACATCTTATCTGTTAAATCAATCAAAAAAGATGAGAAGAAAGAAGAAGGCGTTCTTCATAGAGGTATCTCTAAGAGAATGTTTTCTAAATCTTTCACTATCGCAGATGATGTTGAAGTAAAAGGTGCTGAGTTGAAGGACGGGTTACTAAAAGTATCTTTAGAACGTATCGTTCCAGAAGGTAAAAAGCCTCGTAATATTGAAATCTCATAGTAGAAAATATTACTTCATAAATAGAAGCGAGGGCTAGTTCCTCGCTTCCTCATGGAGTAATATAAAATGAATAAACATACATCTGTATGGTGTCAACCCAGGTCAGGGTCGTCTGCATACTGTAATCATCTAAAAAAAACTAGAAAAGTATTTTCTGACTCTGCACAAGAGTTTATGTCTGCCTCTCAATTTTGGCCTATGTTGCAAGAACCAGGAACAGACTCAGCAGACAATTTTAAAATGTCAATAGAAAGTTTTCCATACGATAACGAATTAAGAATTAAACTTAAACATGACGCATATAAGATTTATGATAATATAAAAAATACACATAATCCAAAGTGGTTATGGACAGATTGGAAACTGACTGATAAAGGTATTAAGCCTTATTATACTAGAAGTATACCAAGACATTATTTAGAAGACACATTCCCTTCAAGACCATGGGCACAAGAACTACTCACACAATCAAAAGTACCAGAAGTAATAAAGTTATATAATTATGATAATTTTCAATTTGAAGATATTGCATATGATACAAATCATCATTTATTAATTAGAGAGCCGTTAGATAACGCATTAAGTCAGATTGTTGCATATATAACTATGGTATGGCATCAAGAAAGTAATGATGAAAATAAAGTAAGAATTAAAGAAACAATTAGTTTTAAGCCTATAAAAAATGACCCTCATAAGAAAACACCATATCAAATAGCAGAGTATTGTTTTAAATCTAATATTGATATGTTGGAACAGTTGGGGGACAAAGTAGATGTTATAGCAAAGTATGAGGATATGGAATTTAAAAATAATCGTTATAAGAAAATGCATACATTACGAGAGAAATTAGCAGTGTGTTCAGATTTACATTTCTTAGACGATATGAGAAATAACTATAATAAAAGACTTGATTCATTACTCTAAAAATGATATAATTCAGATAAATAGTTTAGACAGTGAGAAAATAAATGCAAACACAAAACGATAGCGAAACAATAGTTGATTCATCTTCTAGGACTTCAATAGAACCCCCTAAAAGATACTATGTTGTTATGCATAATGATGATGGTACGCCTATCGAATTTGTAGTAAAAATATTAATGGACCTGTACAAACACGAAGAACAAACGGCGACTGACTTAGCAAATAAAATTCACGTAGATGAAAAAGCTATTGTCGGTATGTTCAATTTAGAAATAGCAGAACAGAAGGTGGAAGAGACTCACGGAGCAAGTAGGGCGCATGGTTACCCATTAACGGTGACATTAGAACAAGCAGATTAACCAGAGACTCGACATGACCACATATAGAATATTACAATATAACACGGACGACCTCCGCCTCGGATGGGACGTGTTTGAAACGTCTAGTAATAAAGCTGACATAATGCTATTACAACGTTTTCCAAAGAAAGAATACAAAGAACTATGCAACGTAGCAAATAGAGCCTTTCTCACAGATAGTGTAGGACCTAATCAATTAAGTTTAGCAATATGCAGAAGTGATAGAGTAACCTCTATGGGAGGGGTAGAAACTATTACACTACCAAGCCATCAATTAATAACAGCAATAGGTAATCCATTTCAAGGATCAACTGCATTAAAGATAGTATTAGGACAAGTATCGATAGTATCAGTACTCCCATGTTATCCAGAACCCATAGGTGAATATCCAGTATCAGAGGCAGACTTAGAAAAAGACATAAAATTTTTACTAGAAATGTTTAAAGATACACCAACGATAATAGCAGGTGATTTTCATACAAGTCCAAGACATGAAAGTATCAATGAGTTAATTAAAGATAACGGATTTAAAAGTTATTTGGATGGTCATAACACATTTAAGACCTCGGATGGTCAAATGATTAATTTAGATAGATTATTATGTAACTTTAGTGTTGACATTTCAGATATAATAGTGCATAATACAGATACAGATATACAACAAGGGCATTTTCCTATAACATATACATTAAGTTGGGAGCCCAATAAAAAAGACGAATCGAATGAGGACATAAATGAATTTAAAAATCTTACATGAACTGGATAGAATACTAAAAAACAATCCTAGTTTGCAATCAGACAAACATACCTTTTGTCAAGTTGTCAATGGTGTGTTTGATATAGAATTAAATCAAATTGATGATATAGAAATTCATGCATTAGCAGAACAAATTGATAGAGCGGTATTGTCAAACTATTTTAGTAAAGTTTGGCAACCCGAAACAAAGAAATACAAGTATAGTGGACTAGCTATTATTGATGAGGTCAATAGTATGAACCCAGACAATGTAATTGATATTGGTTGTGGGTATAACGAGTTCAAAGGTAAGATTAAAAATCTAATTGGCATTGATCCATATAATGACAGAGCGGATGTAGGTGTACACACATTAGATTATAAACCAGATATTGAATTTGATGTTGCTATATGTTTAGGTAGTATCAATTTCGGTAGCAGTGATAAGATACTTAATGAACTTGAAAATGTAGTAAACATGGTCAAGTCGGGCGGTTTCTTATACTTTAGAGTTAATCCTGGTATTCAACATGATAAACCAGCGGCTAAATGGATTAACTTTTATGATTGGGATCCAATCTTCATTTCAAATGCCGCAGAACATCTTAAATGTAATGTACTAACACTACGACAAGATGAAGGTGACCGTTTTTATTTTGTTTTACGAAAAAAATAGAAAAAAACAGCCTTTAGAATTATATTAGCATATAATTATGATAAATAAAAGTAATACGGAACCGTATTTCAACATGTATTGCAGAGTTGTAGAACATGTCTAACCCTCAAAAAACTTTAACTTTTGAAGAAAGGTGTATGGGCATTACTTTGTAATATCTACTCATATACTATTCTTTAAAAAACTAAACTCACAAAGGAGAAATATATGTTTAGAAAACTACTAATGACAGTTGCATTGACATTTGGTCTCGCAACATCGGCATTGGCTGATTATACATTGATTGTCCCACAGGAACCTGGTAAAGGTACTTCTGTATGGGGAGAAATCATTGCTAAGAACTTAGAAAAGTTCATCGGTGAACCAGTCGTGGTTCGTCATATTCCAGGCGCAAGAGATATTCCTGGTTTCAATAAATTCCACAACAGTCTTCGTTTTGATGACAAAACAATCATGGTTGCACATGGTGGTAACGGTGTATCATACTTACTAGATAAAGTTGATTACAATTATTTCGATTATGAACTAATTGGTTCAATGAACAACGATATCGTTCTTGGTAAGCATGAAGGCGCAAGTGAAAAAGAAGACAATTGGACAATCGCAGGCGGATCAGGTTTCGAACCAGATGCGGCGGCAGTTGCAATGTTAATCTGTGGTCCAACAGGTAATAACTCAGTTGACGATTATCTAGCATGTTGGAGAGAACGTGTAACATGGGTAAACGGCGTATCAGGCGGTGAAAAGCGTCTTGGTTTTAAAAACGGCGAATTCGATGTAGCACGTGAATCACCAGCGGCATGGAAACGTTTCTACGAAGGTATTGAAGGTAATGAATTGTGGTTCACACACGGTATCCTAGACTTAGAAAATAATGTACAAATGGCAGATCCAAACTTCCCTAACACACAGTTTGAGGATGTATACGAGTCACTATGGGGCGAAAGACCATCAGGTGATTTATATCAAGCATATAAACTAACTCGTAACTGGCGTGATGCTATTCAAAAGTCACTTTGGATGAACAAAGGTAACCCAAATGCGGCAAAAGTTAAAGCGGCTGTGACTGAAATGATTAATGATCCAGTTGCAAGTGCAGAGATTTATGCTAAGACTGGTGTTTACCCTTGGATTCAAGATGGACCAGCTTTATTGGCGGCTCTGAAATCTTTGATTACAGAAAAAGCACTTAAAGATGCGGTTCGTTGGAATCAAGAAGCATACGGCTTCCCATCAATCTATAAGCCTGAACTTTTAGACTAAGGATATAGCTATGGAATATGTTATCTGGGCTTTGATTGGCACCTGTTATGGAATGCTAGTTGGTATTATACCTATCGCAGGTGTAACTACCGCCCTGATAACTGTCTTTAGCATGGGAGCATACTTTATGGCCGACCCCTATTTGGGGTTGGTCTTTTTAACGGCTATCGTGGCAAGTTGTGCCAGTGCAGATAGTTACACAAGTATTCTTACTGGTATTCCAGGCGCAAGTACAACTGCGGCATGTGTTATTGATGGTTATCCTATGGCGAAGAAAGGTCAATCGGCCAGGGCAATGGGAATTGCTATTACAGATTCAACATTTAATGGTGTAGTATTTGCGGCTCTAACCTTTTTCTTACTTCCTTATTATGGGAAAGTAATTGTATTATTTGGTCGTCCAGAATTTCTGGGCTTCATGTTAATGGCACTTGCATGTGTAGGTTTCGTTGCAAGTAAGAATGTTTTCTTAAGTATCTGTGCAATCATATTTGGTTTAGCAGTAGGTATGGTAGGTGAAGATGTTGTAAGTAATCCTAGATTAACATTTGGTTGGGAATATTTACAAAATGGAATTGGCATGGTTGTTTTACTATCAGGCTTATTCGGTGTACCAGAATTATTAGATGGATTTAGAAGAAAATTAAAATCAGCGGCACCACCAATGGAAGGAAATTACTTTGATGGACTGAAACAAGGCTTTGGTGATTGCAGAAGACATTGGAGAGATATGATAAGAGGTGGACTGATTGGTTTCGTTACTGGTTTATTACCAGGTGTAGGAGGAGCAGTAGGTGACTTCTTAGCATACGGTGCCACAAAAGCCGCACATAAAGACAAAGACCAAGAAGTACCTTTTGGATCAGGAAATCCAGTAGGGTTATTAGGCTGTGAAGGAGCCAACAATGCACAGAAAGTATCTAGTATGATACCTGCTTGTTTGTTTGGTATTCCAGCGGCACCATTTGCGGCTATGGTTATGGCAATCTGTATGTACTTTGGTATGGAGATTGGTACTCCTAGTTTGTTAGATGATATTCAATTTACAAACAGTTTAGCATTTGGTTATATTTTTGGAACTGTCGGTGTAGCACTATTAAGTATATTTTTATACAAATGGATTCTTAAAATATTAGAAGTTCCTTTCTGGATTTATGCGACATTTATTTTAGCAGTAATTGTTTATGCTAATATGCAATACACAGGTGGTTGGGAAGATTTAGCCTTACTAGCTATCTTAAGTGCTATTGGCGTTGTATGTAAAACATACAATATTAGTAGACCAGCAATTCTTGTTGCATATGTTGTTGCATTTAAAATCGATGAATATTTTTGGGGTACACTACAGTTGTATGGTTACAAACAATGGAAACCAGGATTGAGTTCGATGTCAGACTTTAGATGGTTTGATTTATTCAACATTTATAATCATCCTATTTTTCTTGTATGTATTCTTATAGCTTTAGGTATATTCATAAATAGTCTTGTAAGAAAAGATAAAGGACTCGATTATACATGATACACAAAACAAATTGGTCTAAGACCTTAAAAGATCCATCTGAATTCGAATCGAATTGGGATTGGACAGTAGCACATAGCGAATATCATTTTGATGATAACAAAGTTGATAAAGAAGGTGAATGGTTTAAGGTATTAGGCCGATTTGATAATCCAGATTTGTGGAAAGAAGATAGAGATAGATTAGTTGAGCAATCAACAAAAGCTATTAATTGGGAAACTCGTAAATTCTACGGAGATAGAGAAGACGAGTCCCCAATGTTAAAACAAGAAGAATATGATATTGCACAAGGTGGTGGGGATCCTAAAAAACTTATGCTTACAAATATGAAAGATGAGTTAGAAGATTATCCAATGCTTGTTAAAATGAAAGAACACTTTGGAGTAATAGGCGGAAAAGATGAATTAAAATATCGTGCCCATGTGCAGTTAACAGGTCAAATGTTTAATTTACATATTGATAAACTATGGGACAGATGTATCGATGATCCAGAACAAGTATGTCGTATTACATTTTTCTTAGATGATTGGAAACCAGGACAATTTTATATGTATGGAAATTGTATCTACGAAAGATGGAAAGCTGGTGAGGCTCATATTTTTGATTGGGCTAACGCACCACATGCCACTGCAAACACAAGTAATTTCCCTAGACCATCTATTCAGATTACAGGATTAAAATCTGAAAAGACTAGAGAAATTATCGCTAATGGATCACGTGATACGATATGGACACTAGAGTAAGAAGTCTTGTTAAAACTGTATCTTGGAGATTAACAGGAACTCTTTGTACATTTTTAATCAGTTATGCAATACTACGTGATTTAACTATCAGTGGTTCTATTGCAATCATTCAATTAACAGCCAACACTATAGTATTTTATATACATGAACGTATATGGAATCTAGTAAAATGGGGTAAACGTTGAAACCATTATTAACAATAATGACAGGGCCACAGGGAAGTGGTAATCACTTATTCAGTAAAGCACTAGGACAAAATAAAAATATATTCGTATGGCCTGCATTGCAAGAAAAGTATTGGGAAGGCCATGATTTAGAACCCTTTGCAGAGTGCTGGAAAGATCCTTTAAAACTAAATGATTTTGACTGGAAACAAAGTCAGTATTTCATCACAAGTATCAGTTGCCCATATTTTGATGATGGAGTAGAAACTATTCCACAGTATAATGATTTCATAAATATAGCGAAGAAATTTGCTGATATCCAATTTCTAATAATAGGAAGAGATAGAAACATTATGAGATTGCAACAAGAACGTGTAAGAGGAAAACATACTACTCCTGATTTTATGTCGCAAATAGATAGTATAATTTTTAATTTTAGGACTATCTTTGCAAGCCAAGAAATGTTATACTTATACAAGTTAAATTATTTACAATGGTTAGAAAAAGAATTAGGATTATTAGATAGTGAATTAACAGAAGACAATATTAGATTACTAGAGATATTATCTAAAGACGCAAACGAAAAATATATCTCACAAACAGAATCAGAATTGGATAAAATAATAAAATTAGCAAGTAGTCGGAAAGGGGCAATATGAAAATTTTAATATTTGGTTTACCGGGAAGTGGCAAGAGTACTCTTGCAGAACCACTAGCAAAACTTCTTGGAGGCGTTCATGTCAATGCAGATAGAGTACGAGAAAAGTATGAAGGGCATGATATGAGTAAGTGGGACTTTAGTCCCGAAGGACGTATGAGACAAGCACAAAGAATGAAGTTGCTTAGTGATGGAGTAATTATGGCTGGCAAAATTGCGGTTGCTGACTTTGTTTGCCCCACACAAAAAGCAAGAGAAGAATTTGGTGCAGACTTTACAGTATGGATGGATACTATTGAAGAAGGTAGATACGAAGACACAAACAAGATGTTTGAAAAACCCGGTGTATATGATAGAGATTATCATGTGTCAGAATGGTTTGATGATACTCATTTACAATTAGTTCCTATTGTAGAAAGATATATGAAGAAAACATCAACAACACCTGTAGGATACAGTGCATGGAGATTAGATAATGACGATATTTGATACATTTAAACCCACAACACAAATGTTAGGCAGATGGCAACCTTGGCATGATGGACATACTGAATTATTTAAACGTGCATTAGCAGAAACAGGACAAGTTTGTATTCAAATTAGAACTGTTCCACAACAAGAAGATGCAAGTGGCGGACGTACAGTAGTACAAGATGATAATCCTTTTATTGCTACAGATGTAGAAGAAAACATTAAGAAAGAATTAGAAAAAGTAGGATACGCATATGGGCATGAGTATATCATAATGAGAGTGCCTAATATAGTAGATATTAGCTATGGAAGAGGCGTAGGTTACACATTCACAGAACATGATTTAGGAAAAGAGATACACAATATTAGTGCTACAAAAATACGTAAAGAAATGAGAGAAAAAGGTAAGTTATAAATTGACTTTATAGTTTAAATTTGTTATAATTATGATAGTTTATATTAAATATGCAAGTGCGATTACTATATTAATCGCAATGAGTTTACATGTTGCAGGTATAACTCCCTGGAACAGTATCTTTCAATTATGTGGAGCGGCAGGTTGGTGCTACGTTGGTTACAAATGGAAAGAAAAAGCAATATTGCTTAACTTTGTTCCACAGTTTTTAATAATCATACCAATGTTAGTATGGATATATTGGATAAGTAAGTAAGGAAATAAAATGACAGTAGGTGTAATATCAGCAATCCCAGAAGAATACTCTAAACTAGAATGGGATAGCGAACCAAGAACTGAAATGATTATCAATAAGATTTTTCAGTTTGGTAATATGAACGGTGTAAAAGTTATAGCGGCAGAATGTGGTATAGGCAAAGTTAATGCTAGTATGACTACTGCATTGCTATTAGGACATTTTGGGTGTGACAGTATCGTATTCTCAGGAGTAGCAGGTGGGTTAAATCCAAAGTATAATATTGGTGATGTATTAGTTGCAGAACAACTTATTCAGCATGATTATGGTGCAGTGGTAAATGGGCAAGTAATTAGTGCGATACCAGGTAGTTTTCCGGGTATGGTAGATGAGAATGAAGATGTATCATATAAAATGTCAACAGACATGCGTGATGCAGTAAAACATACATTAGGTGATAGGGTAAAGTTTGGTAGAATTTTAACAGGTGATACATACCTTGCTTGTTCTAAAACAAGAGAAATGTTTCATAAACAGTTTAAAGCAGATGCAATAGAAATGGAAGGAGGAGCAATCGCTCAAGTATGCTGTAATTGGCATAAACCATTTATTGTTGTACGTGTATTAAGCGATTTATCGGGAAATGATTCGCATTTCGATTTTAATGAATTTGTTGACGAAAGTTCAGCAAAGTCGGCAGAGATTGTAAATAGATTACTGCCTGTAATGGATGCATGGGCATGATAGAAAAATTTGAAGATACCCCTTTTGAACAAAACAAACAAAAAGTAATAGAAGAAACACATTTTTATAAAGCATTTGAAGACAAGTGGCCAGTATGTGATGGTCATTTGCTTTTTGTTCCTAAACAAAATAGTGTTAAGTTTATCTCAGTCGCTTTACAGGCTACAGTTTTGTATGGAGAAAAACTAATTGAAGAAGGCAAGATAGACGGATATAATTTTGGGATGAATATGAGAGAAGAAGCTGGCCAATCAGTAATGTGGCCACATATACATTTTATGCCAAGACATAAAGATGATTGTGAAGGCTTTCCAGGTAGTGTTAGATTAGCACATAGAGGGGGAAAAGGTCCACTCTATTATATGGAACACCCTAAATACAAAGAAGAATTTATTGAAAAACACCAAGATGAGATAGACGAGGACGGATTTAAATTTTAAATGGACAGTAAAACTTTCTGCATTGCACCATGGCACGATGTTCATATTATAACAGACGGGACATTTAAAGGATGTTGCGTTATGAACCATGGCGAAGTGGGAGGTAGACTACTGACTAACGGTGTTGTTCATACAGTATCAGACAGCGGTGTTAACGGTGCTATGAATTCTGATACAAGTAAAGAACTAAGATTAGATATGCTACAAGGCAAATGGCATACTAATTGTACAAGATGCAAAAATGAAGAATCATCTGGCATGCGTAGTATGAGACAATTATACGGCGACAGATGGCAAGACTTCACACAAGTTGAAGCAGAGAAAATTACTAATAAAGAAACTGGTGAAATACCAGCAGACCATAAACCTTTCTATTATGACATTCAGTTAGGTAATCTATGTAATCTTAAATGTAGAATATGTAATCCATTAGTTAGTTCAGCTTGGATACCTGATTATATGAAAATGATGAGATTAGGTAATAAAGCAAAGATTAAAGTAAGAGGTGGTAAAAAACCATTCTCTATTGATATTGAACATATCAAAGGTAAAAAGTATGATATCTCACCTAACCCATTTGCATGGGCAGAATCAGATGAGTTTTGGGAACAAATGTCTTCTATCAAAGGAGAAATTGACCATCTATATTTGATTGGTGGTGAACCAATGATGATACATCGGCACTTTAAGTTTTTGGAAGAATGTGTTGAGAGTGGTGATGCAAGTCATATTACATTACAGTATGATACTAACTTAACAAATATCCCTGAAAAAGTTATGGGATATTGGTCTCATTTCAAATCTTTAATGATTGGTTTTAGTATTGACGGTATGGGCCCAGAGTTAGAATATATGAGACACCCTGTGAAGTGGCCACATATTCTTAAGAATATAAACAGAGTAGAAGAATTTGCAAAGAACAATGATAATGTCAAGCTAAATGATTCTATTACAATTAGTACATATAATGTACTGCATATACTTGACTTCATTGAATGGAAAGTAAAAGCAGGAAAAAACGATTATAATTATCTATGGCAATGGCATGATGAGAACTTTTGTGCCCATCCATTACATGGTCCTGATTTTCTATGTGTTAAAACAATGCCTCTAAGTGCTAAGAAGTATGTAACGCAGAGATATTATGAATGGCGTGATAAGATGATAGAATGGTGTGACAGTATTGACGAGTATTCAGGAAAACGTAAACCAGAAGATATCAAACAAGCTATAATCAAATTTGTTGATAGATGGGTAGAGTTCATCAATCAAGAAAATTGGTCACATAGAGTATGGAAATTTTGGGAATATACAAACGATTTAGATACTGTTCGAGGTGAGAACTTCACAGAAATATTCCCTGAACTTGCTAAGATTATGAACGATTATCCAAAGAAACCTCATTGGTTTCATATCCCTACAAATACATATAAAACAGAATAAGAGAAATACTGATAAATAGTCGTAGTTATCTATTAAGGAGAAAACGACTATGATGATTTTTTTAGTAAAATATTTTATAAAATGGGTTATCCAAGGTTGGATCCTTGCCAGATTGGCAAAAAGAGTTAGAAAGTACCTTGTAAAAAAATACGATTTAGAAAGTAAATTCAAAGAAACTTGTGTAAACAAGAAAGAAATTGATTGGACTAAGATTAAATGGTACGCTGAACTAGCCGGTTATATTTACAAAGATAACGAAAGTATTCAGAAAAAGTACAAGAATCTCGACAAGAAAATCTACATAAACGAGATTAACGAAATCAAGTACTGCATTATTAAAGACACTCATAGACAATCATATTACGTATCAATAAGAGGTACAAAGAATTCACATAATGCAATGCAAGATATTAACTTTTTCAAAGATAAAAGTTTTAGATTAGGTATAGATTTACATACAGGGTTTCATAGAACTGCCGAAATGATAGCAGATGATATTATGGGTAGATTAGATAAAACTTGGGATGTAACTGTAACTGGTCACAGTTTAGGTGGTGCAGAAGCAGTAATCGTAAGTTGGTACTTAGATTATGCAGGGTTTAAAGTTTCTGAATGTATTACATACGGACAACCTAAAGTAACAGATTCACATGGGACAAGAGCAATGAGAGGTAAGATTAAACTTACCCGTGTTGTAAATGAAACTGATATAGTATCATTAGTCCCACCAACAGGTACACACAGACATAGATATGCTCATAGTGGTACCTTAATTAAATTGCTAGACAATGGCAAGTATTGTCATTTAGAAGAACCAGATAGTTTAAACTTTGGGGTAAATAGTTTCTGGTTATTTGCGGCAAGAGAAGATTTCTCATTTTGGGAAGTAGGCAAAGAACTGCCTGACCATTACATGACAAGCTACATTGACAACATTACTAAGATAGTCAACAATGGCGAAGAGGTCCTATGGAATAAAAGATTGGATTACATTGAAGATAGTGGCATGTTAGGTGAATGGGTAAAAAGCGATAAGAAGAAAGGTAAGGGTAAAAAATAGATGGAAGATAAATTAATCGACATTGACCATTTAGACAAAGCAGAAGCAAACTGGTTCACACATTTTTATAAGGCGATGTATTTTAATGGTGTTGGTTTGTTAATGGTAATAACAGGTATCATTCATGCTTTCTTCCCACAGTTTTTTGGATTTCTTCCATATAAATTGGCGAAGAAAATAACAGATGGGACTGAAAAAGCATTTCCCGGCTGTTTAAAAGATACCAATAAAAAGTAATAGGAGAGGACTATGTACGAATACCGATGTAAAGTACTAAGAATAGTAGACGGAGACACAGTAGACGTTGATATTGACTTAGGATTTGGTGTATGGATGCACCGAGAAAGAGTAAGGATCATGGGTATTGATACTCCTGAATCCAGAACAAGAGATTTAACTGAAAAGAAATTTGGACTTGCGGCGAAAGAGTTTGTAAGATTTCTAATGCCAGTTGGATCTAGTCAAATCATTATAACACAAAAAGACAAGACAGGTAAATTTGGTAGAATTTTAGGAGACTTTAAAATCTGGGATAAAGATAAAGATGACTACGTAACATTTACTACGGTTATGTTAGATAATCATCATGCAGTCCCATATGAAGGTCAATCAAAAGATGCCATACAAGAAGCACACTTGAAAAATAGAGAATGGCTAATAGAAGCAGGCCAAGTAAAGTTGGAGGACTAGTAAAAATGGCTTTTAAGTTTAATTTCACTGTAGAACATGTAGCAGAGTTGCTACCACGTATAGATGCTAATGAATGGCATGATGCAATGACTAGGGTTTTACCTAGATGGGATATTGATACCGTTGATAGAGTAGCAGGTTTTATTGCTCAAACGGCTCATGAGTCCGCAGGTTATACTGTTCTATCTGAAAATCTAAATTATAGTGCAGACGCACTAGATAAGATTTTTCCGAAATACTTTAAACGTGCAGGAAGAAATGCACAAGAATATCATAGACAACCAGAAAAGATTGCTAACGTAATCTATGCAAGTCGTATGGATAACGGCAACACTTCTAGTGGTGACGGTTGGAGATTTAGAGGTGGAGGTATTCTACAACTAACAGGTCGTCACAATTATACAAAGTTTGGTGAGTCAGAAAGAAGAACTGCCGAAGATTGTACAGATTTTGTTCGTACACCTATTGGTGCATTAGCAAGTGCATGTTGGTTCTGGGATACTAATAAGATTAATCGTTATTGCGATAATCAAGATATCGTTGGAATGACGAAACGTATCAATGGTGGAACTATAGGACTAGAAGACCGTAAGAAACATTATACACATGCAATAGAAGTTTTAGGTGGACACTATAATCCAAAAGAGATACTTGAAACTGTGCGTAAAGGTAGTAAAGGAAGTACTGTTGCAAAAATGCAAAAAGCCCTTGGTATCAGTGCAGATGGAGATTTCGGTCCCGGAACAGAAGCTAAACTGCAAGAATGGCAAAGAGCAAATGGCTTAGTAGCTGATGGCATTGCAGGCCCAAATACTTTAGCTAAACTGTTAGGTTAGTGAACCCACAACTTATTACAGTTTACCTCATGATAGGTATTTGTATATTATTACACTTTGTTGTGATACCAATATGGATGTGGAATTTAGGATTATAAAAGAATAAAGGGAGCGTTGCTCCCTTTTTTACTTACCCTGTCCTCTATATTTCTTAAAGGATCTTTTCTTGTGTTTGTTATTAGGTCGAGACCTAGTAGAATTACCTATAGATGTTCTTTTCTTAGGTCCTCTTTCATGTGCAGTAGCACTAGCATTATATCTCATAGTTCCTTTTAGTTAAGTATGATTACCACTTTCTACATGACCAATATCTTGCTTTTGTTTTTGGTCCTGGGTTATCACAATTATGTCTTGCCCTAAAAGATTTTCTTCTAGCAGGATTAGACTTTTTAATACGCATGTTAGGATCGCCAAAGTTTACTTTAACTACGTTACCTTTATCATTCTTAACGTACACTTTAAACTTTTTAACATCACCTTGCATTGGTTTATTTAATTTTACGGTTCTTCCTTGATACTCAGCTTCAAACATATCTGTCTCATCTTCTGAGAACCCAAGATAGCCATATTCTTCATGAAAGTCTTGTTCATCTTCTAGTACAACTTCATTCGTAACAGTTTCACTATTAATAGTTTCTTCATCACGAATTGCATCAACTATAGAATCACGCAATCTTTTCATTTCATTAGATAATTGACTCATTTCTTTTTTCCTTTGTTAGTGCATTCTGAACATCTACAGTGTTCGCATATTTTTACTTCTCTGTATTCACCACCGTCACACGCATAGTCTTTAAATGTTGCGTACTTGCCTGTACCACAATGTGATGAATGTCCACAATTTTGACAATGAACTTGCGAAGTCTTTGTTGACATCGGTTCTATCATCATTTCTGGCATTATTTACTTCCTATATATCCTGCTATGATACCGATTAGTCCGGTAAGTGCCATCTTCATAAGAGTGATTACACTTTCATCTACAGGTCTATTTTCTTGTAGTGCTACATAATAGTCACCAATTATTATAACTCCTAGTAATGATAATACTCCTACTACTAGCATCATAATAATTAAATCTTTTAAATTTTTAATCATTTGCTTTTAATCCTCTTAGATATTTGTACTCATATCTAGTATCACCTTGCATGTATCTTTGCCATGCTGGAGTGTTTAATCTTTTGTCTGCTTCTGTAACTTGCATTTTAGTAATTTTTTTATTCTTATTCATATTATTTCTTTGGACGATTGCTTACGTTTTTTGCTTTACCCTTACGGTTTGCATTTGGATCATTTGCTTTTTTACGTTTAACTGCATTGGCTACTGCTTTCTTGCCACCACTACTTCTTAGACTTGCGGCTTTTGATTTAGATAGACATTTAGGTTTACCTTCACCTTTATCACTATCACCACATTTGCCTACACGTTCGCCTTTAGTATTGTAACGGTCCCAACCGCCACCACCTGCGCCACCTTTTTTGCCTTTACCAAACCAAGCACGTAAATCTTCATCTAACACTGATTCAACTTTACGACAGTCCGGAACTGTTTTACCAAACATTTTCTTTGTGCCGTGCTTCTTATAGCCTTTCCAACACTTCTCAAAAAGTTTACTATCTATTTCTGCGATTTTCATTTATCTGAATTGCCCCAATTTTTAGCACCGACTTTACGACACTTTACTAAGGCACCTGATGCATAAGCACTAGGCCAAACTTTATATCTGCTTTTGACTTTATGATAACAAGCATCTTTTTCACCAGCGGCTTCATCGAATTGTTGTTCGGTTAATGCTTCTAATCCTTCATTTACCTTACCAGTGTCATCGCCTACTTTTTTGCTTGGAGAATTCATTAGTTGTCCGCCTTTTTCTTTAGCAAGTCTACGCATATTTTTCTTATTACCTTTAGCAATATACTTACCATCTACAACAACACCGTATGTTGTGTCTTTGGGAATAACTTCATCAATTTTGCCTTCGTCCATACTATACTGTGAGAACATTGCAAGTATATCATCTTCGTTTGCTCTTAACCATTTTCCGTGGTCATCACCATGCATACTATACAAGTGACTAAATGCATCATTTTTAGTGTAGTCATGTCTAATAGCATCGGTGGCAGTTTGTAGCATGTTTGAATCTGGCCAATCAATACTATCAAGTGGCATTGTTCTTACTTCATTTA